GTTTCTTGTCCTGAAGCAGCAAATAACCACTCTCTTTCTTGTACGTTAGGGAATACTGTAACTTTACTAGTATTGTAATCTGTAATTAAACCTACAGTATTTTTTTGTACTCGTGGAGAGTAGGTTAGTCTTTTAATTTCAAATCTTTCTACTCCGTCGATATTTTCTATAAGGTTGCCCACGTCCTTAAGTAGTATAGGTTCGGCAAATCCTATTCCTGCTCCTTGAGGGCCTCCAGAACTTAAATTAAAAAACTGAGTAAGGGCAGTCACTATAGCTTGCCTAACTGTATTCTTACTGGTTGTATCAGTAATAAACACTTCAAAGGATACTAAAGCTTCTACTCCAAATGCGTCTAAGATTTGGAATTGAACTGTAACCATTTTTCTTCTGTCGAGAAAACTAGCTAGGCGGTTTCTTAAAATAATATTGTCAGAAATTTTTTGAATTCCTAAACCTTGAGGTACCACGTAAATATTAATATCTACGCCAGGGTCAGTAGTATTTAACTCAGTAGAAGCTGCAAATACTTCGCTAAAATTAGAAACTAGTATGTCTGAGTGGTCTGGTCCTGTAACTGCTCTGTCAAGAGTTCGTAAGCTTGCTGGAATTAACTGTCTAAGTTGTTCAATAGACTGTTCGTCTGCGCCTCCGCTAAAATCTGCTGGGTTAGTTACCGACGTTACAATAACGTTAGAGTCTAACATAGTGTTCAAACTTTGTGCAGATATATTACCTGACGAGCCTCCGCCAGTTCTGTAAGTTATTGCTACGGTTTCTCCAGAAGCTAATTTTCTTCCAAATACTCCGTCTCCGAATTCTACAAAAGGTTTTCCATTAGGGCGTTCATCTAGAGTAAATACTCTACCTCCGCCTCCAATAATGTTCCCCAGAGAGTCTTTGACTGCTGGAGTATCTTCTCCGTTATGTCTAATAAAACTATCGACTAAAGAGTAACTATTACCACCTACAGTAAGTCTAGGTGTAATATCCAAAGGGTTTAAATTTGTTAAATCTGTAATAACGTTTGGACCTCGGAGAGTAAACTCTTCATTCTGAATTCCTGTGCTTACAAAAGTTTCAGATACTAATTCCCCTTGAATAACTGTGCCGTTATAAGTACCTGCTACAGGAGCTACTACGTCATTAGTTAAGTAAAAATTAACTCCAGTACTAGATTGAAGTCTTGTGCCTCTAGGAATTACTCCTCCGGCATTTGTGGTAAACTGAACGACTCCAGATGCGCTAGTAGCCGAAGCAGGAGTAAATCCGAACTGCTTAGCTATATTTCTAATTGCGCTACGAACTGTTGCAGTCTGTAAGTAACTTTGAGTTGCTTGGTTATCTAAGTAGAAAAATAAAGCGTCGGCAACGAAAGCTACGATTTCCAACCAGTTTCTAGAAAAAGAATCTGCGTTGAAACTAGTCCAAAGTCTATTGGCAGAAGTGCCGGGTCCGTAATTAACGTTAGCAAACGATATAAGAGCGTCCACTACTGAGTTATAATCTTTCGTTACGTAATCAATGTCTTTATTTGTACTAATATTTGCCATAAATTACCTCTACGAAAATGATAAGCTGGTTCCAGCTCTAAAAGGGAAAATTAGGTTTACAGGAGTGTCGTCTTGAATAATTAAAAACTGAATATTAAAAGTAATAAGTCCAGTATTTTGATTAACAATACTAGAAATACCTGTAAGGTTAATTCTAGGTTCAAACCTCTCTATAGCTTCTCTAATAGAAGCTTTTCCGTTGTGTGCCGCCGTATCTAAGTTTTCCCAAATCTGGTTTCTCAGAGTACATCCGAACTGAGGTCTGTTTGGTCGTTCGCCGGGAATAGTCAATAATAGTCTTTGTATATCTTGTAGCAATAATTCAATACCTTTTACAGGTTTGAAGTTCCCTTGAATGGGGAACGCTGCATCTGCTCCTAACCTAATTTCTAAGGCTTCTTTAGCAGAACTAATTTTAGACATTGTTGCTCCTCAATTATTAATTAGCTTATAATCACTATTCCAGGGCCTACTCCGTCTCCGCTTGCGCCAGACAAAGTTCCTGTTCCATTTGCTGAATTATCACATATCCCGTTAGCTATAGCAGTACAAAAAGCTGGCCAAAAAGTACCGTTAAAACTGGCAGCACTTTGAATAGCACTAGCCATTGCGTTATTAACAGTAGCAAAAAGAGCGAAAGTGGCCGGGCCGTTGGTATCTGAAGAAAGTGTAGCCGTTGCGAAGTGTTCAGCAGTAGCTTCCCCTATAGCTTGGCAAAATTGTTGTAGTACTGGCCCCTCTTGTCCGAAAGCTGCAATGCATTCAGACTTTATCTGAGCTGCTATAGCTGAATCGCTAACGGTAATACCTGAGCCAGAACTCATTCCAATATTAGAGGGAGACGTTACTTGGCCCGTAACTGTTAAAGCAGTATTAACTACTCCTGTAGCTACTGCTAAAGTGAATTCTGGAAGCTTAGGTCCGTTAAAGAAGTGTCCGTTAAAACTTTGACTTTGAAGTTTAGTTAATAACAATGCGTTATAACCTGATACTGACAAAGCCATAAAACCTCTTATACATCTGCTTTAACGGTAGTACTTGCTGTTACTGGTACTCCGGTAATTAAATCAATAACGCCTAAGTGTGAATTTTCAGTAGTAATTCCAGAAGCTGCGCCGTTAAGCTGAATTTGAGAGCCGGTCATAACTATGTTGCCTCCGGCTGTTACATTAGTGTTACCTGAAGCGGTTACGTTAGCCTCTGCGCAAGTAATGTCGCAATTACCAACTACCTCTATAGTTAAATTTCCACCTATGTTCTCTGACTTATTTCCTGACACTTCTTCTAAAGAGTTCTGTCCTACAGTCTCTTGTTTATCTTTTAAAACGTTTACAGTAAGTTTATCTTCTTTGTAGTCTAACTTAATAAAATTACCGTTTGCTGTTTGTAATAATATGTATTGTTGTCCAGCAGAAGAATCTTCTACAATATGAATTTTATTACCTGCAGTACTAGTAACTCTAATTCCTCTACTTTCAGTAGTAAACTGCTTGTCATTAGGGTTAGCAGTTACAGTCGCTATTCCGTCGTCCATTTCTAACTTATGGCCGCCAGGGGTTTTAATACCTCTATTAGTAGGAATATCTCTTTTAAATTCTGAAGGGGTATTATTATCGTCTTTGGCGCCTTTAGTAATATTACCCCAAGCAACAGGGTACTGCCCGTCTCCGCAATCTGCCTCTACGTAAACAACGTCCCCTATACTAGGTACGTCAAATATTGTAGGGTTTTTTAGGTAGGGTATCCAAGCTGTAGGCCCTGTAACAGGGTGGTCTACTATAATATACCCTCGATTAAAAGGGTCTCTATTATCCAAAACTACAGCTTTTGAACGGCCTGCATATTTATGCAAACCGCTAGTACTTTTCACTTTATACATATTATTCCCTAAGTTTTCTTAGCTGTTTTTGTATCTCAGAGGTCTGGCCTTGGTCCTCGTCTGGCCTAGTAAAAGCTCTAACAGTAACTGTTTCGTTATCGTTTGTGCTGTCTTGTTCTACTAAGGCTGCAGGAGAAACTAGCCCTCCAGCCCCAACTGTCATACTAGTAGCTTGGCACCGAGTTTCGTAACTGTCTGCGCTAATAATGTGAGTAGCCGTCATAACCCTGTATTTTCCGCTATAACGCACTCCAAGCCCTGCTACGTCGATTGTGCCTGGGGTAAGCCTAGTGAACCCTATAGTAGTCAAATCAAGCTGTATAACCCTTGCTGCGCCTTCCTCAATCCATTCAGCGAAAGATTCTTTGTTTTTTGGGTTGGAGTCTGGGGTAATTACGAATTTTCCAGTTGCAGCTCCTCCAGTCAATTCTGCCGCTCCTTGAGCTGCTGAAATTGCGTTTGTCGGGCTCGTCGGGTCTCTATCAGTAAACCCTGGTTCTTTTCCGTCAGTAAGGTGCACAACCTCCAAAATGTCCTCTACTTTTGAAGCTTCGTTTTTACCGTTAGAATTAATACCGTTAACTGTAGTTCCTTGGTCTACGCCAAAATCCACTCTTATACTAGCATTCTTAATAATAGAATTAGGAGCTTTATAAGTTAACAACTGTCTATTAACTAATATTCGCTTTTCAAAATCTGATTTTTTAACAAAATAAAGAGTATCTATTCCTGACTCTTTATCAGGCACAACTTTAAAATAACAATTATTATACTTAGCTAATCTAGTCATAAACTGCTGAAAAGATTCTTCAGCTAACCAAACTTTTTGATGATTTTCATCTAAAGTTGGGACAGGTAAATTCTTGCTAACTACTGCAGGAATTTTTAATCTAGTCGCTATGTTCCTAATGAGTTCTTCAGTAGTGCTATCTTTAAATTCTGTTATAGAAGAACCTTTAGGGGTTGTAATTCTAGTCCCGAAAGGTACGCCTTTAGACGTAGTAATTTGGTCTAAAGCGGCGCCTGTATCTTGACAGGTTATAGTTGTTTCTACTTGTCCCGACTCTGGGTATCTAACTGAAACTACCATAATGTAGGTTCTAATGCTACGTCTGGACTGAGGGTCTTCTTTATACCCCCAAGTAACTTTAACTTGATTTCTTTCCTGAAACAAGAATCTAGGTCTACTCTCTTCTCGTTGGTAGCTTCTAGTAGTTTGCTCATTTATTACGTTTTTTTGTAGAGAAGTGTCTATAGCTTTATTTCTTTTTTCGTCGCCGGTAATAAAAGTAATTCCAGAACTGCCACTAAATCTTAGATCAGTTATAATACCTGTTCTGTTAGTGAGAGACCCTGACAAATTCATGTCCGTTTTACCAGTATCATACGAAGCTATTTTATACAGTCCGTCTGTGCCTCGGCTTGCGTCAGCACTTGCAGGTTCTCTAGAACCTTCTACGAAAGTAATGTGTATTGTATTAAAAGCGTTTTCTTCCCAAGTTTCTATAATCTCTACCCTCTTAATCAGGCGAATTATGTGGTGAGGAAGGTTCACCATTCTAGTACCTTTTGAATCGCCTACAGATATTTCAAAATATGGAGTTTTAAATTTTCTGTAGTCTAAAGACATATTATTGATCCTCTAGTTTTTGTATAGCTAATAATACTCTATTTATTTCTGGTATTCTTAGTATTTGTCCAATTTGTAGTTCAAATAAAGGGTCTCGTATTCCATTAAACTCATATATGGCCCAGTGTAAATCTGGAGTACCGTAAGCTTTATAAGAAATTAAGTCTGGCCTGTTGAGTAAGTCTTGAGTAATTTTTACGAAAACGTCTCCGTCTGAAGGCTCTAAATTTAAAGGTAATCGTAGAGTTAAAAAATCTTGGCCCGACCTATTTTTTTCTAATATGCCGCCAGTGTATCTTGATAACGTTTTAAAATTGGCCATAATTACTCCAAGAATCTACGTCGGTCAAAAGACTTAATATTATACTGCATAAGTTGGAAATCTACTTCAGCTTCTATAGGAGCTAAATTAGGTGACTGTTTAGTGATCTTAATTTTTAAACTTGTCAATACCCACAAGTCATGGTTGTCGTGTATTCTAAGGTTTTCTCCAGCTACCCCGTAAGCAAATTTAGCTACGCTGCTACCGTTAAGAAAAACTAGCAGTGGTGGACTGCTCTCCAGTCTTTGAGGATTCTTAGGATTATCGTAAACTGGGTACAGCAAAGACCTATAATAATTCAACACTCCTGAAATATCTAAAGCTTTAAATTCTCCGTTTGAGTCTAACGCTCTGGGCGGAGGAGGGTCAATAACTTTAGCAAATGCTGAAGCTATAGAACCATTGAATACTTTGCCCAAAAAGCCGGAATTTAGACTGGGGGAATTAGGTTTATCCAAACCTTTAATAACTAGGTCAGAAGTTTCTGCAGTAACTAAAGCAGTAAAACTAACTGTTCTAGGACTACCTCCCATCCATTGTAAAGGTGCGTCGCTTTGACCTGGAGTAGGTTGAGGGTTCCAGTTAGAAGTTTTAGCATCTTCTACGCTACTAGGATTAAGTAAAAACTTTCCTCTAGGGTCTTGATTAATTGTACCGTCTTCGTTGACAGTAAAAAGAGCTGCGACGCTCAAATTGTCCTGTTGTAAATCTGTAACGTCGCCTAAATCATCCTGTCTTTTTGGAAAAGGCTTAATCATTAGTTCATCCTTCTACTAAAGGTCATACCGTTTTGGTCTAATTTTTCTGCCATTTGTCTAGTGTACTTAGCTACGTCAGAACTATTTAGAGCCTCTACAAAAGCTCTTAACTTAGCCATCTCATCTTGAGTAATTTTAGCGCCGCCCTCAGAACTTGCACTCAAAGCTTGTTCGATTTGTTTTTGCATCTCGGCTTGTTGGCTACCTTTGAGTTGCATCATTTGCTCGGTGAGCATATCTATTTTGTCAACTTCTTCCCCAAATACTCTAGGAGTAGTGACTTGACTTGTCATACCTTGAGGAGACATATCCGCTTTTACTTTATCGGCTTGCGCTATAGTTGCTTGATATTGAGCAAATTTATCTGCTTGTCCTCCGAGCATTCCAGTTTTTTTATCCAACCAGAACATAGCTCGTTCAACGGCATTTCCTTGAAATCCATCAGCATTAGTTCCTTGAGTGTATTTTTCTAATAAGCTATTAATACCTTTGCCTACTAGTATTCCAGCCATAGCAGCTACTGCTCCGGCTAATATTCCAGGTAGCGTGGTTAATCCAATGACAACTCTACCCAAAACTCCAACTAAAGACATAAAAGGTCTAATTACTGCGCCTACGACTTCCCCCAATTTTCCGAATTTAGCCAAAATTACAGCTAGATTACCTTTACTAAGGGGATTATAAGAGGAAATTTTATCTAGTAAACCTTTGCCAGCACTCGCCATACTACCTAGAGGAACTACATAAAAAGGCTTCGACATACTACCATCTCTAGAACCTCCCGAAAAAGGATTCAAAGAGCTGATAAAACTGCCGCCCATTTTAAGTAGTTTTAATCCTCCTATTATGGCACCAAAAATACCTAAAGCCTTTCCTATACTTTCTGCTGAATCTAGGAGTCCGTGAGCCCAAGGCCCAGTATCCATATTAAGTAAATTTTTAACCGTGTCTATTAACTTTTTAAATGGGCTTAGTATTGCATTAACTGCAGATACTACGCCATCTTTAAATCCTACAACAAGTTTTTTCGTTAAGATTAATCCTCTGCTTAAGTTGACTAGAAATCCGTCGTAAACAACGTTTCCAAACTCATCAGTTTTTTTAGTCATTAATCCTATAGACACCATTAAATCTGCTATTTTCTTGTCCATAGTGCCTAGGCCAGTTTTTTCGTCGAAACTGGATACTAATTGAAATACGCCTGCAATAGCAGAGCCTACTGTCTTAAGTGCCGAACCCACTTTACTTATGGTTTTTTCAAATCCCATAAAGAAAATACTACCTGCAGCTACTGCTGCAATTAGTCCAGGTATTCCGGCTGTGGCCAATGTTAGGCCGAAAACTATAAGTTTTAAACTAGCTAGAGTGACAAGTAACGTTCCTACTGCTGCCGCAGCACCTAGCACTCGTTTAGTCATCTCTAAAAAGGTTTTATTTTCTTTCATTTTAGAGAAAAATTCTGCTGCGCTATCCGCAGCTTTTTTCATGGTCTCTGTAAGTGGAGCTAAAGCTTTACCTAAAAACTCCCCTAACCTTGCTGTGGCCCGAGTGACGCTGTTTCTAAGCCCTACCAATTGATCTTTTAAATCTGCAGTACCAAACATATAATCTTTGGTCTCTGCCATTAAAAGTTTAACAGCTTCAGACTTACGTTTAATAGCTAAAGCTGCCGGTCCCATAGTCCCTGCTGCAGCTCGAATGGCAGATTCGTACGCTTGAAAAGCTGTACCGCCTTTATTAATTATATTTAAATTATCTAAGGCTTCAATATTGCCAGTTCTTACTGCTTCAGTAACTAACCTTACTCCTTCTGCGGTATCAACGTTAGCCTTTTTAGCCGCTACTGCGCCTGCAGCAAGTATTTGAGAAATTTGTGCGCTATCTAAGCCTATGTCATTCTTACTCAAACGAATAGCTTGAGTCATTGCAGCTACTTCGTCTACAGCTACGTCAGTAAAATTTCCAATCATTTTAGAAACGTCAGACTTCGGACCGAACACTCTACGAAAAGACTCTTCAGCTCTAGAAAAATCAGCTCCTCGATTAATCAAGTTGCTAATGCCCATGAAAGCTCCGCCCAAAGTTCCTACCAGGGCGGTTGTAGAGAATAGCGTTCTGTTAAATTTTAGTAGTTTATCGTTTACTTGTTCTACAGCCTTTCCTGACCTGCGAACTTTACGTTCAAACTCGTCTAATTTTTTAGTTTGTCCGTCGTTGATAGTAATAACTACTTTTATTTGTCTGGTAGCCATTTCATTTCCTTACTTCTTTACGTTAGCAGTAGCGTCTACGTAAGCTTGTCTAATTTTTTTACGATAGGACCATTTTAGGTCTTTAACCTCGCTAGGAGGCCATCTAAAAGCTTGTCCGAAGAAAGCGTAATCATCCAGGAGGTCGTCTTCGTGACTTACGTATTGGTATCCTTGAATCCCCTGGAAAGGGAGAAAAAATCAGGGTCATATACATTCAACTGCTGTTTAAAATCTTGTTTGCAGTTAGTGCAAGTGTGTTCTATTTCCGTGTCGATTTCGCCTTCTAACTTTGTAGAGTCTAATTTTTCTTGTAGTTCTTTGAGGTCCATTACCGGGAGGGCTCTAATTTTTTCAGCGTCAATTTTAGTGTCGCCGTCAATACTTTCTACTGCCAAAGCAATAGAGGAGCTAATTAGTTTGCTCTCTTCGTTAATTGCAATTTTTAATGCTGAGTATAAGTCTTTTAGGTAGAGAGGTTTTAAAACTACAGTTTTACCACTCTTAGGTAGTAGTAAAGTTCGTCTTTCCAACTGTTGCATTAATTTTACGTCTAAAGGGGTTACTTCAAGAGTATCTAAATCTAGTCGTAAATTTTTATGTTCGTGGCCGCAGTGCTCACACTTAGCATTAAAATAATATCTAGGTCCAAAAGTATTTTCTCTAATTTTAACTAAGATAGTAACTAAATCCGAAGCTGGTAATTTCCAAATAAGGTCTTTATTAGAACCTTGCCACTTTACGCCTTGTTCGTTTTCTAAAGAAACGATCATGTCTTCCAAAATTTTTTCAATGTGCCCAATATTATTTACAATGAGTTTTCTGTCTACTAAGTAGTCTTGCTGCTTACCAGTAAGCTCAGTAATAGTGATAAGGCTAAAGTGGTCAACTCCGTCCACTAACCCATTAGGTAATTTAAATTGCATCTCCTCGTCTCCTCGTTTTAAAGTCTTCTAATAGTACGTTTAACGATATCCGTAATATCTTTAGGATTACTATCTGTGCTAATAGATTGAATTTCAAAACCTTCATAGGCTAATGTAAGAGTCTCCATACTCAAAACATCGTCTCCGTCTGATTGAAAATCTGACGCTGGTTTAAATTCTACAGGCACAGCGTTATATAAAATATATTTTTTAACTATTTGACCAGCTCTATTTCTGTGTTCAATAACCACGTCTCTGCGGTAATCTAGTGGATTTTCTTGCGATTGAGTTTTACCTCTAACTAATTCAATTACTTGTCTGGCCCAATTATTGAAGTCCAAATCCGTAGAAACTCCTCTACTAAGGGAAATAGGTTTGTAGTCTGCGGAATCTATTATTTTTTTAGGGAAAAAATGGGCGCCGCCTTCAGCGTAACTTTTAGTAGAATACGAAATAGAAGGTGTGTCGCACTGAGTAAATCCTACTCTTTGAAAACCTTCTACTTTTACAGTAAATCTAAATTTATCAAGTGGGTCTTTTTCTGATGGTCGTGCCATTAAAATTCCTTAGCTTAGAAATCCTCCAGGTAATCCTGGGATATTATCCAATAAAGCTCCGGCTCCTAGAATGGCTAAGCCTTTTGCCAGCTCCTCTAAAAGTCCGTTTGGGCCGCCTTTAATTTCAAGAAAGAACTCGTAAGTCAAAGTGAGTTCTTCGACTAGTTTGGCTTCTTCTTCTGCGTCCAAACTGTTGCCTGGAGTGTAACTACTTGGCCAAGCATTAAACAAATACCAAGCCTTAATAGGGGCTCCTTGCCGATCTAATACTTCTATAATTACATCTTTTCTGAATGTACTACTTTGTCTAGGTATAAAGTTACTATCCCTAGTAAGCTCGTTAGCTACATTTAGCAAAGCTATTTCTTCGTTCACTAATCTAAACCAATCGTAAAGGTCTCTGTCTCCTTTTACTACTCCTCTACTGAGAGTAACGTCATCATAGGAAACTAAACCTGGAATTTTAGCTGAACGTTGGTTGTCTATATTTTCTCGGTAAGTCATTACCTTAACATTAGCTTTGGGCATAGGTGCTATTTTACTAAAACCTGCCCGACTTACTATGGCCAATTTTTCTTTAAAAAAAGTACCTCCGCCAGATAGTCCAGCAATAGTAGCTACAGCAGCATCAACACTTAAGTCAAGGGAAATAACTGTTACTCTAAATCTAAACTTATCTACGGGGTCAAAATTAGAACTTCTCGCCATAATAACTCCTAAAAATAAGGGGGCCGAAGCCCCCCAAAATAAATTAACTTGCTGCGCCTGAAGGATTTTCTTCTTTGAAATCTTCGTAAGCTAAAGTTAGCTGTTCGATAGATTTTTCGCCGTCTTCGCCAGCGTCGAGATCTGATCCAGGAACAAAATTTGTAGGCCAAGCTTGGTAGAGAGTCCATTGACGAACTATTACCCCTTCACGGTCCAACATCTTAATAGTAACGTCCTTACGGAAGTTATTAGAAGCGGCGTCAGAGGCACGAGCCAAATCAGCAGCGTCTCGTTTTTTCAAACCAGAAGTTGGATTATGAACAGATTTCATCCACTCGTAAAATTCTCTGCCTGCTACTGTTTGAGAGTAGGCTAACAAACCACGGCCCAACACTACGTCTTCAAATGTGCTCAATCCTGGAGATTTAAGGTTGATATCTGGATCAACTCCTTCTCTATAGGTGATTACGTTCGTAGCTCTTTTGGGGAGCTGGGCGTCGTGGAAGCCGAGGCGAACAAGTGGAGTAGCGTTGTCTTCTCCGTTATTTGTCCAAGTTACCAAGAACCTAAATTTTTCCAGTGCGTCAGCATTTGCACTTCTTGCCATATTATATCTCCTTTATTAAGCAGTTGGCAGTGGGAATTCCAAAGCAACTTCGATAAATCGTACAGCCTTATTAGGTTTAACTTGTACTCGAACTTTCAACAAACCTCGGTCAAGGTCGTCTTGAGTGGCCTCTACTCGCAATACTCTGAACTGTTGTGCTTCTGGCAAGCCTGCAGGAAACAGGTAAGAGTTGTTTCTTAGGAAAGAGAGGATTGAACGCTCTACTTGCTCCTGAGTTACGGGAGAGAAGTTTTCCCAAATAAACAGTCGAAGTCCTGGCTCCAAAGAAGCTTTAATAAACTGCAAAGAACGCATAACTTGTACTAGTTGTTCGTCTGCAGTAAGAGTAGGACTTGTTCCAGAATCTGCGGTGTAAGCGCCAAAAATTACGTTACCTGCGCCGGGGAAAGAAGTCAAACGATTGATGAAATTCAATCGCAAAGGTTCAGCGTCTACTCTCTCAGAGAGAGCCAAACTCAAACCTAGAATTCCTGCCAAACCTGCAAATTGAATACCTGCAGGAGCATGAGAAACTCCACCAATTGAGACGTTGGAATCAATTCTAGCCATTACGCCTGCTACATGTCCTACAGGGTCTACTGCCAAAACGTCGCCTGGTTGTGCCAAAGAACCTCTATCAGTAACTACGACATTGTTAAAATACCAAGCCATAGTTCTAGAAGGATTGTTAATAACTGTTTCTTTGTACCGAACTGCTGAAGGTACTTTAATAAGTACGTCGTCTCCAGCCGAAAACCCTGAAGGGTTTACTAGTACTGTAATAGTATCAGCCGTGTCATTAACCGCAGTAATTACTGAAACGTAAGAACCTGAAGCGTTTGTAACGATCATACCTGGAGTCACGTCAGAAAGGTCTGCTGTTCCTCCAGAGATTACGTCTTCTACGCTAATTACGTAGGGGCCGCCTCCTGTAGCACTAATAAATTTAGTAGTGTGTACGGTTACGTCCTGGTTAGCCTTACTAATTTCTTTTGGCATAGTAGCCAAAGAAAAACAAGTGGACAAAGTAGAGCCAAACTCTGCTCGAATAGTTTCGGAATAGTCAATAAGTGCTGGGTGTACCAAAAAAGCTGTAGCCAGGGGCAAACCTGGAATGCACACCAAACGAAGGTCGTCTTGTGCGTCTAAAGCTCTTAGTCCGCTTGAATCTGCAGCACTACCAATCCAATTATTAGCAGTAGGAGAGGCTCCGACGTTGACGATAATAGCTACTGCTCCAGTACCTGCATTATCGTAATAGCCCTGAATAGCGTAATACGCATCATTGGCAATTTCGTCGGGACCTCCGAAGATGGCTTGCATACTTTCCAGGTCAGTAACTCGTGTTGGCGTGTTTACAGGCGCTCCAACTTGTGAGGTACTAATAAGAAAAGCAGTAACCGATGTAGCCGCACCAGGCAACTGAACTGTGCCTAGAGGTACATCAATTACTTGGACTCTTTCTGGTCCAATATTAGTATTTAATGCCATTTATATCTCCGTTAAAAAGATTCGATGTCGTCGTAAACATATTGATCGTCTACGTCAACATCTGGGTCGTTATCTTCTAAAGTAAATCCAACATCAGTAACAGTAGTAATTTCTTTACCAGTACCTTGACGCTCAATCCAAAATTGTACCCAAAAGGTAAATTCATGCACCCAGTATTGGGCTCCATCAACGTCTTTAGTAACGTGGTCCACAAAGTGAAACATATACATAAAGAAATCAGCATTACTAACTAACTTAGGGCATCTAGTAAGAAGAAATTCTTTGTCTAGAGGAGTGTCTAACTCTAACTGACCTAAAGCTGGTTTACTTATAATTTTGGCCTCAAAGGGCCTTTCAAACCCGTCTCCATCTGATCTTTTGCTGGGACTCAGATCGTCATAGATATAGATTTTATCTCCCAAATTAAAGTTGGCCCAGTCTTCGTTCTTTACTGAGACAACCGAATCTCCTATGGACAAGTCAGCCATTACATCAGATCTTGCGCTAATAGCAGACCTTCTAATAACAGGCAGAGCCGTCCTAGGTGGGTTAAATTCTTCCCACATACGATTAAGAATCATAGTGTGGTTTTGTTTAGTTTTGGAGTCGATTCTTATTAGATAATAAGCGTCTAGCGGCACTTCGGGGTTAGCCGCCACATTTGCCGCACTACCAATGCCGCAATCTTGTCCTAACTTAGACACAGGTTTATTTGGGTCCATAATAAGAAAAGATAGTGCAGTAGTATCAACTTGCGTAAATATGTCTCCTAATCTAGTTATACTAGCCCCTTCTGACACATTAGGTAGGTCTATTCCGTCTAACTCAATTTTGCCATTATCTGGCTCGACCGAGAGTATTGAGAAAACGGTGGAGTCTGCATCTATAAATTGGTCTCCGACTTTTATTGTACTGAGGTCTACCGCTTGAGCAAAAAATGCCACTCGTGTAGTTGGGTCGAATTGAAATGCTGGGAGAGTGTTAACCAGCACATCCGATACATTTATTTGATGGTTTCCTAATGCGTCTTTAACTACAGAATCTACAATGTAGGTTCCTTTGTTATTTCCGTTTAAAATTCTGATTAATTGTCCTGGCAATACCAGTGCAATTTTTAAAATTCCAGTAGTAAGTGTGTTGCCTACGGCGTTAATAAATCCATCAGAAGCTTGTGTAATTACTTCGTAGGTTTTGGGTCCGTATATTTTATTTGTAATCCAATATCTACCGTAGAGTGGTATCTCTCTGCCGCTGAAACGGTCTTCTCTAGACCTTAGCAGCTTAATGAAAAAATGTGGGTAGTGGATGGCCGCAGCATCGGCGCTAGAATCGTAGAAACTAGGTTCGATTGGGCGTTGTACTTCTTCCCCAGTAAAAGGGTCGTAAGTTGTTTTGAAGGCTATTTTATCAATTGTTCTAAAATCTTGAGAGGTTATTCTTCTTACCTCTCTAGCAATAGCTTCTTCTATATCAAGAAAAATAGTCCTACTCATTTAGCACTCCCGTATTTTTCAATAGCTGCAGTAATTGATTTTATAATTTCCTGAACTAACTTTTCTTGTGTGTTAATTAACCATAAACTTATTTGAGATTGTAGTTGTTGAAATAGAGCCTCAAAACTGGCTCCTTGCTCATTAAAAGTACTAACTAATAAATAATCTATGGTATTATTTCTAACTTTTTTTTCTATTCTTATATTTTTTATTAATTTAATGGTGTTTGTAAGAGCCACAAAATCTTCAGATGCGTCTGTTAAGGTTCCATTTTTAATATCGTCTATTTTTTCTAAAGCTGACTTGGCAGTAGGTATATGTGATAGTTTTGATAAAACGTCCTTAGCTTGGCTAAATTTACCTTCTAGTATCATATCTGCAACTGTTCCTATTGGTACAGCTTTAGTCATAGCTCTTTCAAAATTAGCTTTATAGGCACTGACGATTATATGAGTTTCGCCATTTTTAACGGCGTTATTTAACCTTTGGTCCTCATCTCTACCTTTATATTCACACTTGAACTTTACGCCGTCAAATGCGCTGAGGTCCATTAAAAGTATCTGACCAGAAGAGGGGTCTACGAACAATGAATTTTCTAAGCTGTTTTTAAATTGTCTTTTGTAGTCTTCGGGTTTCCAGCCTGCCTGGATAGACATTGCAGTCTCAAATCTACCTTCATTAATTATATAAAAACCTTTGCCAAATTGAGTAGGAAAATTATTTCTAGTGCTAGATTTAAATATTTCCAAATCTGCATAATCTTTACCAAATAAGTGTGAAATAATATCAACTCTATATTTAGGCATATCAGGTTTTTTATTATTTGGATTAACTTGTTTTCCTGTTTGCGAAGACCTATCCTGCATTTGTTTGACTTGCTCTAACAAAGAACTTCTTAATTCTAATAAGGACGCCATGGCCGCTTTATCTACTCCAGAAAAAGCAGCCTCTTTAACGTCTTTTTTTAAGGTCTTTATTAATTCGGCTTCGCTGAAGAAGTTATGTTTCATTTTAACTTCCATAACTTCTCCTAAAAAATTAACCTCGACCAACAGGAATACCTTGAAATACTCCTTCTCGTTTTTCTTGAGCCAGGATTCTTTCCCATTCAGCTCTCCAAGTTTGGAGGTTTTCCTGGCTGACTGAACTGCCGTCTTCTCCCCTGGCTGCGAGCATAATACTCCAAATAGTATAATAAATAGCAAACAATCTGTAATTTTCGCTCATACCTCTAGCTTTGCTGAGGTTTAATTCTTCTCTTAACCTGCTAGTAGCGTTTCTTAAGTGTTCCTGAATTAATTGATTTCGGTCTGTTAGACTTTTTGCAAGTTCTTCAGGTAGGAAGGAGTCAATATTAAATTTATGTTTTCTTACGTCGTCTACTGTAGCGTAGGCCGGAGTCTTAATTCCTACGCTTCCGGCAAAACCTTTAACAGTAAAGTATTCATCTCCGAAGTGAATTTCTTGTCCATTCAGTAATGCCCCATAACTAATGATATAGTTATCAATTGGAACCACACTTACTGGAATATTCCATTCAAACTTGTACTCAAACTCTTGGCCTGGTACGAAATCCCCAACTAAAGTAGCCAGTACTTGTGGAGTCAGGTTGTTTACTTCGTCAAACGGAGAAAGTATTCTCGCTCTGGCGGAGCCTGCGTCCACCTTTACTGGCTGCCCGTCATTTTCAAATATAATCTTAAATGTGGCTACTGTACCCTTAACAAAACTATAACCATCGGTAGGTTCTGTTCTGGTCCCTGCCACGGATGATATGACTCGTGCCATTATTTACCCCATGAAGAATTTAATTAGTAGTCCTGCAATTACTCCAACTAGACCTGAACCAACGCCAACTTTAATAGCTAAAGATGTTTGGGTCTTTTCTAAAAAAGATACCCTAAGTTCTAAAGCTTGAAATTCTTCTTTTGTTGGTTGGTCCTTGAGTTCGTCCCTGATCTCTTGTAACAGAGATTGTATAAAAGTTAACTTAGTTTCAAGGCTAGTTAACCTTTCTCGTATTTTAACTTCTTCTTCATTTATCGCCATCTTCCTTACCCTTATCGCAATATTTCTTCTCTAGGGTGTTAAAAAAGTTTTCTGCTTCCTTGCTAAGGAGTTCAACCTCCGTCAAAACTTCTTCTATATTTTGTCGATATTTACTTTTAGTTAGTTTTAAAGGTTTTTCTTTTTTTGTTGTCTGTTTTTTCATAAATTACCTAAACCAACCTTTCTTCGACTCTTCCACTTTTACTTCAACTTTTTCTACAGGTTCAACTTTTAAATCTTCAAGTTTTTTTACGATAGTTTGTTCTGTAGAGTTAATAGCTTGTTTTTGATAATTAGTATTTTTTTGAATAGCTAATTCTAATTGGTCTAGTTTCTTAAACAAAAATTTAATGGTTTCGTTTTGCTGCTTTACCAATTCCGCTACTACTTCAATTTCTTCAGTTATAATCTTTACAGCTAAATCTAATTTGTCAAAATCTCGTTTTTCTATAGCTTCAACTACAGCAGACTTTTTTCCAAATTCTGGATTTACTGCTTTTTTAGGGTTGAAACTTTTAGCTATTTTACTTGTTGACATTTTTTAGCCTCTCTTATTTTTAAAAGATCATAACACATTTTAGCCGGAGTAGCCATTTCATGTTTATCGTATCCCGTTAATTTAGCTGCTATTTCCGTACAAAAGTATCTATTTTCTGAAGACCATTTGTTACTTTTTGGAAAAGGTTTGTTAAATAACTTTTTATTTATAAAAGCTGCAATAAAATACAAGACTCCTAAATAATCGTAACCTTTATTCCAAGATTGAGCAATAATTTCAGAAACGTCGTTTTGAACATTTTCTTCTGGAAAAACGTAGCAAATTTCATTAAAACTTAGCCAGGATTCTAAGGGCACTACTCGAACTCCTACAAATACAGCAGATTCAAAAACCATAACTAAATTTTCACACTCTACTACCAGTGCTACGTGTGAAGGTATGTTATCTAGCTCTTTTAATAGTAGGCCACTAAACCACCTAATAAGTTTAGAGCCTATTTTATTGTTTTTAGAGAACGTGTAGTACAGTTTCATATTAATCAAATCCGTTTAGTTGTAGGAACTCCGTTATTTTATTCGCTCCGTACTCTAAAATATCTTCGTGTTGAGGAAATAAAGGCAAAATAGCAACGCAAATCGACCTTGCTGTTTTCAACGCCCCAGTCTCTAGAAGCAATTTAATACTGGCCATCTGACCCGCTATGGAAGCTACGTCTATATTTCCTAGGTCTCTAGTTAACTGCAAGTTTCTAGCGCCCATTCGATCAATTAAATCTGGTAGCAGTTTTTGTCCAAACTGTCTTTGAGCTGTTTGTTGAAAATTGTCTAGTGCCGCAGGAGATAGGTTTTCAATACTAGCTGGTTCCAAAACCAAACCATTTAAAACCCAACCAACTTGAGGTTCAGGCGCTAAACCTTCAATAGAGATAACTACTGGGTACTTGGCAGTTAATTTATGGTAGTGTTCTTCATTTTCAACGTCTACAACTTCTACTACTCGGTTTTCATAAATGCACACGTGTAACATTATTCATCCACCTTTGTAATATCTAAAAACTCTACATCTTGTTGTAACCTAAAGATGCTGTCGTAGACTCCTAGATGATTTACATATATTTTCTTTTTGTAAGTTTTATCTCTAATTTTTATTTCTGCTTCAACACTAACAGTAAATTCGCCATCAAGTTCAAAGCTTCCTAAGATTGCTTGGGGTATGTGAAGCTTTGCTGATTTTCCTGGATTAGTAACTAGCTCCTCGTGTATAAGAACTTCATCCCAGTTGTCGTCAGTACTCACTGAGAATAGTTTAAAATTACAAGAACCTATGGTCTTTTTCTTATTTTCTTTATTTATAAAAGCTATAAGATTTATACCATCAAAATCCAAGGTCTTAAACTTGGCCCATAAAATCATCTCTTTATTAGCTGTAGACAATATGCAGCTTTTATGTTTCTTAGTTAATAAAATACTGTTATAAGAAGACGAAGGTGTAATAATCAACGGAGTTTTAGTACAAAATTTAAGTGGCTGAACATAATGATTATTTAGTGTGCTTTTAATTCTTCTAGTTGCCATTATTCACCTAAAGTAATACCTACCGCACCTTTACGAATTTGACTTTCTGCTGATATGCTTAGCTCAACCACATAATGCGTAAGGTCTTGTATAACGTTTGCTAATACCGGAGTTATATGATAAAACCCGTTAGAGTCTGCTACAATGTTTGACTCGGTTATTCCTATAGCAACACCATCTTGGTCTCTTACAGTAAAGCTTGCTGTCCCTAAATTTTGAGTAAGATGAACTCCGTTTTTAACCACCCAAAAAGTTCCTTGCAACTGATTGGATGCGTTAATAGAAAAAACAGCTCTTGACTCATATATTGGATCAGCAATAATAGGAGTCCCTGGGTTAGCCGTAGGAATATAAAAATTATTGTTTATCAAAAAGTTAGCCATTAAGACTCTCCAATACTAGGACGTACATCAATACCTGGGGGTACGGCAAAAGTATATCTCAACAAAGTACCTACAGTATTTGGAACAGTTCCTAAAGGAAGCCAGTTAACTCCACCATCGGTACTGTACTCAAAAAGCCCTGAGTCGTTAAGCGTGTTGCTTTGAACATACAAGTTATCAGACAAATCTCTAGCTCTAAAGAACAGTTGAGGTACTGAAGTGTTGTACGCTCTTTTAAGCCTAAATGCAACTCTGCTAGGGTTTCCAGGAGTTGAATCATCGTGACTATATTCCCAATTTTCTGAAATAGCGTTTAAATCGATGTAAGAAAGTTCTGCCGCATAAAGTTGAGAGGCGTTAGTTCGATCATTTAAAAGAGTTTTAAAAGCAATCTTAATCTGAATTTGTCCAGTAGGAGAAACTAGATTGTTAAAATCTAAATCATCCGATACCGCTACCCATCCACCAGTAGGAGAAGCAAACCCAGAAGTTCTATAATAAACTTTTACTTGATTAGATAGGTCTGGTCGCACTCTTCTTGCAATAAATGCTTGAAAAATTTGTCCAGCGCAGTCAATTACCGGAGAAATGATGTGGGTGGAATCATACAAATCATCAATATCTACAGCACAAGTGTATATACCTCTAGCTCCAGTTGTGTTAGAGACAATAGCGGCGTATCCTAACCTTGAGTCAAAGGCTATTGGTGCCGCAGGGGTCTTAAACTTATACATCTCTTTAGTTAAGTTTTCGTTATTATCTCCGCTTTGAATTCCACAGATAATATCTCTTTGCGAGTCAGTAAATTGTTTGACAATAATACTAGATGGAAAAGTCGCAGAGCTGTTAAGCAAAATTACTCGATCTAAAGATGAAGAAAAAGTTGCTCTTTGAGTTGTTACTGAACCAGCATCTTCATTTAAAGGGGCTTGATTATTGGCTATTTCTAGACTAGGCCAAGTTGTGACAGCGTTACCTAAATCAGAAATTCTACCTCGATACATTGTTGAGCTAGTATAAAAGGCAATACAAGGTTGACCTGAATTTGGCCCTGAACTAGGGGTAACTACTTCTTCGGAGTTGGTTAAAAGAAGAGTACCAGTTAGAGCAGGCAAGTTTCCGGTTTGAAAATCAAGCAAAGCTGTAGTTTGACCCAACGAACCTACACTAGGAATAGTTCCATTATAATTAAATGCAATAAAAGTATGTGTAGCAGAAACTCCTCTATGTGCATAAACTTTTTGACCTACTTTGTCTACGGAAAGACCAGTTCCATCAACTATGTTACTTGATGGGTCTAATCTATAGACCGCTTTTTGACCTGGAGCAGTAGCGGTAGGAATTGTTGGAGGAACCGAAACAAAATCTGACAAAGCCAAATCGTTAGCCATGTAAAGACCAGCATGAGCTGCGACGTTAGCTGTAGTTAATATAAATATCTTCCAGTTAGTGGTTCCGTCATCTACTACTCTAAATCCACGGTAAGTATAGGTTGTTGCTGGAGGTTCTGGGAGTTGAATGTTAATTCTGCCAATGTAGTTTAAATCGCCATTAGCCGTGTTTAAGTCATATGCGGCAACTAGACATAATCCTCCAACTTCTAATTGAATTGCAAAAAGTCGATTATTATCGGTAATTACAATTTCGGCTGGAGTTAATGCTTCACTGGAAAGTACAGTATTCCGATACTTAACTATAGGAGCACCAACTACTTGACGACCTGCAATAGTTTTATTGGTAATTTTTCCGATTAAAGAAGTTTTAGTTTGGTCGTAAGTAACTGACGTATTGTTAAACAGGTCAATCTTCTTTACTTTTATATTACTCATACTATGCTCCATGTTATTTCGTCTCTTCGATATCGGTTCCCTACAAGCGTATATGCCAACTCTTTTCTTGCAATAACGCCTGGAAATGTGGGACTCGTATAATCTATTTGAGTAACTCTTTGGTTTTTGGTTCCAAAATCTGCGTAAGTTATTTCTTGTTCTCTGTCGTGAGCTGCTAAAATCTGCTGCCTTAAGTTATAAACTAGTCCAAATTTAGTTCCAGTTTCTGTTCCGTCAATAGAACCTACTAACTGAATAGAATCTGGGTCTAAAGTTGGAAACCCGGAAATTTTCTTAGAATTTAAGTTTTGTAATTCAGTTTCTATACTCGCTAAAAAGGTGTTACTGAGTACTTGTTCAGCCTGAGTTGCTACACCTGGCACAGATACCGAGTCTTGCAAACTATTTAAATTTCGTATATTTTGGGCGTCTGTAGTATTTGCTTTTAATTGCAACTCAGAGTAAATGTCGGCCAGTAATAACTCTAAATCTTCGGCTTTTACCCACAATTTTTTATCTGCGGTGATTTTAGCTGTATTTTGAGTTCCTGTAGGAGTTCCGTCTTGCGTGCCAGTGATAAGTACGCTGTCGCCGTCCGCTGCGTCTATACTAATATTTTGAACGTTTACGTTAATACTTCCGTCAGCTTCGACTAGTAATTCGTCGCCTTGAGAGTCTACTAACTTAAAGGAATCTCCGTCTGCTCCGCTAAGAGATAATTTTGCGTCTATACCTCTAAACTCAACTGTATCTATAACTGCTGTACTAGTAGTTTGCAGTCTGTTAACTAGCTCCGCCTCGGAAATAATCCAGGCAGTTGTAGGTAAATTTAATACGGGTTGAGTTAATTCTTCGTCTAAATATATATCAAAAGTTTTGGCAGTATTATCAATACTATTTTTATCTATAAAATATGACTGTTTATTGCTGTCAGTAAAAATTATAATTCCTGTATGTAGGAAAACAGTGTGGTTACTGACTACGCTCAGGTCTACTGACCCTTGTACGGTAACTGTAGGGGAGCTAAAGCTTACTAAATTAGGTCCAGCTAGTAGCTGTAAACCTGGCTCCAAAGTTGCTAAAGCGTCTACAGGTAAGCCGTTTTTACCAATAATGGTAGTGCCTCCATGTACGCTTCTATTAGAATTTTTTGGAAATTTAGTAAGTCTTGCGCTCATTTAAATGACCTCAAACAGTTTTAAAGCTATTAAAACATTCAAACTTAATATGGTTACTAGAAGTAACTTAGTCAACAGGTCTTTATTAACAGCTTTAATTTTGCTATTATTTGGAGTAATTTTTAATCGCCCCATTAGAATTTACCTTGTTTTTTAAGTTTTTCTAGTTTTTCATAAACCTTAGCTCTAAATTTTTTCTTTTCCGATTTAGTCATAGCCATTGGTTTTTTGATATCAAACTCCTCTAAACGAGGGTCGTCTACTACGTGTAGTTTACAATAACCACTTGGGCTGCACTCCCAGGCATCATGGGCACATAAAGTGTCATGCACAGTAATATAGGAACACTTAGTAACTTGAGGCATTTCAGCTTTTAGCTGTTCAATTTTTTCAAGGTCTTCTGACTCTTGAGCCTCTTTTAGCTTTTCTTGAATTTCTTGTACTTTTTCAAGTTCTTGAACTCTTTGTTCTTGAATTTGTTTTTTTTCTTCAATTTTTGCTAACTCAGCTCGTCTCTGCTCATCTTCGACAGCTTGTAAGTACTTCGTGTAAACTTCTTGTCCGTAAACTTGTTTTATATCTAAAGGTCTAGTAATAAATGGCAACTTAGCCAAAAATAGTAGCGGAAATTCACAATTACCTTTAAACATTGGCATTTTTTTTAATTTTGCGTACAGTTTGCTGTCTTTTTCTACAACCCCATAACTGTCTCTAAATTTAATTCCATATACGTTACCATTAACCCCTCTCAAAGAATGTCTAATAACGATATAATTTGCATTTTTATTTAATGTTTTTGTAGTCCAAACAGACATACTAAAACCTCCTCGGCTCTACCGATAGGTGAAAAATAAGGGGGCCGAAGCCCCCTTAAAAAATTAATTAGGCGCCAAGGGCGAGTACTTTATCCATACGAGCCAGAGCCAAACGGTTATACAGGTCAAATCCACAATACCACTTCAATCGGTACTGATAAGCATTCTCGTTTTCACGAGGACCTACATACTCCATTTTAAGTCCAGCATTGTTGGAAGAAGTAAATCCTACAACACCTTTAAGTTCACCAAAGCATCCGCAATAAATGCTAGAACCATCAACACGCTCTGCAACAACAGCAGTGCTTCCGCCAATGATAAGTCCAGCAGAATTCAATGCTCGGCGAGTAAGAGTTTCGTTAGACTCTGGGTCAAAGAAGCTTCCTGCTACGTCTGCCATATTCAGAGTAGCGCCAGAAGCAGAATCTACCTCATAGCGATACAGTACGCCGTCGTCAGCTCCACGAACAAGAAGGTGCTTAACATTTCCAGCACCAACAGTCAAAGCAGGGTCTGCAGCGAGAACCAGAGTGTCGGCATCAGTTACAGAAGAGATTACAAGCTCAACAGAGTTTACAGGCTCAGCTTTAGAAATAAAATCATTTCGATACACAGCGACATCTTGATACATGAGTACGGGCTTCTCGCTACCGAGACCAGCTTGTTGAATCATGTAAGCATCAGTACCGCCACCAGTGTTACGAAGCAGTGTACGAAGTGTACGAATTTCACGAGAATTCATCATAAGGAATTCTACAGGGGCTGCAGTAACACGGTCAATCAAATCATCCAAATCTTCAAGGGTGTAAACTCGACCCTCTAAACCAGCACGAGGAGAAGCAGGATCATCTTCGACAAGAGTCAAAGTCTGAGTTGCTTGACCATTATTAAAGAAAGGGTGGTTGACATCGTCAACGTTGCCTTGCTCAGCGTCAAGAATGCGCTTCATACCATCAAATCCACCAGCGATACCGATAGGGCCGTTGTTAGATTGAACCAAAGTCTCGCCACGACGACCGTTGATAACGGAAGACATATAGATACGAGCAATAGCTTTGGCTTTGGAAGAAATCTGAACCTGCAGTTGGCTGTTGGTTTCAGAAAATTGGTCTTCAATTTGACCATCAATAATGATCTCAGCAATAATAGCAGAAAGGTTGACGTTTACGCTCTCGAAAGTAGCGCCAGCTTGATACTTAGCTTGGTTAAGGTTAGTCGTGGGGCGAGCGAAAGCAGCTTTAGCTAGTCGCTTTTCACGAGTAAAGGTATAAGCGAGACCTTCAAAAACTACGAAGGGAAGGCTTTTAAACCAACGGTCAACAGTAATAATATCTGAAACAATGCCTTCGATCAGGATGTTGTTAGACAACGCTGCGGCATCGGTTAAAGAAATAACTTGAGACATTTATTAAATCTCCTTAAATTATCTTGTTTTAAAGGCAGAATTTGGTTGCCCTGATCTGATTGCATCTAAGCCAGCTTTAATTTTTTGTTGTGGCGTCATTTTATCTCTAGCCTTAGCAGCCAATTCCATCTGTTCCTTAGAAGCTCGGGCTCCGTCAGCAGCAGTTGGTACGCTATGGTTAACGATAACTTTTTTATCTTCAAACAAGCCTTTCATTTTGGCTTCTTGAATTGCAATCAAAGCATCTTGTGGGTCTTCTGCACCTTTAACAATTAGGTTAGCATAATCTCTAAATTTTTCAGGAACTTGGTCTAGTTCCTCTTGCACTCTTTTGCGATAACCTTCCATTCTCACTTGTCGGTCTGCTTCTAGCTCCGTCAATTTTACCTTGTAATCTTCCAACTGACGTTGGTACTCTCGGTCTTTTGATTCAAGGTAACTTTCCAGCTCGGCAATTTTCTTTTCCCGATGAGAGAGTTTTTCGTTAAGGTCTCTTTTTTTGTCCTCTTCTTGAGCTTTTAGTTTGTCAAGTTCTTTTTTAGCGTCTTCGTATTCCTTAATTTTCTGTCTTTCTGCTTCGAGTCGAGCGTCAGCTTCTTTTTTAAGTTCTGCTAAACTCTGCTCGTACTTTAGACGAGAAATTTTATTTTCTTCACGAAGTTTTTTAATTTCTTTAAACTTGCTATCTTCGTCCCAAGAACTTGGGTCTTTGATAGGACTACTTCCTTCAGCCTCTTGCTTACCAGAATCTGCTCTTTTTGAGGAATCTACCTCAGCACTCATCTGCCCCGTCCCGGCTGCTTGCGCAGTAAGGTCGTCAGATTTAGCACTCACAGCATTGTTAACTTCTTTCCCAGCAGAAGCACTGTTCTGTGTTGGTTCGGCTAATGCCGACCCTTCTGCTGCAGTAGATTGGTCTTTTTGACCTACCTTTTTAAACAAGTCATCGCCTCTTTTCATATCCATTTTTTTCTCCTAGCTCTACTAGTTTGAAATTACCTATATCCTCCGTCTAGAATATCGGAGCCGCCCAACATATTAGATAAACCCTTATCAATCATTTTTTGTTGGTACGGGTTTTTATGTTTTCCGACCGATTGCTCTACAATAGGTCTTAGTGTAATTTCCCTAATTAATAAAGGGTTAAATGCGGTGACAAAAGGTTCGTCCATAATAAAAACTTTATTATTGTCGCTACTCTCTTGCCACTTTTGGTGTAATTCTTGCCACTTTACATAGCATTCGTCATAATTAGTAGACTGATGTACTATTATAGGAAATTCCCTATCAGTTCGTACGAGCATTACCTCATATACAGTTTCTACTTTCTCCTCTACTTTACTCATTCTTACTCCTTGGCTCTTTGGTCGCCATTTCGAGCAGGTTGTTTGCTGCTTTCCTCAGAATGTTTAACTTTGTTATCCATCTTAGGTTCAGCAACTCCAACTGCTTTAGCTGCACTATCAGAACCAACCTTGGTACTTCCAGTTGTAGTAGATTTGACTCCTCCTGAGCCTACACTATTAACAAAACTAGAACTCTCAATTCCGGCTTCTTGAAACAATTTTGCTTTCTCAACTTCCACTTTTGCTTTGAACAATTGTTGTTTTTGGTAGTCGTTTTTCCATTCTTTCAATTTAGCTTTCACTTCTGCATCAGTAAGATGAGGCAGTATTTTTTTAATAGCTGCAGTATCTCCAGACTCCATTAACTTAGTTTCCATCATAATTTGTTCAACTTTAGTTTTTGGATCTACTGGAAATTCTGGTATTTTATATGTAATTTCTAATCTTGAACTTTCTGAAAATCGTCTTTGTCCAGACTCTTGATGGTGAGTGTTCCAAAGTTTTTTAATAGTTTCAAAAAGTTGCTGTTCTCTTTCTTTAAATAATCTAGATCTACGAACGTTATTACCTATAACTCCAATTTTTTCCATTAATATAGCAAAACCTGAACTCGGTAATTGCTGCTCGTATTTAGGTCTTAATCCGTGATTAATTCTGACCATATCGGTCATGGAGTGAATAGTACGGACTAGTCCCGTAATGTCTGCGCTTGGATGAGCAAACTTGAAATCTCCCTTTTCTCCTACCGCAACCGCCGTGTCAGGTCCTAAACTCAGACCTAATTTATTAGCTTCAGCATTTCCGTCTTGAAAGCCTCCTAATCCGGCATCAAAAGTTCTAAATTGGCCTCCTGCACCAAAAGCTCCAAAATTTCCTATACCGCCAAACCTAGAAGTGGCTCCACCACCTTTAAGTTGATTAAGGTCATCTACAGGTCTACCATGCCTAGTAGAAGTCATTCTCTCGACTCCTTTAAGTACTGGTACTCCAAAAGATTGAAATTTTGCAATATGGTTTAAATCAGTAAGCCTCATATTTGTTGCATGGTTAGCGTAAATGAGAGGTTCATTGATAGGTAAAAAATAATAGTGCGCTGGGTCAGAATTAAAAAATGGAACCGCCGGAACAATTCCGTACGGATTATCACTTTCATACCCATTATCGTCAGCATCTACTTGTAAATGTGAAGTAGGAGACCAATAAATTCTATTAATTTTACCTAATTGTTTAATATCTTTTGCTGCTTTATATGCTACGCTACCTCGTTTAGTATAGCGAGCGTCCGAGACGCCCATACTACCTGGGTCAGGTATAGCCCCTGCAATATTGAGTCCTAAAGGTCCCGCAGCACTGGTTGCGCCCCTTTCGTGAGCAAAACCAGCAAAATTTTTACTAAAACCAATAAGAAGTTCTGTAATATAATAAGGACTAGCTCCAGACTTAACGTCGTACACGCCTCCATGCATAACGTCCAACTGAATCTGACCTGGAGAATTTTCTCCAACTAACAATCCAGTATTAGGGTCAATAAAAGACACTTTAATCAAAACTGTACCTAATAAGTTGCACCATCGGTCAACTTTGTCCATTATTTGATTGTATCTTGCCTTTTGGCGAATTTCGTCCCAAAGTTTTTGGTCTTTTTCTACCACATTACCTTTTTCGTCTACAACTTGGTAAACAGGTTCTTCTTGATATAAAATACTGATTTCGTCAATAATTTCCCTAGTTAAATTTATAGGGATAATTTGTTGTTTTTCTGGATTTCTAAATTGCCTTACTAAGTCTAAGTAAACAAATTCATCCTGTCTTCCTTCATAGAATGCTAAGGCAATTTCACTAATCCATTGTCGATAATAAACGTCCTCATACAAGTAGACTCCAACAGAGCTTAAGGCTCCAATTCTACTGGTAGGATGGCTCGCTATTCCTAAATTAAAAGACACTTATGCCTCCTTCTCTAAAGGTAGGGTGAGGAACTCTATTCCTCAAGCTATCTAAAGTCTAGATAGTTATTACACTTCACCTTCGCCAAGGCCGCCGCTTTTTGGCATAGGCATAGATTTGCCGCCGTTAGGTCCAGCTACTCCTTTAGGAGCGTCTTTAAGAGGCAGAGCTTTCTTTTTATGTTCAAGTTTCATGCTCTGTTCGTCGTTTTTTGGGTACTGAAAGGGGCCTGCAGGTTCAGCGTGAACCATTTTAGGTTTGTGCATAGGTGCCATAGAAGCTTTAGAGTCAAACTCTTTGGGGCTATGGGACGATTTAGTATCAGGCTGAACTTTTGCTCCTTTATGAGCGTAAGCCATAGTCTTTTTTGCCATGTTTAATTCTCCTTATTTTTTCTTTTTGTATAACATTTCGCCGTCGCAATGTGCGCCGAGGTCGATAGTAACTTTTTCTTTACCTAAAAAGCCAGTTCTACTACCTTGCATGGTTTTAGCCTGCTCCATTAGCCCTCTGACTCCATAAGCGTACAAATCTCCAGCCCCTCGGCCCGTAAGCCCGTTTACTGGAGCTTGGGCGGCGGCTGGTTTTTCTGGTGCAGTCTCTTTTTCCAACTTATTCCCTTGAGTTTTAGTTGAAATAGAGCTAGATAACTTTTTGTTAGCCATTATATTAATCCTCTTTTTTTAAGCCAAACATAAGCAAATTTGTTTATTTCTTCTAACATATCTTTAGAAGCTAAATGTTTATATTTGGCGTTACTGCTTGCTCCGACAAACTCGGAATAAATTTCAGCGTATAAACTATTGCAAATTTCATCGACTTTAGAATCGGCTTTAATTTTTGATTTATCTATAATAAATAATTTATTTTTTCTATAAATTACAGAAACCATAATTACCGAGCCAAGATCAAAAGTTTGCCTGCCCCTGAAGTTCTAGTAACAACAATTCCTGTAAACATATTTGAAGTAGTAGTAGTACTTACAGTGTTGTTTGCTATAATACCAGCGTGAGCGTTTGCCGATCCAATTTTAGGTGTAGCGGTAACTACTAAATTGCCAGTAGTAACTAAAGTTACTTTTTCTGCAGGAAATCCAATTTCTACAGTGTCTTCCGTTGTATTAGCGTCCATAAGGACTGTAGAAACAGAAACTCCATTCCCTCTTTGTAAGACTCGGTTTAAGTCTTTTTTCTTGTATCCTTGAGTTGCCATTACTGCACTCCTTTAATAATAGTCAAAGTTTGTCCTGTGTCGTGGAACAGATAAACTAATAGGTATCGTAAAGCGTCTAATAAACCTTCGTAACCTTCTGGAGTTTCTTCGTAGTCTTCTCTAAGTATGCCGTTTTTACCAGCCTTAAATTTGGCCGTACTAATTGCATATATAAGGTTTACGCAGTTGGGAGTAATAAATAACTTGGGGTAAGTTATTTGCTCTCCGGTCTCGGTCATCAAAGGTTCGCCTTTTGGTCCAAATTTAGGAAAATTCATCCATAATCGAACCATGTTGCAACCAATTTCTCGATCCTGTTTAAGTCCTACAGGTCTTTTTCCTAATACTTCTTGAAAATCGTCCCAAGCTGAACGACCGTTTAACTGAACTTGGTTTCCTGATACGTCCGCTACGACTTCTTCAAATCTTATGCGTTTTCTGTGTATCATTGGTAGGTTTTGTTTTTCCCACATCTGAAAAGCTATTTCTGTTAATTTAAGTTCTTTCTCCTTAATCATAGTGGCCTGCATATAGGTCGTAGTATGAGGAGTAAAGAGTTCGTCGAAAATTATAACGTCGCCAAATTTATTTACCTGCGCAAAAATAGTGCTGGCAGGTTTAGCGAAGTTGTGGTCGCAAGCTGCGTATACTGGCCCTTCGTCTGGGTGCCAATTATACGGGGTTACGTGTGGAGGCTTGTCCGACTCAGAAATTTCAGTAATAAATCCTGGAAAACAACTATCAGAAACTGCTTCAAAATCTGCAAGGTATTCTTGCTTAAATTTTAATAGTTTTCCCGATAATACGGCTTCTCTGTAGGCTTGGTCAATTTCTTCTTTGCTCTTTTCGGGAGTAGAAGAAATCATAGGGTTGGTATAACTACTTTTTTGAAAAGAACTCCATTCAGTCATATCGTTGTCGATATTTTTATTTGGGTCTTTTACTACTTTAAGTTCTCCCGACCTCTGTTTATTTCCTACTTGCCCGTTTAAGAACAATTTATAAAATCCGTTTTTTCCTCGGGGGGTGCTAATAAAAATAGCTGAACCTTCTTTATCCATTAAAGTAGGTCTCAGCATTTGAGTCCAAATATCGTCTAAGTTAACTTGTAAAGCGGCCTCGTCTACGATAACTAGGTCATTAGCTTCCCCAGCTAATCCGTCTGGTCGTTCCATAGATTTAGCTTCAAGTACGCTACCCCAGGGGGTCTGTAAATAGTAATCCCCTTTTTGAAAACGGGCTCTACCTTTACCTGGCTTACCTGGCTGAATTATTTTTAGTTGAGTCACTAAAATGTTATACAGCTCTCTGAAAACTTTTTCCGCTAAAGTGTAGTCTGGGCCTACCACCCACACTCGCCTATTTATTTGCATTAATACAGCAAGAGCTACTAATGAAGTTAATAGAGTTTTTCCCCAACGTCTTCCGCAGGCTAAAACTTTATACCGAGCTTGGTCTTCTAGTACTTCTAAATGCCCAGTGTGTAGAGGCATAACTAATTTACCTTGAGTAGTTCTAACTCCTTTTTCATTTAGCCATAAAGCTAATTGCTGAATATCTAATTCGTGTATTTTTAAGGGGCTACCTTCGGTATTGTACTGAACGCTCATAGTTTACTCATTTTTATCTTTTTTATGCAAAATTTTCTGAATTTCTCTAAAAGTATCTACAGTACTATCGTTAACTTCAGATTTTTCTACGTAATCTCCAGAAAGAGTTAGGTATATCTTAGCTGCCACGTCTGATTTAGTTACAGCTCGTACGTGTAAAGCTCTAATTACCTCTGACCGTTTTGCAGGTGAAAATAATTGGTCACTTCTAATCTTACTCCAAATAGCGTCGTCCCATCCGTCTTTTTTTAACCATTGTCTAACCGACTTAGCTGAGGGTACGCTGCTGAGAAGTAATTCTTTAGTTTCCTCTTCGTCTTTATATCTATTTTCAATTTCTTTTTTAAGTTCTTCTGTCAACTGAGCTGCAGAAGGCATACTGTCAGGATTAACTACGATATGAGCAGCTTGTATTTCCTGAAGTAACTCTTGAGTAAGGGTCCACTTAGAATCTCCGTTTTGGAGTTGTTTTACTGCTCGTATAGCTTCCAGTTTAATTGCAGCTTTTTCTGCCTTTACTGCTTGAGCTGGGTCGAGATGTTCGTATTTTTTTTCCTTTTCGTCCGACATGGCTCACCTTTGTTTCGATATCAGTTACAATTTTACTCTTCAGTTTGTTGTTCGTCAGCTTTGCTGAATTTTTTGTGCTTGTGGACTGCTTTTTCATGTTTTTCCTCTTTTTGAGGTTTTTTAACAACTTCTGATTTAATTGTTGGATCTTTGCATAAAAGTGCTTCAGGGTTTTTAAGAAAACTAGCATTACACTTTTTGTTCATGCACCGTTTAGGTTTAAGGTCTTTCCATTGAGCGATAACTGAAGTTTCCCAACCACAATTAGCGCAAGTATATTTAATTCTTTCCATATTCTCTCCTCTAAAATAAAAAAGGCGAAAGCGGCTTATGCCGCTCGCCAACCACGCAACTTGAACAGAGTGGTGTAAAAGGGCTCTAGAAAGGCCCTAATGCCCTTGGTATTTAACTATCCAGGGTTTCAGCCCTTAAAGGGTTCAGGACGAACCAGAGAAACACTTAAGGGTTAGAGAAGGGGAGGTAATTTAGTGTGTTGCCAAACTTGGCGTACTAATCATTACTGCAACCCGTCCTTTAATACCATAGTTTTTCCAGACTCGCTATTAACTAAAATAGTTTCTCCGTCTTTTTTGTCAATTCTGTAGAGCAAAGTCAAACCTAATTTTTCACATTCAAGTTTAATCACACTTAGCTCTTGACTATTCAGCACCTTCCCATCTTCAGTAACAGTAGGTACGATCTCGTATTGATCTGTTCCGGCCAAAGCTACGAACGACTGTTCGTCAAACTCTGACAACTCTACCATGAGCTTTTCAAATTCCTCTTGAGAAAGCGAGATGTCTTTAGTTTTTTTCGACATACTCGTACCTCTAATTATTTTGTATCGTATAAAGCCTTAACCCAATTTGAGTCTAGATTGCTAAGTTTAACAAACTTGGGGCTAAGTTCTAAAACTTCTTGAGTAGTATTTTTTAATTTCTGTTCTGTAACCTCTACCACTAAAAGCTTATCTTTGTTTATACCGTAAACTTTAAAAAGTCCTTTTCGGTAGGAGCATTGCACGTAATCCCCAGGCACAAAATCAAATAACCTAGCTCCCGTTTCAAATTTCTTTTTAGATTCTTGGTCAGTTTCTACCAAACGCTCTAAAACTGCGTTTATAAAGGTGTTAATAAAAGGGCTATTTCCCATATAGCACCATTACTAAGTCTTCTTCTGAGGCTTTTTTAATAAACTCAGATCGTACGTAAACGTCGGGTACTTCTTTTTGTTTTCGTTGCTTATAGTTTATAAGTCCGTAAACAAAGGGGTCTTTACTGAACCAATTTAACATATGGACTTCAGCTACTATATACACTTCGCCTCTAAATAGCACTACTTCGTCTAAACTGTAAATTTTAGCTTCTGCGCTATTTTCCATAAAGTATCCTTAGAACTCGTAGTTTTTTAGGGTCTTTAATTTCCTTTGCTGCCGCCAACGGTATATTTTTACCTAATATTTCACTGGATAAACTTTTTACACTTTGAATGTCCTTAATGTCTAAGCCTACATAACATTCAGGGTCACTATACAAAGTACAATAAGAATAGCCAATAATCAAGTAAGTACCTCCCTGGTACTCTATAAACCGCAGCTTCATGCTTGGCCTCCGAAATTTTTGCCCCTCACTTATATATATTGGAGGCACTCTTTTCGGGTTTTTAGCCTATTTTTTTATTAATTTTTTTATAACGTCTAACCTAAGTACTTGTAATTCCACACTAAATAAACTCAAGTCCTCAATATACATACTAGGGGTAGTAGTTCCGTCCTCCTCAAAATAGCTAATCAAATACTCAACTGGGATGTTTAATATGGGCACTGAAGGTCTATAAATTTCTACTAAAAATACGGTATTCCTTATTAATATTAAGGCTTTACCGTGTTTTTCTATCTCTTCATCTAGTAATTTTCTAACTTTCATCACTTGCCTATTATATAATATATACTTATTAAGTCAATATTAATAAAGTATATATTTATTTAATATAATAAGTAAAATATATTTAATAATATATTTTACTTATTTATATAATATATTATTTATATATAATTAATATATTTATTATAAATTATATTATTTATATAATATATTATAAATATTATCAAATATGTATTTTTCTTTAAAGGTTTTTAAACTGACTCTTTTAATAGAATACATAGGTAAAGTATTGTAAAGATTAATATAAACTCTACTACCTTGAACCCTATTGAGTTCCCACAAACTTGAGTCCTCCACATTTCTGTAAACTGCGCCTATTTTTAGGGTCATAAAAAAAATATAACTTAAGGGTTGACAGGTGTCAATAAGTTTTGTAATACTTTAGGTATGCCTACTTATTTTGACTCAGAAGAACTAAAAGCGTATCTGGCAGCCTACACCGCATACCTTCAAAGAGTTTTTGACACTAGACCCTCTGGAAATTTTAAAGTGTTGAGGCTCTCTTCTGGGGTGGTTTGGGAGATTAAAGACGTGTATTTTGCTAAAAACCTTTCGTACTACAGCTTTTCCGGAGAACCTTTAGAACAAAGGTTTAAAATTAAAAGCTGTAGCAGTAAAAAAACTAAAACAGTTTCGTTTGAAAGTCTTATTTACGAATTTCAACTGGTCGAAGTACCTCCTGCGTTTGCCACCCTTTACGGCCCTCCCCCTACTTTATCGAGAGAACGGCGCAATGGCCAATAACACTCAAACGTACTCAGGCCATTACTTCAGGGAGCTGGCGCTACCCCGACGCCGGGTTAAAGCCTTGCTCCCTACCGGGCCTACAACCCTTAGAGGCACCACAACGTGCAAGTAAAGCACCCTGACTTCCTATTTAAAGCTGGAGACGTACTAGTACACGTAGAAAACGTAGAGTTCATGGTAACTGTATTAAAGACTACCTACGTACCTCAACCTACAGACAAATTTACCCTACCAGTCCCTAGGTACGTCGTAGCCTACCCAGGTTTGGTTTACCAAGGAGTAGGTACAGAATTGGCTACCGCCTTAGTACACACTATGTTTAGAAAGGCTACTGACGCTGAACTTATCCTGTACGGGCCGGAGGCTAAGTGAGCTTTAAGGTAGGAGACCTACGTACGGCCATAAATCCTGGGGAGAAGGGGTTCACCTATTGTAAGGTAGTAGAAGTACTACCAGAAGGACTAAAATTAGAATTCGTAGTAGTAGACGACGAAACAGTAACTACAATACTAAGTATAATGACCATGAACAAAATATTCCCAATAAAAGAAACTACCCTTAAAACTAGACCCTTGACTCAAGCAGAAATTACCTTGTACGTAAAAAAAGAACACTTAAACCAATTAAGTCAACCTGACGAGGACTAAAGGCTTAACGATGCCCCCAAACTTTAGCCGATACCCCGTAGGTTTGATTTTGAAGACGTCCATGTACGAATACCAAATAACAGGGCACCACTACGTAGACAAATACTTGATAGGCTACCACGTAAAAAACTTAGGCACAGGTAGAACTTACACCGTAGGTACTAGTAGAATACATAGTAAAAGATTTAAAATAGTAGACCCAGTAGCTGAAATACTATACAGCAACCCCGAAAAATAATTTTTTTAAAATTTTAGAACTAGATGAAAAATAAAAACGAAAAATTAAAGCACCCCCCTTCCGACTCCCCCCCTAAGTTCGTACGAGGCCAAGTACTAGGTTTAACTTTAAAAGGAAAGATAGTAGGAGTAGAAATAATACTAGACGTATTTAAAGGCGTATATACAGTACTAACTCACTACGGAGATATAATACAAATAAAAACAAATACTTACGATAGTTGGCCTATTAGTTTAGTTAAGCCTATAACTAAAACTGAGATGATCCTGTACGGGAGTCAACACAAAGTCGCCCCTTTAAAAGGGCTCAGGTTGGTTTTTAAGCCCGACCCTATACCTGACCATACCCCTTGAGGTTTAAATTGAACTACGGCTAATTGTGTTCGTTGTAATTGAAGTGGTATAAGTGGTAGTGGTGTTAGTTTTTTGATTTTTAATTTTAAGGTCTGTGTCCCTCTGGTTATTGTGGGCGTATCGAAATGGTACGGGTCCCCCCTTTGGGGGGAGTAGGGGCACCCGACCAACCAAGCGTCTTGTATTAAGACACTCGGCCTGATTTTTTCCATTCTCTGATATACCGACAAACAGTCTCATTATTAAACGTACCTGTATAAGCCGCTGTAACTAAGCCGAAAGCATAAGCCAAACCGACCTTTGGTCTAGCTGATTTGTCCAATTCTGCAATGAATTCAGCCTTAGTTTTACCGGAACGAATCACTTCTTCTTCTAGTCTTTTAAATACATCTTGTTTTTTCATCTCATCTCTCCTTTGTTTTATTGTTATTATTATATCGGTTTTTTTTAATATAACTTAAGCAATTATTTCAACAATTCTTTAATGGCGGCCATTTTTTCTTGAGCTTGCTCGGCGTCAACGGTGAAACTAATTTTCAGTTTACCGTTTACATATACGTCCAGCCAGCCGTTTTGTCCGCCTTTGTTTGGTCTGTAGATTACTTGCTTGTTCATCTTGTCCCTCACTTGTTACACAATACTCTATTGCATTAGCCATGCCATTCATAAGTGACTGAAATTGCTAGTTATACCGGATTGAGACGTGTTTATTTTATTTACATTATTCGTACCAATACGATAATTATTTAAAATAGCACAACAAATACAGCTACTTAGGCTATTGTAGAACTTATATACATAATATATTAATTTGACAGTGTGGCTTATATTGAGACTCAGACCGGATTGGCCGACAAAAAACAGGGCCTCAATTATGAGGCCTTAGAGGTTTACTTGTGCTTGTCTAGGAATCTTTTAATGTCTGACTTAAAAGCGGAGTCCGTTCTCCAATTCACGATTCGCCCTGAATCTAAGTCAATGTCCAGGACTACATAATCCCCGTAGTGTTCGTCGGGCATAAAATCGGGGACATACCCCTCATAACCTTCCACAAGATACTTATCTCCGTCCTTTATGTCGCAATAAAACATATCACTGCACTTTACAGTCATTGTCATAATTCTCATAATGATCCTCCATTAAAAAATTAAAATCATCAATAAAATCAATACCATATATAGAGCCAATTCTAGTCTTTGTCTCATTTTAAGACTCCCATTCCCAGCCAGGGGCTGGCATGACGGACGCCAGTTTTTTGGTCCTAGACACAATATAGGGACTAAGCTCGGGCAAGTAAACGTCTCCCAGCTCCTCATAGTCGCCCAATACTAGACAAAACTGAAGGCCTTCTCCATAATTCTGGTCGGTGACATAATATTCCCAAAAATTTCTCAAAATGATATGCTCTATCACATTAATGGTGTGGCCGTCTTTGTTTCTCATCTTGCGCATAATGTCTCCCTTATTTAGTTATAGTGGTTTTAATTTCAGCCTTAGTTGGTATGGTCTTTGCTGTATAACTTATAACAAAGGCAGTAAAGATAATAAAAGTACCGATAATAAAAGTCTCAATTCTAGTCATAATTCCTCCTCCTAGTATAATTTTTTGATCACTTGTTCGTAAACGAATTGGCTGTTTTCATTGACCTCATTCAATTCCTCTTCAGTCAATGGGACGCCGTCAATCTCTGCATACCCGATGTATGCGTCACAAAAATCGGGGTAGTCCCAAAAAAATACACCGTCCAATTCGATATTGTGTAACTTATCTAAGTCAATCATGCTCTCTCCCTTGGTTATTTGTTCTTATCGGTCTGATTGTGGTTTACTTTAGTCTGTCTGGTATTTTTTTAATTCATTAGTGCAGTTTTTTACAGAATCTTTTAAATGAATAGATTCCAAAACCCATTTAAACTCATTCATATTATGATTTTTTGCCTTATCTAATGCATTTAAATAGGCTTCAATTGCGTTAGATGATACAACCTCGAAACCAATATATCTATGCTGAAAATTGGTAAAAGTCACGGTAAAAATCATGTCTTCAGTGAAGTCATAGTGACTTAGTTTGGTATGGTCAAGCTTAAGCATACTGTCTCCCTTGGTTATTTTCTTATCGGCGGCCTCAAAAAAACCTAAAGGGCCGCCTTAATTTTTATTTCACCTTATCCCAAGCAGTATTGTCGTACCGCTTCACTCCGTGATATACTAGTCCGATACGGTGATTCTCCCCTAGCGCCACTGTATCATCGTGAGACGCATCGGCGTAACCTTCTTTTAAGGCTTGCTCTAATGTCTCAAAAACCCTAGAGTGTCGGTCCTTAGTCGGGTCGATTAAATAATCCTGTTTACCGCCATAAGAGTAAATAAGAGTGAGGTTATCGGGTATGGTATTTGCATTCTTTAAGTCCTTTAAAAGCTCGACTTGCTTCGTATAAGCATAAAAGGGAACGTGAGGGAAGGCTTTCATAACCCTAAACCAAGAAAGAGTATAGTCCAGGCTAAAAAAATCGCCGCTATCGTGTACTCTTATGAGGGGACTCTTGCTTCGTTTTGAGGCAGTCTTGCAAGCCTTAGCGATATCAAGACTGATAGTGTCCACAAAATGCGGAGATAAGGCCAAGCCCAGCCGCTGTTCGTATTTAGCCGCAACATTGGAGAACAGATAAGCACCGCTCTTTGCATAACAACCTGCGACGCAGTGTTTCGCATTGGGACAGGTCTTCAGTCCGTCCTTGCTTAGGAAGGCCGGGATTCCCCAATTGTATAGATCAAAAACAGTAGAGCTACGCTTCATTTTTTCATTTTGACTTAGATATTGCATATCATCTCCTCGGTTATTTCAGTTTAATAAAACCCAACGTTTCAAGTAAATAAAGCACATTCAAGCTACTATTGGTAGCTGTAACCTGAACTGAATGCGTCTCAAAGTGAATCACTGCTCTGGTTCTATCTTGACTTAGTATGATCTTATACATAGTACGGTCTCCTTTGCTTATTATTAGTAGCAATATTGCTGCCAATTGTAAGTTATTGTAATCATTAAGGTATCAATATAAGAATAGGCTATAATTTGGTCAATAAGTGTATTAATATGAAAATTAGTCGTGTTTACAGTAGTTTGGCAGTTGTATAAGTTATAGTCGTATTTACGGCTCAAATTGAGACGGTGACACTTTACGCTAGATCGGTCCGGACCAAGGCAAATAAAAAACAGCCCTTTCGGGCTGCTTGGCACGCTTATTGCTTGCCAAAGGGGGATTGGATGTCTTCAGTCTTAGAGGCCACTAAGCCGTTCAGTTCCGCTTGCAAGCTTTGTAGTAGGGCCAGTCTTTCGTCGTGTTTAGACTCTAGGTCCGCTACCTTAGCCTTAGCATCATCAATTCTTTGCTCTAAGACGGCCAATTGTATCTCAACCTTTTGCAAGTTAAGCTTCTTAATCTCAATGCTTGGTGTTCTCATACAGTCTCCTCTTCTTTAAGTTAATCTTGTTAACCCTACTAGCAATGGTCGGGCCGCCGCTAACCCCTTGTATTCCTTAATAACGTACCACTATGAGCCGTATAACAGTTTTAATTCGTATAAACCTTAGCCGTACTATATTGAGTCAATAGGGGCTTAAAACCGGATTGTCGGCCTTATATTGGCACTGTATAGTGTTTTATAGTGAGTCGTCTATTTTTAATACAGTATGGGTAGGCGTACAATGGGTAGAATTGGTTTTATTATTAATAATATCAATAATTTACGTTATTGTCCGGATAAGCTAACCTTAATTGGCATTGGCATAAGGCTTGCAAGCGTACCATTATGAGCTGTATTAGTTTGAGCCGTACCAATATGAGTTGGTATAATTATTGCTATTATGCAATTTTTAGGCCGTATATCGTTTTGAGCCGTACCAATATGAGCCGTATCAATTTGAGGCGTATTAGTGTTAGTAATATACGAAAAGGGACTACGTTCAAATTAAATTTGGTTTTTAATATTAGAAATAGTGGTAAAAGTGGTGGAAATAGTGGAAATAGAGGTAAAAGTGGTAAAAATGGTAGTTTTATTAGTGATTTTAGGGGTTTGGGAGGCTGTTATGCGACCTGTGGTTCAAAAACTAGCTATTATTACCACTAATACCCATATCAATACTCCAACAATTTCAACTACTTACTCTAATTCTACTACTTCTAAAACCAACTCCCCTACTAACTGTACTACTACTTCTCACTTGTCCACTATTTACACTACTACGGAAGCTGAAAGGGCACTAGGTTCAAATTGGTTTGGCTTCTTTATTGCTACTACTAAAAGTACCCCTATTTTCTATAAGGGGGGTTATAAAAGGAGGTCGTACCTTTACTGTACTTGAGTCAAAGGGTAACCTCTTCTACTCCCTTTATTTATATATTATAAAAAGGGGTAGGAGTTTTAAAACTTTAATTAACTATAACTAACTTATATACTAACTAACTTATACACTATAGGAGGATTTATGAATTTAAAGGTAGGTATGGCCGCCCAGGTTTTCGAGGTAGGAGCTAAAGTTTTCGTTAGAACTCCAACTTACTACTACCTAGGCACGCTACTAGAAGTACAAGAAAGCTACATAGTTTTAACTGGAGTAAAGTGGGTAGGGCAAACTGGAGACCTCCACCAGTTTTTCACCAACCCCCAAAAGTTCGTTAAAGAGGCCGAGGCTTACCCTGAGACCATTAAAGAATTTAAGAACACGGGCTTTATTATGGACATTTGCTTGGTGCCTACTATTTAAACAACTGGCCCTAGCCTAAACTAGGGCCTATTTAAAAGGCTACTAAACTGTGAACTACTATAATAAACTACCAAGTTGGGTATATCAAGGTTCTAAGTCTGGTTTTAGGTCTAGGTCTTGGTCTGGGTTTTGGTCTGGGTCTGGGTCTGGCTCTTGGCCTATGTCTTGCTGGTCTGAGTCTGGGTCTAGGTCTCGGTTTAGTTCTTGGTCTATTTCTAGGTCTGGTAAGGAAACTAGATAGTATGAGCTACTACAATAAGCTACCAAATTGGTTATATCAAGGTTCTAGGTCTAGGTCTGAGTCTGGGTCTAGTTCTGGGTCTAGGCCTCGGTCTAGTTCTTGGTCTAGGCCTCGGTCTAGTTCTTGGTCTAGTTCTTGGTCTAATTATTGGTCTGGTTCTAGGTTTGGTTCTAGGTCTAGGTCTGGTAAGGAAAGTAAGTAGTATGAACTACTATAATAAACTACCACAATATATGTATTCAAATTATAAATCTAAAACTGGAGTTAAACCAAGGTCCATAACTACCTATAAATCTTGGTCTATTTGTGCGTCTAGGTCTTTGTTTGGGAGTATTACAATGTTTAATTCTAAATCGGGAGTTAATTCTAGCTCTAGATTTGGTAAAAAAAATAAATTAAGTAGGGGCATTGAATGAGCAACTTTAATTTAATCCAACAACTGTTAGCTAATTTTGTTATTACTTTAGCTTTCGTTAAATACGTTTTGACCCCTATATTAAAGTTTATAATTTATTTAGGTAGCATAAGTTTTTTTACTAGGCTGGACAATTGGTATACGATGCTATATAGATCATCATAAAAGCCTATTAAGTGTTTACAAAATATACAATTTATAAAAGTTATACGCTTTACTGAGGTTAAGGTGGCCGCCATTTAGAGCTGGGGGCGGCAAAGAAATTGCAGTAAGGTAAGCTTAACCTACGCTACAAACTTTAGAGGTTTTAAATGAGCAAAACAACAAAGACTAAACCTACTAAGCCTAAAACTATTTACAGCGAAGTAGCTGGTAGGCCCTTAACGCAAATTAACTTGGAGGCTAATTAATGGCAACTTACGTAGGTATTTTAATCGCCCTACACTTTTTTGGCCTATTTATAGCCCTTTCAGAACGTAGAGGGGACAAAGTATTCAACAACTTAGTCCGTTTAACGCTTTATTCTCCACTTTATTACTACGTTTTGAGTGTTTAAATTTTACACGTTTTCAAAAATTTATACAACTTATAACTGCCAGAATTAAATTACGGCTAGTACAAGTCGGCACAGTAGTTGTATTAGTAAAAACTAAACTGGAGGGGTTATGATTACGATTAGAAAAGACGCAGAATATAATTTTTATGTAGCTTACCTTAATAACGTAGCAATTTTAAGAGAAGGAGATATTCTAGTACTTCTACAAAAATTAACTGAATATAAAGAATTTTTCCAGGAGCAATAATGTCTAAGTATGAGTTAAAAATCATGATTTACGACGAAGGTTATCATATTGATGAAATTTTAGACGATGGTCTTGCTAGGAGGGTTTTTTGCTCCAAAAATTTTAAATGTAAGAACTTTAGGGGTCAAACAGATTGGTGCGCAGAAAATCAAGTTTACCAGAGAAGTTATGAAAATGACTCTATCCCTTTAGAGTCCGCCACAGAAATACCTAAAGCGGTTAAAATACTATTTTTGAAAGGCCAAAATGAATAAGTGGTCGCTTTTAGCCTTTTTAACGCTTTTAACGGCTTGCGGTTCGTTTCCTGACCCTAGAGGCCAGGTAGGTATAGCCCCAAGCTTAAAACCTTACGTAGCTGATTTTGAAGCGTATTACGGCGTAACAGTTAGTAGCTCAGTGAATTTCGTTAAAAGCCTACCGAATAGGAGGCTGGCGCAATGTAGAGTTTGGACTGCTAAGAAAGGAATACAGCCTTTTGTAACGACTAAAACTTTTACAGAAGTGGAAGTGCTTGAAAATAAATGGATTTATATGAGTACTCAAAGTCGTTTGGCTTTAATTTACCACGAACTAATCCATTGTGAGTTTAAAATCCCTTATCATATCGAAGACTTGCGGCCAGACGGCTGCCCTCAGAATTTAATGTTCTCAATGTTGACAGTGCCCTACTGTTTAGACAAATATTGGGAGTCATATCGAAGCTATTGGCGTTAGACCTGGCACTGCGTTTGCTAGTTTAAATAGTAAACGGAGGCCAAATGGACAACCAACAAACTCTCGAAAAACTTAGCAATTACTCAGGTTCTAATTCTTTTATCCTGAGTTTAAAGTACCAAGCTAAGAAGTACGGCCAACTATCCCCTAAACAATTAGAATGCGCTGTTAATTTCTTTACCAAGCAAGAGGCTACCAAAGAGTTTACTTATAAAGTACGGCAAACTATTACTATTAGGAAGTGGTTAGCTCAAAGTCTTGCTAAAACTCAAAAGCTACCTTTCTTTTTTCGTAACTTAGTTATTGAAGAGGTCGTTTCAGAAAGTAACAGAGCTATCCAAGTTAAGGTTTCTTTTAGCTCTAAGATAGCTTCTGTTTGCCATTGTTGCGGTAGAGGATTAGACAACCAGATTAGTAAAGCTACAGGTATTGGCCCTGTTTGCGCTAAGAAATACTTTAAGATTGAACGGCCTACTATAGACAAGGCTCAAGAAATTATAGCTAAGATTGAAGAAGAGGCCAAAATTGCTGGTATTATTGGCCCTATTTGGATACCCAAGAGCCAAATTGTCAGTGACGTACAGAAGATACTGTTCGGGGACGACTAATTTTTATACATTATTATAATTAGTAGGCGGTTTAAAGGGGTTAGCTGGCCGCCATTTGCATTTAGGGGTGGTACGGTAATTGCTACTATTAGAGTTGAACGAGCGGAGAATAAACCAAACCGCCGAGGAGAAGAAATATGCAAAAACTTTTTACACTCTTAACCCTAGTAGCTCTAGTAGCTATCGGTTGTTCAAAAAAGACAATCGTGCTGCCTGACCACCTTGCTAGAATTGTAGAGCTGGAGCGTAGAGCTGACCTTAACGACCAATTAGACTCTATGCGAGATATTGCTATTGCTGCTAATACCGCCAGTATTACTCTGCTACAACAACAACTAAATGCACTTGAATTGGAATTAAAGCAGCTTATTGAGGAAGAACAGGCTGCCAGAATTGCTGGAGATGAGGCACTAGCTGACAGTCTTGCTAGTTCTATTGTTTTGCAATCAGCAATTAACGCATTTGTTCAGTTTCAAATTGCAAGTATTAATACTAAAGCTAATTTGGCTCTTAGTAGAATTTCTACTTTAAAGGTTCGAGTAGACAATCTTGAAAACGATATCCAAGACTTGCAAACTCAAGTTGCCGATCTACAACATGAAGTTAGTTCTTTAGAGGATAGGATGTTTTTAGTTGAAGCGGCAGTAAATTTTAATTCTAACCTTATCTCTAACTTGCAATTGCAACTAAATGCGCTGGGTTTGGCGCAATTCTTTATTAATTTGTCTTTTCAAACTCAAATTAATAATTTAAAAAGTCGAATGAGTGATGTAGAAGGTGATATTACTCAAATTTTCAACGATTTAAGTTCTTTGGGCGAGGAACTTACTTCGCTTACTAGCCTTGTAAATCAGAACTACTTAGATATTCAAGACTTGAAAGACGACTTGAGCAACCTTGGTCAAACTATTACTAAGGTTATCGACCCTTGTGGCCCTATGAGTAACCAATCTCCTAACAATCCCGATGAAGTTTTGTTACAAACTAGCGAAGGCTCTTTGTTAGCTTGGTATCTTAACTTGGGTCTAGTAGAATTGCTTGACGGTAAATATGCTACTACTGATAGTCAAAGCTGCCATTTTGATGTTATCAGCGGTAACGTAGTAGAAAGAGGCATTCCAACTAACAAATCTGGAGTTAGGGCTTATAGCCGCCCCCTAACTGGCTCAGAGCCTAGCAATGGTATTCAACTTACCTGTATTGCTGACGAGTCTGTGTTACTCAATGCTTCTAAAGTACGAATTAGAACTAGCGTTACGCAAAATGTTAAAGTTAAACAGACTAATTCTAATGAAATTACTATGTTGGTAGAGGCTGGACGAGAAACTTTGGTAACATTCGACTCTCGTAACACTGTTATCGCAACTCCACAGTCTGTAGGAACACAACAAACTAAAGCTTGTAATAACTAATGGAGATACTTATGAAATCTTTAACTGTAATTTTAATGATGTTTGCCGTACCAGCACTAGCAGTAGGTCCAGCTCCAGAATACCTTAAGGGCGGTACTATTACCGTGACCCTTAAAGATGGTAAAAGCTATACCTTTTCTGCGGACGAATACGCAGTAGTAAAACGTGGCTCCGAAGCTTCTAAACCAAGTATGGTCGCTGAAGAGTCTAATCCAATTGTGTTAATCGTCAAAAAAGAAGAAAAGAAAAACCGAGTGACTATGCACGCTGGTACTGGGTACTATAAAATGCGAGATAGTTATTTAAGCGGTGCGTACACAATCTCTCAGAGTCGTGACGCTTTGCTGGGTATTTCTTATAGCAGAAAACTTAATGAAGAGTTTAGTATTGGTGGTACTATTCATACTAACGAAACTATTACTTTTGACGTAGGAGTGGACTTCTAATGGAAATCATTGTAAGCACCATTATTTCTTTGTGTGGTATTACAGTAGGCCCTGACCAATTAACGGTCAGGGACTTACAGTGTATCGACCATTTTAACAACTGTATAGTAGACAAGGGACCAGATTTTACGGATGAAGATATCATCCAATGTGTTAAAGAGGCTCCAGATGAAGTCCTCTGACGTAATTAAACACTACAGATTTATGGACGTAGCAATATATGTAAATAAAGTAATTATAGACTCCGAAAAAGGTTATTATAAAGTGAAGGGTATATTTATTAACCAAGGATACGTTGAAAGTTTTATTATTAATAAAAAAATTAAATTTAAAATAATGTTTCAAGACAAAAATGAGTGGTTAATATGTAACAATCCTTGGGCTAAATGTTTAAGAGAGCAAACTTGGAGACCTTTGTAACAGGAGTAAGTTATGAGTAAATTAAAAGTAAACCTACAAAAAAATGATTACATTTGCCAAAAGACTAATCCCGAAGACTTATATTTCGTTATAAAGACTGACTTACATAAAGTATTTCTTCGTAGAGAGAGCGACGACCAATTACTAACCATTCCTAAACGTATGGTCAATATTGCTTATATGAAAGTAGACCCTCAAGTAGCTAAAGTTCTTTACTCTAAAATGCAGGAACAAAATGATTAATATTTTGACACTTATTTTAATGGTTCCAGTGGCCGCCAAAACGCCCACCTTTGAGCTGGAGCAAGAACTGCATTGCAGTAACCAAGCTTTACCTATGGCTGGGGAGGCTTTTGTAAAACATTTTAACATAGATAAAAAAGTTCAACGACTACAGAAACGCTATGTACCTAAAGATATTGAGCCTTATGTGGGCACAGGTATTGCAATACATGAGATTATAGTCAATAAAAGGCTAAATTGGCGTTGGGAGTTTTAATATGAAATTTATGTGGGATTTAGCTATAGTCGCAAGTTTTTCTGTGGGCTTGTACCTGCACTACCTTAACTACCAAGAGTCCCTTAAAAACGAACCTAGTGAGTTAAGTTGGAAGATAGGTAGTAACTTGATATGCGAATTTCCTGTTCTATTGGAGACTGTAGACCATAACTATGTAGTAGACCAGGCTAAGTTTGACTGTAAGGTAGTGGCTTTTGAGCGTGCTGAATTGGTTAAAATGCCGCACTATACTTTAGATTGCTCTAAGAGTCGTATGAATACTTTTTTAAATTTAAAATTTCCAAAAACTATCGTTTTCAGTTATTTGCACGAACCTGAAAACTGTTACTATAAACAATAAAACAATATAAAAAATTATTAGGAGAAAATATGATTAAAGATTTACAAGAATTAATTTCAGAAAGAGAAATGTTGTGTTTTATGCTTATTGAAGCTGAAGGTGAGGAATATTACGACATTGAGCGTAAATTAGAAGAACTAGAAAATGAAATTTTTTTAACTAAAGAAATTACAGAGGAGAACGATAATGAAGAGTAAATATAAAGTTTCAGACATTCTGTTTCACAAAGAACAAAAAGTATTTTTATTTGTTGACGCTGTAGATTTTGTTAAAAATCAAAATTTATACACTCTCAAGGTTATGAATCCTACTAGCAATAAGGGTTCTAACGACGAGTGGAAGCGTTACTATGAAAGTAAGCTTGAAGACAAATGCGCTATAATTACTCGTAAGGATGTAGCGGAGGTTCTTTATGGAAAGAGTGTTTAATTTTAAACCTAATCAATTCTTAGTTGTCAAACAAACTGCTAAGAAGTTCTTTTCCTCGGAAAGTTTTATGGTCTTACAACAAGTACCTGACCATCCTATTTATGGTAATAGTTACGAATTGTTTGACCTTAAAAATTTAGAGAGGATTACTTATCCTACTTTGTTTGCTCACGATAGGTTGGTGGTAAATGAAAAAATACGCTCCTAAAGTTGTAGAGACTATGTACGCTGTACTTATTAACGGTAGTTTAGACACTACTTACGATAAACTGTCTAAAGCCAGAAAATATGTTAAGAGTATGCGCATTACTGAAGAAGTTCAAGAGGTACGAATTGTTAAGCAATGTACCTCTCAAACTACTTTAGACGTTCTTACGCCGCAAGTAAAGAAAACTTTAACTGCGGCTCAGTTTGATTGGATTGGGGAGTGACTTCCCCAATTTTTTTCGTTTCTTAAACTCTGCCACAATATTCCTACGAATAGGTTTCATTGCCTGTTTAGCTTCTTTAAAAGACCTATAAACGCCGCAAATATAGCCGTAGTTATCCACCAATAACTTAGTGCCATTGCGATCTGCGATGTCAAAGAAAACGTCAAACTCGAACTTATTTTTACTCATAACGACCTCCATCCGGATTGGGTTACTTAAACTGTACTCTGTCAAAAAAATAATGTCAAGTGTAAAAATATTAATCTATATATTTTGGGCGACACCAGTGTTATTAAATACTTATGTATGGTATATAAATTGCTTTTAAATAATACATAAGTATAGTATAAATAAGTAATAAAAATTAAATAAATTTTTATTACTTATTATATATAATATAAATTAATATTAGTATACACAATATAAAATTTATTATATATATTAAAATAATACTAGGGAGGTCTCACTTGACTGAAGAACTTAAAAATAAAATAGACATGATGAATTTGTTGCAAGTGCCTTACAATTCTGAACAACTGTTAGATGCGGATTTGTCTAACACAACCACTATTTCTACTGACCTTGAATTACGTTTAAGTTGGGGCGGATTTAGCTACACATCCAATGCTCCGTTTCTAAATCAAAATCCAATGTTAACCTCCTACCTACCTGAGCACTTCTTAATAGACTCTAAATGTGAGTTTGTTAAATCCGAAGTTTTGATGAATGGTGAGAAATATTTACTGGAGGGTAGTGGAACAGAATTTAAGTCTATAAGTTTTAATGAAATACTTTTTAAACTTTTAGGTAACAGTAATTCTTTTCCTAAACAAGTTAATATGACTATGACTATTACTCGTACCAGAGATGAGCAAGCTAGAACTGAGTATTTTAATAATTTGTTAGGGGGTACTCCAGAAGAAGTTTTAAATAAAGTATTTGGCTCTAAAATTAATGAGGGTGTCCTTAATGCAGTAAAGGGCGGCTATAGAGGTTCTTGGGGGTCTCCTTTTTCTGAAGGAAGCCTAAAACGAAATATATTTTCTAACTATAAGCATTCTATAGCCTTCCTTATTGAATATTTCTGGGGAAAAAAGTTACCAAAAAATGCCACTAATGAACAGTTTGCTAAGTTTCTAGCTTCAGCACAAAACCTTAGATTCGGCATTTGTGACGCACAAGCGGCTAAAAAGTTGACAGAAATAGTTCGCAGTCCTAAGCCTAACGTATTGAAATCACAATTAGAAAGTTTTGGCATAAAACCTGCTACTGATTTGAGTAGATGGTATAGAATGGGATACCTTGAACAAGTTGACAAAGAAGAACAAGTAAAGTAATAATTAAAAATTAACTAATAGGGAGGAATAATGAATATCAACCAATTTAAAGAAAGCTTGCCTTTCATCCGAGAAACTGGAGTAGCTGTACTGGTATGGGGGCATCATGGAGTGGGTAAGTCTCAAGCTGTTCGGCAGTATTGCGACGAAAATCAACTAGGCTTTGTTGACTTGCGCCTTGGTACTCAAGACGTTGGAGACTTGTTAGGTCTTGCCGACTTTAAAGTCAATGAGCGAGGAGAAAAAGTAGCTACTAAATTCATGCAGCCTACTTGGTTTCCTACAGACCCAGAGTCGCAAGGTGTTATTTTTCTTGATGAAATCAACCGTGGCCGCCGTGACGTATTGCAAGCTGTATTTCAACTGGTATTGGATAAACGCCTTCACGAATATAAGTTGCCTAAAGGTTGGTCAGTTATTGCTGCGGCCAACCCTTCTACCCAAGACTATGTAGTAACAGATATTTCTGACCGAGCTTTTTTGGATCGCTTTTGTCAGATTAAATTGGCTCCCTCCAAAACAGAGTGGCTTTCTTACGCAAAAAAGAAAGGTTTTGACCCTTCTATCGTGCAGTTCATTTCTGAACAACCTGCAATGCTTCAGGGAGAGTTGGAAGCCTACGACCTTGGCGTGACCCCTTCTCGTCGGTCTTGGGAGGCTGTAGACAAGCTTATGAAGGCCAAACTGCCTGTCCACTTGCGTAGAGACCTTATTTGCGGACTTGTAGGCACAACGGCTGGCACAGCATACCTTAAATCTTTGGAAAGCGAAGACAAACCTATCACGGCTAGAGAAGTCGTGGAAAATTTTGAAAATGTGAAGGCTCGCATTAAAAAGTATTCTAACGCTAAAACTGGAGGTCGTATTGATATGCTTAAATATACTAGCGACTCTATTCTTGAGTTGGCTCAACAGTACACTCAAAACGGTAAACAGTTTGAAGCTTCAGAAAAAGATAATTTGGGACAATTCTTGTTGGCTATCCCCAAAGATTTAGCTTTCGCCTTGTGCCGTGAACTTTACATGGAAGAGTCTGCACGCAAAGTTATTGAAGAAAGCAAAGAACTTCTTAAATTGTTTGCTGATGCTCGTAAATTGGAAATTGAAGGTATTAATTAATTATTGAGGGCGGCCTAATGTGGCCGCCTAATTTGACAATTTTTAGAAAAGGGTTTATATTGAAATAAAATGCCAATCTGGGAGGATTTGTGGCAAAGAAAAAGAAAGTAGAAGAACAAGACATTAAGCAAGACCCACAAGACGTTCTTGAAGAGACTATGATGGAGTTGGTATTTTCTGAGCCTTTTTATGCTAACTTAATGCTTAATATGAAAAGAATGTTCACTACTGATATTCCCACTTTAGGAGTTATGCCTCCAGGTACGGAAATGTCTGGAGACCAGATTGCGCTTATTGTTAATCCCTACTTCTTTTGTTCATTGACATTAAAAGAAAGAGTAGAAGTATTGAAACACGAATGTCACCATGTAATTATGAACCATTTTGTCCGTTTTCGAGACCTAGAGCCGCAAATTTATGATGAGAAAAATCCTAAATCTATCAGTAGTAAAATTGAAGATGCTATGAACGCTAGTACGCTTAATAAAGCGGCAGATTATGCAATCAATGAGTACTTGCCAAATTTACCTAAGAATTTTAAAATTTTCGACAAAGAAGGCAATCCTATAGTTCACGACAAAGAAATGCAAGACCCCAAAGACCCGACAAAAAAAATAGCTAATCCTAATGCTGGAAAAGCTATTCAAACTGGCTGCCTTTTAGTTGATGAACTTAAGAAACAGATCAAGGGCGTTAAGAACAGACAAAACACTGAGTACTATTATGAGATTTTGTGTCAAGAAAATGAAAAAAATCCTCAAAGTGGTCAAGGTCAAGGTATGTTACTTGACGACCATAGTATGTGGCACCAAGGTAACGCTAGCGAAGAAGAAATTACAGCAAAAGTAAAAGAAGTAGTTAATAAGGCTGTAGAGCAAACTGACCAGAGAGCTATTGGAAATTTACCTGCCGATGTTCAAGCTGCTATAGAAGCTCTTAATCATGTACCCAAAGACTGGAGACAAGACTTGCAAAGATTTGTAGCTAGACAAATTGAAATACTCGTAGAGTCTACCAGAAAACGTAGAAATCGTAGGTACGGTATCCTTTACCCAGGACTACAAAAATTACCAGTAATGCACCTAGCAGTCGCTATCGACACTTCAGGCTCAGTAAATGACGAAGAGTTGGCTCAATTCATCGCTGAAATTGATAGAATCCATAAATTAAATGTTAAAGTTACTGTTATTGAGTGTGACGCAGAAGTCCAAGCTGTTTACGATTTTGACCCAAGAAAGAAAATTCAAGTTAAAGGTAGAGGAGGCACTCGATTTGCTCCAGTGTTCGAGCACATTAAAAATAACAAAATGGACGTCGATGGCTTAATCTATTTAACTGACGGCGGATGTTGGGAGTCTTCTTCAGATATTGAAAAGCCTCGTTATCCTGTTATGTGGGCTGTGCTAAAAAGTTATGCTAAAAACTTTAATTGGTCTTGGGGATCTAAAACAGAGATTGAAGTAACTAAAAAAGTCCGTAGGTAGTAGTTGTGGGAAAAAAACTGAGTCGATACATAGAAGAAATTAACGGTCAGCAAGTTACCGTTAAAGTTCTAAAGCCTCATAAGAAGGCTAAGAACTTTAACAAGAAACGAGCTACTGCTAAATGTCCAGAGTGCGGCTCTAATTTGTATGTGGATGAAGTAGGAGCATTAGATTGTGACGGATCTTTACTTAAAACTTGGGAGAATCTTTGTAAAGTGTACCACGAAGCAGACGACCAAACTAAAGATCAAATAATGAATACTTTGTCAGATAAAGATAAATTTCAAGAACTTTACTGGCGTTGGGCAGTTTCGATTGAAAGTGGCGGCACTGGGCTTACCCATTGTGGCTACACTAACAGGCTATACCCTCCCATAGCCTCTAATAAATCGAGGCTGCCCGACCCTCTTTTTACTAAGAGAATAGAAAGGCAATTAGGTAGAAATTTAACTGAAGAAGAAATACTTGGAGAAGTTGATTTATGGTACTATAAAGGCCAATACTTAACTAAGTGGCGCAAAAACGCTAAAAAAGTAGTAATACCTATTATTACTATACCAGACGAGGTATAATACTGATGATGACTTTACAAGATTTACTAGACTTAAAAAGAGGCGATTTAGTTTTGTGCTTAGAAACAGAGAGTAATGAAATTAGCTTTAATGGGGGAAGTTTTACTAAAGGAAAAACTTATGTTGTAGGGGGAAAATATTTTAACGGTTGCAAACAAGAGTTAGCTAAAATAATAAAAAATAAAACAGGCCTAGACTTGGCTTGGCAGAACTTAGTGCCCATTAAAAAAGACGACCAAAATCAAAGTAATGGATGGAAACATACTAACTTTGTAAGCTTAAAAGATAAAGACTTGACAACAGTTAAAATACTGTATGGAATAGAAGGATGAACATATTTTTTACGGACACCGACCCTCATAAAGCTGCTATAAGTCTCGACGACAAAAGAGTCGTGAAGATGGTCTTAGAGACTTGCCAAATGCTTTCTACGGCTATTAACGAAAATGGCGGAAAAGCTCCCTATAAAAGTACTCATAAGAACCACCCTTCAAATGTTTGGTGTCGAGAAACTAGAGCTAATTGGACTTGGCTATGGCTTCATGGCAAGGCTTTGTCAGAAGAATATACTTTTCGATACGGTAAGGTGCATAAGTGCGACGACATATTAAAACAACTACTAGAAATGCGCTTAAACTTACCAGAAGGCCCTCTGACGACCTTTGCTAACTGTGCCGCCCACCAAGGAAAGGGGTTTAACTTCAAATTAATTTCGCCTGTTACAGACGCTTATAAGCTGTATTTAAACGCAAGGTGGTCCACTGACGCTAGACCCCCTCAATGGACGGGGAGAAAGGCTCCCGATTGGAGTGATTATGCTTAATCTAATACTCAGCTTATTTACAGTAGGCCTACTTCAAGCAGAAGATTGCCAAAAATTTCCAGTATATTGCCACATTTTAAAGAATAATCCCAAAATTAATAAAAACTATGCTAAAGAATTAGCTTCTATTATTAGGCGTAGAGCTGCTCACTATGAAATAAACCCTTTTCTAGTTTCTGCTATTTTTATGCAAGAATCTACTTACAATCATAAAGCGAAGAACTGTACTGAAGGTCTAGTAGAAGTAAACATACCTGATAACAAAGGTTTAGAGCGACTAATATACTTTGAAGGTAATACTTGTAGAGATTTTGGTATAGGTCAAATTAATTACAAGACTATAGTGGCTTATGACTTACACCCTTACAGATTAATTAACGATTTAGAGTACAGCGTGGAACAGACTATTAAAATACTTAGAACCTACAAAAGAGTTTATGGTAGCAAAGAAAAATATTGGTGGACCAGATATCACTCAAGCACTCAGGAGTATGCAGAAAAATACCGTAAAGACGTATTGCGTTGGTTGTAATGAAAGAGAAAGACTTTAAAATTAAATTCAAACCTGCGGCGTGTACTAAGCCTCCTTGGGCTAAATTTATTACTGGCGACGACCAGAATAAGGTACTAGCTAAGATTCGAGAAGAGGCTAACTTTCACTACGGAGAAAGTTACGACGAGTGCCCTAAGAGGTTTGTGTGCATTGGTAAAGAGTGTATGGGCCGCCCTTTACCTTGGAAATCTGAAACAGCCGCCCCCTACTTAGAAAAGCTTAAAGAAACGCACACAATAAAGGATAACGAGTTATACCTGTCTAATTGCGATACTTGCCCAATCGTTAAAAAATGTACTGCAACTTGTAGTCAAGTTAATGACTTTATAAATAGGTGGAAAAAACCTGAAGTAGAAGTAGTTTTAGTAGAAAATTTAGACCCCCATGTAGATGAAAACCCTTCTTTTACTATACCCACCATAACAGATCAAGAAGTGCCTTGGGACGTACTAACAGAAGAAAAACAAAGAATAGTAAAAAAAAGATTACACCTGCAAAAAGACTTCGCAACTATAGCTAAAGAAGAAGGGTTGTATAATCAAAAAGATGCTACCTATGTTTTCTACTCTAGTCTCACTAGATTGAGCCAATTTGCGGCAGTTAGAAAATTTTTGACTGAAAAAGGTCATCAATTAAAACCCAAACACCTAGACTTACTCAACAAAATGTATGTAGATAAAAAAACTTTGACAGAAGTTTCTAAATTATATAACCTGAGTCCCAGCACTGTTTCCGAAAAAGTTAATACTATATTTAAAAAACATAACGTTACTTGGCATAAGTTTGTTAAAAAAGTTAAAGTTGCAGGTAAAACAGAGATTATTTACTCTATACCAGAAGTTTTGAGGTCTGAATGAATAAGGCACTACAAGTTCTTAAAAACAAAACTAAAAGGGAAGATTTTGATAGTTTAATGAAAACTTACAAGGAGGGTCGTTACGAAGAGGCGGCCCACAAATTATTATTGTCCCTGTCGCCAGAGCAAAGATTTACTATCTTATTAAGTATATTTAAGAAATCTCAATTTAGATCGTACTCAAACGCTATGAAAGAAGTTTCACATTACTGTGAAAACTACCTAAAAACTAAAGATTTAGCTATATTAGAAGAGTTAGGAGCTAAATTTTCTGCAATGGAGACGGGTTTTTTCCATTTGTTTCAATCTTGCGTACACTCTATAATTTCCGCCGCCAAGGGCGAGGACGGTTTTTATATGCTAGGAACTTTAAGTTATTCCTTGAATATAGCTCCTACCGAAGATAGTATGGAAGAGTCTAATTTTTTTAAAGAGGTATGTATAACTTTAGCAAAACATAAATGGCCTGAAAAAGCTCAAGTTTTAGAGGTATTATATGGAAATGGCTAAAATAATTAAAATTATTAAGAATAACATTGCCGAGCACGAAAAAGAATTGATGTTGGTTCAAGCTAATATGGACGGAAAACAAAAAAACTTGACATCGGGCAAATCTCCAGATATAAAAGAATTAAGTAAATTAGCTGTACTGAAAGATAAATTACTATTTCATAAAGCGTGTAAAATGTGTTTAGAAGATTTATTGGAGCAGGTAAACAAAAATGAAACTAATTAACGGCGAAGGCAATCTTAAGTCTAAAATAGTATTTGTAGGCGAAGCCCCTGGAGAGCAGGAGGAAATTTGCGGCAAACCTTTTGTAGGTAGATCCGGTAGTATTCTACTAGAAACTCTTATGAGTTATGGAGTATTTCGAGATCAAGTCTACCTTACTAATGTAGTTAAATTTAGACCTCCAGAAAACAGAACTCCCACAGACTCAGAAGTACAACAATTCCTACCACTACTTAGAGCTGAACTAGCTTTAATTAAACCTGAAGTAGTAGTTACTCTAGGAAGAGTCGCTACTGAAGCTTTACTAGGACAAAACATCAAAATAACAACAGAGAGAGGAGTCGCAAGACCCACTTTGGAAGGTTACTTTGTAGTACCTACTTATCACCCTTCTTTTTTAGGTAGAGTAGCTAACAGCTATGAAAATTTTCAATTAGACATTAAAAATGCAATAAAAAGAGCATATGGACAGAGATAAAAAAGTGACACATATAGACAGTAAAAGAGTAGCTAAATTAGAAAAAAACGGACATTACATATCTTTATTAGAAGAATTTGATATATTAAGAGCAAAGTTGATGTATTCTATGAATATGGACGCTACAGAAGCAGTAAGATTAGTAACACTAACAAAATACTTTCTTAAACACGCTCATTCAGAAGCCTTTAGGCTCCATGTGCAGCATATTTATGATAGGTATATAAAGGACTACAATTTATGAAATGTTCTTACAGTCAAAGCCAGACGTATATTTCTTGCCCGACTTATTGGAATTGGTTATATAACGAAAAGTTACAAGGTCCAGAACAAGGTGCTAGTTTACACTTTGGTTCTGCGTTAGACGGAGCTATTGAACATATGCTCAAAGGCGACCAAAACTATATTCAAAAATACGAAAAAGCTATGGATGTGCAGTTTCACTTCGGAAAACAAATAGTATTCTTCGATAATCCAGCAGTAGTGTATAGCTACTCAGATTTTGACAAAGAGTTACTAACTGATTCAGACATAGACCAATTAAAAACTTGGGCATTAGATTTAAAACTTTACGCCAACGCCAATCAAAGTGGATACAAACTTAGACAAGATATGGTAAGCTTGTATGAAGGTATTGTTAAAATTAAGAAGAATCCGTACAAAAAAATGACTTCGGCACAAAAAATGTTCTTTAATAGAGCTTCATGGCTTTCTCTTAAACGTAAAGGGTATTATATGATCGAGTCCTTTAAAGAACAATTTTACCCTAAGATTACTAAAGTCTTGTCTACTCAAACTCAAGCTTTTATTAAAGACCCCTCAACTGGAGACAGTATTCAAGGTTTTATAGATATGATATTAGAGATTGAAGGTTACGATAAACCTATCATCTTTGACTTAAAAACTGCCGCCAGACCCTACACCCAAGACCAGATAGACCATAGCGCACAGTTGACTCTTTATGCTGGTATGAAGGGTCCAGAGTACAACACTAATTTAGTTGGGTATGTAGTTCTTTGTAAAAATATCAACAAAGAAAAAGTTGCTACCTGTAAATCTTGTGGTAATGTTCGTAATGGTAGACATAAAACTTGTGATGCTGATATTAAGGGTATTCGCTGCGGTGGAGAATGGGACGAGAAGATTGTCCCTAAGCCAGAGGTACAAGTCATGGTCCAAGAAAAAAGTCAAGAAGAAATTAATAGTGTATTTATGGATATGGGTAATATTATTTCTGCCATGAAACAAAAAATCATTTACAAAGATACAAGTAAATGCGAGAATTGGTACGGTAGTAGATGTCAGTATTATAATGCTTGCCATAAAAACGATTTAACTGGACTTGTAAAAAAGTAGGAGGAAATTATGAAGTCATTAGCCAAAAAATTAGTTCTGATCTTGTCCGAGGCTCAGAAAGTAAAAAAGTCTGGAGTTAATAAATTTGCTAACTACCAGTACACTACAGAGTCGGATTTGCTTGAACTTATTAGACCTCAGCTAGTAAAGCATGGGATCTTTGTATTTAGCTCTGTAGACACAGTAGAAGTCACCAAAAGTACTACAAAAAAAGGCGACGAGAATCTTATTACTACGGTTATCACTAAACATACTTTTGTCGATAGTGAGACAGGTGAAAGTTATGAAGTTCGTTCCGCAGGACAAGGCGCAGACCAACAAGATAAAGGTATCTATAAGGCTATCACTGGCAGCACTAAATATATGCTTTGGAAGAATTTTCTAGTGGAGTCTAACGACGACCCCGAAAACGATAGTGCAAATGCTTCTTATGTTCGAGGCGATAGCTCTAAATCTACAGTGCCAGCTCCTGCAATTTCCGCACCAAAAAGTTTTTCAAAACCGATTAAAAAAGTTGACGTAGAACCTACAAAAGTAGAAACTAAAGTAGAAGCTCCAAAGGTAGAAGCTAAAAAAGAAGAGGCAGCTCCTGTAGAGAGAAAGACTTTTGGACAACGTAAATTTGTGAAAACGGAGGCAAATTTCTAATGGAAGAATTAAAAGTAGAAGAAAGTCAAGAGAAAAAAGAAATTCTAACAGAGGTCACTTCTATTGCCCAAGAGGAGCAACGAACAGGTAAATCTATTCCTATGCCTAGCCCAGAGGAATTGGTAGCAAACTCAAGTATGGCTATTATTGCTAATCGAAAACACTTGGCGAATATTATGCCTAAACTAGGTAAAAAAGCGTTGCAGAGGGCAGTATTGGCGGCTATCGACCTCCCTAAAGACGGAGAACCAGTTCGACTTCTAGGGGACGACGAAAAAATGGCTTTTCGCTTGATGCAGAGTACAATTCGTGCTATGTTTACTGTATTGTTTTACCATACTTCAGAAGAAATTATTAAAAAACACAAAGAAGAACAATCCAAAAAGGAGGATGCGCATGAGTAAAGTACAATTCGCTGTAGGCTGGCTTCGAGAGTTTACTGACAAAAAGACAGGTCAAACTCAAGAATACATTTCGGCTGTAACTGGAGGGGACCGTAAGAACCCTGTAAAGTTATTGGTCGAAGACCAAGCTGGCAATCAGCACGTTGTAGAGAACTTTGCAGTCTTTTTCTCTCCCCCAGGCGAGAACCCAAAGGCTCCACAAGTTTCTTTTACTGCAACACTTAAAGACTAATTTAAATTGCTTTTGAACAGGTTTTTTGATAGGGAGTGAAGAGTATGCAAGTCAGTCAACAAAACGAAGCCTTGAATGGTCCTTTTTGGGTTCGTCTATGTGAAACAGTTTCAACTAAAGGTGAGCTGGTAGAAGTAGACGTAATCAGGAAAAAAGATAAGCTATTACAAAAGATCGGAAACACTAATAAAGATTGGTACTCTTCACTCTACTACTACGGATCTGACGCAAAAACTCACTGGGACACGCATCAGTCCATGAAAGGTTATAAGGGGTCTGCTTACACTAACAGACTTCTTTTTGACTTCGATAGCAAATTAGACCCTGAACAAGCTAAAGATGACGCTTGCACTTTACTTGAAAGGCTGGCTAATGAGGGTGTTGATGTAGCTAATTCTTGCCGAGTGTTCTTTTCCGGCAATAAAGGTTTTCATGTAGAAGTCTTAGTAGACCGACACTTCAAACCAGAAGAACTTAAACCTATATGCGCTAATCTTGCTGTAGATTTAAAAACTTTTGATACCTCAGTCTATAATACTACCAGACTTATCCGTTTAGTTAATACTAAACACCAAGAGTCTGGATTGTATAAAATTGAAATTTCTCCAGACGACATTCTTAATCTCTCTGTAGAACAAATTAGAGATAAAGCTAAAACTCCAGTAGAATATCCAGAGTATGAACTTACTCCAGTAAAAAATTTAGACTTCCTAAAGAAGTACGAAGGCAGTTTTTCGCCCCTAGCTAAACCAGTAGAAGTTGATGTAGAAGATGTCGATGGAATTAGAGGACTAGATCAGATTGACTTTTCTAAAATGCCCAAAGGTATGCCTAGATGCCTTTATGCGCTGTCTCATGGAGTTATGGCTCCAGGAGAAAGAAATCACTTGTTCTTTCGTTTAGCGGCTTACTATCGCAATCAAGGTATGACTAAAGAAGTCTGCTACAACACTCTTAAAGGTGTTGCTAGAGAAAACTTTAGATTATACCCTGAGTCAGGTCCAGTCACGAAAGAAGAAATATGGAATACGGTAATTAATAGCGTTTATAGTGATACTTGGAAACAAGTACCTGGAGCTACAGGCACAGATGCCGAAAACTCTCTTTTGAAGAAATACTGCCTAGCCTGTGACCGATTTACTGAAAAAAAATGCTCCCTACACACGTCGTCTACTAAAAGAGACGAACCTGTTCAAATTAGTGATGTTTTTGATAACTTCAGAAACTTCGCAGAAAATTTTGATCGCAATAGTGTTAGAACAGGTATTGAGTTTATTGATAAGAATATGAATATTTCCGTAGGCACTACTACTCTTATTGTGGGAGCATCGGGCTGCCATCGAAAAGGTGAGAAAGTTTTGATGTACGATGGTACAATTAAGAAAGTAGAGGACATTGAAATTAATGACAAACTTATGGGGCCAGATTCTAAACCTAGGACAGTATTACAACTTTGCCGTGGAATAGATGCCATGTATAAAGTGACTCCTGTAAAAGGCTCCGCATTTTACGTAAATGGTAATCATGTGTTGAGTCATTTAAACTCGCACAATAATTGGCAACATTTAACTATTAATGAATTGTTGGCACGAAGACAAACTTCAAAAAATACTGGTAGAAAACTAGTTAGAACTGGTGTAGATTTTCCAGAAAAAGAACTTAAGGTAGACCCTTATATGTTAGGTATCTGGTTGGGAGATGGACACTCTTCGGGATCAACATTTACTTTCCTAGACAGAGAACTTATAGACTATGTAAAACAGTACTGTCATTCCCAAGGTTTACAGTTTGCAGAACAACCCGTTAAAAATACAATTACCAACTACTCAGTCTCTAGCAAAACCGCAAAATTTTTAAATAATTTGAGATTTTATGGTCTAGTTAATAATAAACACATTCCACACGATTTTAAGACGGCTAGTAGACATCAAAGACTAGAATTGCTGGCAGGTCTATTGGATACTGATGGACATTTAAATACTAATTGCTTTGATATAATTCAAAAAAGAAAAACTTTAGCTGAAGATATAGTTTTTCTGAGCAGAAGCTTAGGTTTCGCCGCTTATTTGACTCCGTGTACGAAATCTAGTCAAACTGGTAAATCTGGTTTATATTATAAAGTCAGTATTAGCGGAGACGTTAGTGAGATACCTACTAAGCTGCATAGAAAAAAAGCTACTAAACGGCAGCATACTAAAGATGTCTTAAAGACTGGATTCCAAGTACACAAAGTAGCAGAGCAAGAAGAGTATTTTGGTTTCCACGTTGACGGAGATAATTTATACCTACTTGAAGATTTCACTATAACTCATAATAGTGGTAAGACTACTCTAGGGCTAAATATAATGGAAAGAGCCAATGCTCTAGGTCAACATACCGTATTTTTTAGTTTAGATATGCATCAAAATCTTGTGTACCTAAAATTAGCTCAAAAGTTGACTAACTATAGCCAAAAACAGATTCTTCATATCTTTCAAACTAGACAGAAAGACAAGATGGATGAAATTCGAGCCGTTATTGCTGAAAAATACGGAATGACGTTCTTTGACTTTAATAGTACGTTGACCCTTCAACAAATGCGAGACAAGGTACTAGACATTCAAGATAAGAATGGTGTAGATGTAAAATTAGTGCTAGTAGACTATGCTTCTCGTATTACTGGGGAGTTTAAGGATTCCTACTCTCAGGCCAGAGCTAACGCTCTAGGCTCTACTGGAGTAGCTGTGGACACTAATGCTGCTTGGTTGTATATCTCTCAAGTATCTCGCCAAGTAGGGGACAGTTGTACTCCTCTAAGAACTAAGAGAGCCGCTAAGGAGTCTGGAGACTGGGAAGAGTCTGCAACGAATGTGGTTACTGTGTGGCGGCCTTTTGAGGGCGACCCTGTACGAGACGATGTTATGCGACTTTACCTAGCTAAAAACCGTATGGGGCAACAATTAGAGCAAGTTTTGCATTGGGATGGTTCTAAAGGTATTATTAGAGACATGGATGAAGATGAGCTGGCTCTATATGAAGAGACTAGAGGGCAAAAAGAGGAGAAGGAGTATCTAAAGTCTAAGTACGCAGCCAAGACAGGAGGCTAATGTGTATCAGATATTCCAAGAACTCGAAGCCACAAACTCCGTAGTACGAAAAGCTGAGATATTGAAATTAAACTCAGACAATGAAAATTTTAAGCTAGTCCTAAAACTAGCACTAGACCCTTACACCCTATTTCATATGAATAAGCTACCCGACTTTGAGCTTAATAAAAGCGGGGTCGTATGCTTTAAAAAATTTTTCCAATTATGCGAAAAATTAAGCAAAAAAACCTTAGTGGGTAATGAAGCTAAGAAAGAAGTTAAAGATTTTCTTGAGAGTCAACCTGAAGAATACGCCAAGTTGTTTGCTAAGGTCATATCTAAATCCTCCATAGGTGTAGGTGCTAAAACTATAAATAAAGTTTGGCCCAACCTAGTACCAAAATTCGACTTAATGTTAGCCCCTAACAAAATTCCAGACCTGGCTTCGGTACATTACCCTTGTGTAGTTCAACCTAAATTAGACGGTTATAGATGCCTTTACATCAAAGGTAAGTTGTTTAGTAGGGCAGGTAAACCATTCGGAAATAAAAATTTACAACCTTACTTTAATAGCTTGGAATCAGTTAAAGGTTATGTGCTTGACGGAGAATTATACGTCCACGGCATAAACTTCAACTCTTTAACTAAGATTCTTAATGCAGAAGATGCTAAATTACCTAATAATTTAAAGTATTACGTTTATGATTGTGTAGGCGAGGACTCTTGGTTCAAACAAAGTAAAACTCCTAGCTATAAAACTAGATTAAACAGAGCTAGAGAACTATTAAATGATACTATATGTGATTATGCTAAGATTATAGACACTCCTAGCCATGAATGTGACACTCCAGGCGAGGCGTTGGAGATATATAAAAAGTATTTGCAAGAAGGTTATGAAGGAGTTATGATAAAGAATGTGAATGGTTCCTATCAATGGAAACGGGTCACGCTATCCACAGGAGAGATGGTTAAACTAAAGCCTTACACTACACTGGATTTAGTTATCACTGATATATATGAGGGAGAAGGTAAGTTTAAAGGTATGGCAGGCGGTGTGGTTGTTGATAATGCTGGTGTCTCCGTTCGTGTTGGTACTGGCTTTGATGATATTACTAGAAAAGAAATGGCCGAATCACCAAATGACTTTATCGGCAAGACAGTTGAGATCAGGTATTTTGAAAAGACTCCAGATGGTTCGCTCAGGCATCCAAGCTTTTGCAGATTCCGACCGGAAAAAGATTAAGTTAAGGAAGTGAGGATAAATGTCAAGTATAAGAAAAAGATTTGACCCAGAACTCTATAGAATAAATGACGAACTAGCCAAGTCTACCGTCAGGAAAATTATTGATAAACGTAAGTTTAAGATTGAGGAAAATTCTAAAAAGACTGGTGTGGATCTTTTAGTATATAATAAAGGACAACACGTTCTAAACATAGAAACTGAAATTAAGAAAGTTTGGAAAGGGTCAAACTTTAAATACGACAGTGTTCAAATTCCAGAAAGAAAGAAAAAATTTACTGGACTAGAAGTTCCGACTTTATTTGTAATGTTCAATGAAGATCAAACGGATTATTTAGTTATTAAGGATAAAACTTTACTCGCTTCTCCTCTAGTGGAAGTACCGAATAAATACGTTTATAAGGGTGAGTTGTTTTTTCAAGTGCCCTTGGCTGATGTTGTATTTAATGATATTAATACTGTAATTAAGGAGGTATTAAATGGTAAATAAACCTACATTTGGAGTGAGCCTGGGCCCCAAACAAGAGGGCAGTTATGAAGACATCCAAAAGAAACGGTCAGAAAGACCCGAAGTTGGCGCAATTTGGGAGAACACTACTAAGAGTCAATCTAAGTATATGAATATTAGATTTAAAATTCCAAAGTCTGAATTACTAAAGTTAATTGAAGATTCTAGTCTTGACAACGAAGGTAAAGTTACCGTTAGTTTTATTGCTTTTCCAAATAAAAAGGAAGAACCTAATTCTAAACGTCCATCTTTTAGAATTTATAAAGAACTTAGTAAGCCTAGTGAGGAATAAATGAATATTATTTTTATTGATACCGAAACTACTGGGATTGATAGTAAATGTAACGGTATAGTAGAGCTGGCCGCCTACTTGTATTGCGACGACGAGTTAGTAAGTAATTATAATGCTGCCGTTTCTATGAGAAAACAACAAGCTGCCGGACTTACTGTAAGTTTAGGTGCTCTAGCGGTAAACAAACTTTCTCTGAGAAAGCCTAGAATGGACGCCGTAGAAAGAGACTTTATTCAACAGGAAGAGAAAATTGTTATCGAAGAATTTTGTGACTGGTTGTTGGATATGAGAAGTAAAGTAGACGGACCCTTACATTTTTGTGGACAAAACGTAGCCTTCGATATAAAATTTATTGAAGCTGCTATGAGTAGAAATAACTTGTCAGGCTTACATGACATAGTTAGCTATAAGATACTAGATACTGCAAGTTTAGGTCTGTTTTTTGCTGATGTTGGTCTATTATCCAACAACAATATTAATGTTAAAGGTTCAGGACTACAAAAACTAGCCTTGAGTCTTGGCATTGATGTTACCAATAGAAATTTGCACACAGCCGCAGAAGACGCTAAGTTGTGTGCTGAAGTTTATTTAAAAATGAAAGCGAAATTAAAACAACTAACAGAGTAGTTATATGTCTAGAGCTAAGACAGAGTTAGAAAATTATTTAGTTTATGGAATAGACGAACTAAATAGGAAGATTCATTTTGGAACTCATCTTTTATCTTCCGACAGTGAGGATATCGGAGACGTAACTCAAAACTCTGTTGAATTTGCTATAAGAGCCATAGAAAGAATGTCTCAAGATAGACCAAAAACTCCTATAGAAATTCACATGAATTCTTACGGAGGGGATATCTACCCTATGCTGGCTTTGTATGATGTTATTCAAAATAGTAGTTGTCAAATTAAGTTTTATGGTAAAGGTGCTATTATGAGCGCAGCTACAATTATTATGTGTGGCTGCGATGAAAGATATCTTTACCCTAATAGTAGAGTTATGATTCATGCTGTTAGTACTGAGATGTCTGGTACAATGTTAGATACCAAAATTAACATAGAAGAATCTGGTTACCAGCAAGAAAAGATGGAGCAAATATTTGAAGATAATTCTCGTATGCCTAAAAACTTTTGGCACGAAGCCTGCAAGAGAGATTTGTTTTTGAGTGCTGAAGAATGTGTGCAGTTGGGACTGGCTGACAGAATAGTCCACCCAAAAAAACGAGGCACTTTGAGGAAAATTAGACAACACCACCTTACTCAACAAGTGGACCAGAAAAAACTTACGAGGCTTGCTGACAAGCTTCTAGGAAGAATTGGCGCAGCACCCAAGAAAATGGAAATAGTTATTAGAGAAATTAAGCCTGAGCCAGAAGACGATAGATTAGTTATTGAGCCTTTAGACATCCCTAATGCTGGAGATACTTCTAATGATTGAGGTTATAGGTTGGTTAGGGGCCATATGCTTCGCTGTATGCAGTTTACCACAAGCGTACTTATGTTACAAGCAGGGCCACGGAGAAGGCATTTCTAGACCTTTTATGTGGATTTGGTTGGCTGGTGAGATATTCACTATGCCTTATATTTATTTTACTCACGGACTAGATCCGGTAATATTTTTTAATTTAACCTTGAACACGTTGTTTATTTTGGTTATACTTAAGTATATTTATTATCCGAGGTCTAGATGCACAGTTTCCAAACATACTTAATTACTAACTGGTCGTTGTTTGAGCGACTAAAGTCTTATGAAGCTGCCACAGATCCGCAACTACCTGTAGTATTTGACGTTGAAACTAATAGCGTTGAAGAAGTAAAAGCAGACTTGTTCGGAATAGGTATTTGCTTTACCGATCAAAAAGCTTTCTACATCCCCATTAGAAATCCAGACGGATCTAAGTTTTGGTCAACCTCCGAAGAATCTTCTATTATTAAATGGTTAGATAATACTCTCATTTCTCGTGGAGTTATTGGTCACAATATTGTTTACGATTGTATTGTCTACAGCAGAAATGGGGGAGCGGTTCTCGACTTACACATCAAAGCTGACACTATTCTAATGAAACATACTGTAGATGAGGAGCCGCCATTTGGCCTTAAAGAGATAGCGGTTAGAGAGCTGGGCGAATGGGCAGATAACGCCCAAGACGAATTAAAAAACGAAGTGTTAGCCGCTGGCGGTAAGTGGACCAAAGAAAATAAAGATATGTACCTTGCTAGTACTAAAACTTTAGGTACTTATTGTTGTTGGGACGTAATCCTAACTAAACTTCTGTACGACTTGTATTCAAAAAAACTACAAGAAGAAGGTCTTGAGCAGTTATTCTACCACGACGAAATCATGCCTGTGTATAGAGAATGTACTATAGTTATGAAGCGTAGAGGATTTAGTGTAGACGTTGAACATTTTCAAAAACTACACGAAGAGATATCTCACGAACTAACAAAATTAGAAGACGCTATGTATGCTGAAGCGAAACAGCAAGTAGTTCAATTTGAAAATGCTCTACTAGAAAAAGAATTTGCAGTTAATAACTCGGGTAACTTCCCTAAAGTAGTAGCCGAGTGTTTGGGTGCGCCCCTCCCCGTAAATAAAAAGAGCGGCAAAGAAACTTTAGCTAAGAAGGCGGTAGAACAGCAACTAAAAGTTACCCCTCAATTTCAAACTTTTTATGAGTGGGTACTAGGTTTGACTACTTTTGATGAGGTAGCCAAACAATACGACTATGACTTAAAAGAAAAAGTTCAGATGAACCTTTGGAAGAACAAATACGGATCAGATCGAGTATTTAATTTTAAATCTAACGACCACTTGATTGAACTATTTTTTAACATTAAAGGTTTACGACCTATAGACAAAACAGAAAAAGGTAAACCTAAAGTTGACGATAAGTTTATTGAACTGGCGGCCCAAAGAGATACTATTGCTGAAAAGTTGCACATTTACAAGAAACTTAACAAGTTGCAGTCCACTTATGTAGAGGGCATTTTAGGTCGTCAAGTAGACGGAGTAATTTATACTTCTATGCTACAATTTGGTACTACCTCCGGCAGATTTAGTAGTCGAGACCCCAATTTACAAAACCTACCAAGACCTAGAGAAGAAGACTCTGGGATGCACCCTATAGTTTTAAAGTACACTAACTCAATTAGAGAAGGCTTTGTAGCGCCCAAAAACCACGTTCTAGTGGACGCAGACTACTCGGCCTTAGAGCCAAGAGCCTTTGCTCACATGAGTAACGACGAAGGGCTTAGAGGAGTTTTCCGTAAAGGTGAGGACTTATATTCTAGAATCGCTATAGATGTTTTCAAATTGCAAGATATTAGCGCCGACCCTAAACACGAAAATTACCTGAAAAAAGTTTACCCCGAATTTCGGCATAAGGCTAAGGTGTTCTGCTTGTCTGTTCCTTATGGGGCAGAAGCTTCCAGAATTTCTCAAGAGATGAAAACTTCTTATCAAGAGGCGGATAAAATCGTAAAAGCTTATCTGAACGCTTATCCCAATCTTAAAAAATATATGGCTATTTGTAATCAAGAAGCTAAAAAGAAAGGTTTCGTAGCTACAGAATTTGGCCGTATTAGACACTTAAAAGATTGTAGAGCTATCTACACATTATACGGTGACAATGTATTAGATTTTAAATGGGCTCAAAAAATGAACCAAACTGAAGTTCGTAGAAAGTTTAAAAATAGTCTTAATAACGCTAAGAACTTTAAGATTCAAGGTCTAGCTGCCCATATTGTTAATAGAGCTATGTTAGCCATAACTAGGCAGTTTAAAGCTCAAGGCGTAGAAGGTTACGTAGCGTTACAGATCCACGATCAGATAGTATCTGTAGTAAAAGAAGAACACGCAGAATTAGCTAAAAATATTATGAGAGATTGTATGGAAAATACTACAAAGATTTCTGTGCCACTAATTGCAGAACCTCAAATAGCCTACAATCTAAAGGAGTCTCATTAATGAATAAAAATATAATTGGTTTATACCTACGATTTATATTATTTATACAGTTTGTACCACTAATAGTGGGGTATTTATCTTTTAACTACTTAACGATAATTAAACACACTACAGGAAGATTTAGTTACCTATCTGACGTAAAAGGTAGCCCTCAAGAAATAACGAGTACTTTACAAGTTTTAGGAGATTTTCACGCCGCTGATGGTAGCAATAGTAAAATACCTGGCTTAGGTTGGAGACCTATTACTATAACTTATATTGACGATTTTATTCAGAACGAGTTCGCAGTAGATGGGGTATACTTGAATGGTTTAGCGCACGTAAAATGGGGCTCCTGCGACATAACTATATCTAGAGCCCGAACTTCTTCTAGCGACAGATTTATAAGAACTTTAATTCACGAATATTTACATTGTTTCGGTTACGAACATATTGACAACCGACACGATATTATGTATCCTTATCAAAGACCTACAACTAAAGAAAGCTTGAAGGCTTATTCAAAGGATCTTAACAAGAGGCTAAGATGAACGAGTATCTAGAACTAGAGTATAAGTACGAAGCTAGTGACGTAAAGCTTACAGATTTTATGAAGCTGGCAGACGAGCTAAACCCCGTAAAAAAGATAGACGTAAGTTCTTGGGACGTATATTTCACCAAGCCTGGAGTGGAAGGAGCCTTTCAACGGTACAGAGAGTCTGATACTCCCGAACTTACTAAAAAAGTAAAGACTAGGCAGGCTAATAATTGGGAACGCATTGAGATTGACTTACCTTTGGATAGCTCCAGAATTAACGAAAAACTTGTCACGACTTACGTAGGTCTGGATGGGTACGTTAAGAACTTTAAAATCTACAAGTCTTGTTTTATATACTGGTTTGAGAATACTAATATGGTATATTATACTGTGTATGACGAAAATATGAAAGAGATTGGTAGGTATTTAGAGGTCGAAGTAAATAAAGATAGCCTAAAAAATATTTCAGTTGACAAATTAAAAGAAGAGTTAGAAACTTTAGAGAAGAAGTTAGAAATTCTTGGAGTAACCAAGAAAAATAGAATGAAAAGAAGCTTATTTGAAATCTATAAAAAGGAGGATAAATAATGAGCGCACCAAAATATATTAATTTTTACGAGCAACTGGCCAATACAATCGTAGGTCTGGACCCTCAAGAAGTAAAGAGTATTATCGGAGATTCTACAAACAACCACCGCACACTTACTGTAAATCAGGTGGTCCGTTTTTTGACTAGTTCGGACGCTACTCGTAATGTAGGCTTAGGCAGAAAACTTCGTTCAGTTTATAACTTAATCCGTAACGACATTAAGAATAGTCGTATCAATAGCCGTACTGATGCTATCGACATTAACGAATTCTTGCTGTTCTATACGGGAGCAGTTATTGGTATGGGCGATTATCGTAATAATATTTCTAAAACCGTGTAATTTGTTTTGTGTGGCGGCGTGGAAAGCTGTGGGAGTGTTACAGCACTTTTGAGCGCAAGGTATACCCCCTTATAATAACTTGCGCAAACCACTGGAGACACGCAGGCAGATACGTGGCGGCCTAGACGTAGGCGATCCAGTAATGGATGAACTGAGTGCAATCCACGGTCTGTTGGCCTCGAGTCAGAGTAGCGCCTGGCCCACACATTTTTATTTGGAGAACGTATGGCAAAAAAATTTGATTTACAAGCGTACAAAGACACATTAAAAACCACCGAGCTACAAGAAAAAAAACCTAAGTACGTAGTTCTTAACGAGGATCTACAAAGTGCTTTAGGTCTTCCTGGTTTCCCTTTGGGAGATATTACGCAAATCTACGGAGATTCCGACACAGGCAAATCCACATTAATGTTAGAAGCTGCGGCTAAATGCCAACAGCAAGACATCCTGCCTGTATTAATCATCGTAGAGAAAAAGTATAGAGAAGATAGAGCTAGAATGATGGGTCTAGATACAGAAAACGCTATCATTAATCTTAACTGCCGTAGCGTAGAAGACATCTTTGAGTTCTGCGATAAGATTTTGGCTGATGTAAATAAAGGCCGCCTACCTCACGACGTTATGATTTTCATTGATTCTTTAGGAAATGTGAATTCTAGAGAAGCTCGGAAAGAAAACAAAGACGGTACTGTTGAACTAAAGAACATTCACCAGAAGAACGCAAAGGTTATATCAGAGCACATGAGATTGATGTCTGATCGAGTTTGCGATACTCGCTATGAAACTCACAATCATTATATTGGTATGGTAATTCTAAATCAAATGTATGAGTCTATGACTCCTTCAGGAATTATGAAACATCAATTTAGAGGCGGTAAACAGTTGAAGTATACTTCTTCGTTGCAAATTAAAACTAGCAAAGTTAAAGAACTTTCTGCTATAGTTGAAGGTAAGACTAAGACGTTTGGTATTGTCAGTAAGATTAAAGTTGAGAAAAATCATATCTCAAATATTAAGAATACTGGCGAGTTTGTTATCACTGCTGACAGCATTTTCGCTAATGAGTCAGGAGCTATTGAAGATTACAAGAAACGTAATAGAGCTATGTGGGGAGATTCCTACCTACTTGAAGAAGGAGTGGCGGAAAATGATTAAAACTTTGTTTGCTAATATACCGTTCTACGCAGCCTTGCCTATTGAACTAGTAATTAAAGTTCTATCTTATGCAGTAAACAAATTAGTTTACTTAGGAGGAACTTTGCACATTAAAATGAAAACTCCTACAGGTGTAAAACTTATTCGGGCTGAGCAAGAGCTAAGAGCTTTGCAAGAGACTGCCAAGCAACTACAAGAAAAGTTCCAGAAAAGTGCTGTTAAAAATAACGTAAATACTAGTAACCGTCTGGTTAATATTATTAGTAACGGAGGAAATAGTGACCCGACCTTCCATTAAGCTGAAATTTCAGAGACTTGTGGAACACGCAGAAATTCCAAAATATACTAGAGAAGGGGATGCTGCTCTGGACCTAGTGGCGGTGGACCTCTACCATGACCAAGAATTTGGATTTATCGAGTACGGCACTGGTATAGCTGTAGAGATTCCTCCAGGGCACGTAGGGCTGTTGTTTGCTAGGTCTAGCTTATCTAAAAAAGATTTATTCTTGACTAATGGAGTAGGAGTGATTGACTCTAATTACAGAGGAGAACTTAAGTTTAGATACAAACCCACAAAAGAAAACGCCGAAGAATATTACGTAGGGGACAGAGTAGGACAATTACTAGTAGTACCTTGCCCTAATTTAGAACTAGAAGAAGTTACCAGTTTGAGTGAAACTAACAGAGGTTCCGAAGGGTTTGGTTCCAGCGGTAACTAAAGGACTGTATGAGTCGCAGAAACCGATACGCAGATAAAGAATTAGATCAGTTACAAAAATTAAAATGTGAAAACAAAAGGTTAAAAAATCAAATAAGTTCTTTAAGGAAACAATTACAACGAGTAGACATTGATAGATTTACAAATCTTAGAGATTTAGTATATCAACAATCAATAGAAGACTTACAAGAAAGTATAAAAGAAGAAAGAAAGAAGTTAAAACAAAAGTGGGAATGTTTTGTTTGTCGTACTGGGTTTATGAAAATTTTTACTATAAGTCGTAGGGACGGAGTGCATTATTTTCGCAAATGCACAAGCTGCCAGAATCGAACAAAGGTAAAACCTTACAACGATAAAGTAGAAGGTATTAAAGATGGAGAAGATGTTTAATAGATTACTATACTGGTTCTATGGTACTTGGTTAGGAACTAAGTATTTAGAGTTATTATTGTGGTTAGATGACAAGGACTCCAAGCCAGATCTAAATACTAGAGCAGTAAATGAAATAGTTATTGAAGCTCAACAAATGCTTTACAAAGAAGGTATTGGAAAGATTAAAAGGACTATTAATTCTATTGTTACTGCAAAAACTAGAGAAGAGTATGAAGCTAAACTCAAGATGTTTGAAGATCTTATTCCTCTGGCTGAGCGAGACGATGACAATTTAAAACAGATTAAAGAAGCTTTATATTCTGCCCACATTAAAAGAGGAAAAGACGTTAAGACTGCAAAAGATTTTGCCAAAATGGTAGATTCTAAGATAGAATATACTAAGCAGATGTGGGAGCAGAAGGAAAGACGAGAACTTTCAAAAAAAATTAGACAAGCTAAAAAGGCTCAAGACCTAAAATTAGCTGAAGAACTAGAGAAGGAGTTTTTTACAAAATATGGGCGATAAAGTACAAGATTTAGAACAATTACAATCTCAGCTACAGCAAGAAAAGCTAATGGAAGTAGGACATAGTAACCTCCTATTTCTAGATATTAGTTCAAGTTGTACGGGGTATGTGGTAACTTCTGTAGACTTTAAGACTAAAAAAGTAGATTTTAAGTGCGCAGGAGCTATTTGGTTGGACCCTAAGTGGCCGCACCAACAAAAGTACAACTATATGTTTAATGCTCTGTGCAATTACTTTTGGATCGTACAAAATATTGACTACATTGTAGTTGAGCAGTACACTATTAATTCCAAGAAGATGATGGGAGTACAAGTAGTGCCGGAAATGCAGGGAGCCATTAAAGCTGGCGCATGGGAGAACGGAGTGACAGTTGACTCTATCCTACCTCAGAGCTGGCGCTCCACGTTAGGGATTAAGCGTAATGATAAGAAAGATTTTAAAGAGCCTACAAAACAAAAAATATTAGAATACGTACAAGTACCAGAACAAAGTGTATCCAATATTACAAAAACAAATAGAAAAACTCCTTCAGACGTTTACGATGCTTTTGGAGTAGCTATAGGTTGGCTTATTAGATTGGGCCTAGAAGAAAAAAATATGAGTTTTAATAATATTAAGTTTAACCCTCACGTAGGTCATACTTGGGGCAAATAAGGAGAGACAATGATTAAATTTATTCTATCGGCAGTACTAACTTTTACGGCTTCTGTGTGCTTAGGGCAGCAGACGGCTACGCCGAAAATCACACTTAGTAAAAGTAATACTTTAGCTTTGCAGGGACCTGTTACATATAGTTCCGTGGCGCAACTTCAGCAAAAGTTGGTAGCTCTAAGCAATAGCTTGTCTAAAAATTCTACTATTTATCTGTACTTGGATACTCCAGGTGGCAGTGTAGGAGCAGGAATGGCTTTGATTGATACTCTTAAAAGTATTCCGCAAGAAGTAGTGACTGTTACTTCTTTTGCAGCTTCTATGGGTTTTATTACCGTACAAAGTCTTGGCCGCCGAGTAATCCTACCTAATGCTACTTTGATGTCACATAGAGCCAGAGGCGGAGTCAGTGGTCAAATTCCTGGAGAGATGACTACTCGTAGCGCCTGGATTCATAAGACTATTGAAGACATTGAGCGTGACATGGCTAAAAGAATGAAAATGTCCCTAGCTTCCTACCAAAAATTAATTTTAAACGAGTACTGGGTAGTAGGTAAACACGCAATCAAGGATAATGCTGCCGACGTAATTGCTAATGTAGTTTGCGACTCTTCTTTGGAAGGAACGCAAATTGAAAAGATCTACACTTTCTTTGGCGTGGTCAAGCTTACAATGTCTAAATGCCCTCTAGTCTCTGCTCCCCTAGCTTTTGACTTTGAAGATACTAACTTGTGGATGTTGGACCCCAAAGAGCGCATTAAAGCCGAAAATGCTATTAAAATGCCTTACCTTAAAAAGAAGGAATTTGTAGAGCAACATTCTAAAAATGGTGATGTTGGAGTATATCTATGAATTTAAAAGCAGGACTACTTATTGTAGTTTTGGTAGGTTTGTTAGGTTACGCCTTCGGGCGTTACCTACAACCAGCTAAAGTAGTTACTAAGACTGAAACTAAAGTGCAAGTAGTTGAAGTAGAAGTAGAAAGAGTGAAGACAGAAGTTCGCACTATAGTTAAAGAAACTACTAAACCTGACGGCACTAAAGTAGTAGAAACAACTACAGAAAATATTAGCGACTCTAAAAAGAAAACTAGTAAAGAAACTGATAAGCAGACTAATACTAGTAAGATTGTTGAAAACTTTAAACCTCAATGGAGAGCACAAGTAGCGGCCACTATTGGTAATGGCGGCTTGGACAGTGACAATATTAGAGTTGGAATTGAAAGAAGAATAATCGGACCTGTATTTTTAGGAGCCTGGTCCGAAACTCGTTTTGGATCTTATGGCGCTAGTTTAAGCGTGGAGTTTTAGTATGGAAGAAAATAAAGAAGAAGTAAAGAACGAGCCTCGGGACGGTATGAAAGGTCCCTTCTCACCTGAAGAATACGTAATTAATAAGTTACCTCACGTACGAGAAAAAATTGTGCGTATCCAGAAAATTAAACAATTATTGATTAACGAAGATAAAGAACTCAAAGAGCTAATCAAGAGCGAAGTAGAAATTCTGCGCCAAGTAACAGGTATTAATCACTTAACAGATAAAGTTAAGATGTTATCGGAAGCTGCTAATGAAGCTCTCTTAGGAGAAAAAGATAATGACTAGTTTACTAGTAGCAGGAGCCTTTGTATTTTTATTAGGCTTAGTATTTGTATTGTCAGTAGAGATTAAAAAACTACGAGCGTACGAAAAAGAAGTTATTGATTCTAAAGTTAGCAACAAAGAATTAACTCAGAGTGTAAGAGAACTTATACTAGAGCAAAGAAATTTGGAGGACGAGTTAGGTAGAGAAAGGGAGAAGAATAGAACACTTTTGTCTCAAAAAAAATCTAGCGAAACTAGATTGGGACAAATCGGGGAACACTTAGTACCTTTCTTATCTGGTTGTCCATACAACCCTAAAGACCTTTCATTCCTTGGAAATCCTTGCGACTTTATATGCTTCGACTTTGACCAGGGAGAAATAACTTTTATAGAAGTTAAGACTGGCAATTCTAAGCCTTCACGCAGACAAAAAATTATTAAAAATATTGTAAAAACTGGAAGAATTAATTACGCTGAAATTCGTATTGACGAAAAAGGCGTTAAACATAAATCAACTAAAGACGACAAGCAGTAGGGGTAGTATGTCAAATATAGAAATTCCTTGGGGACCAGTAGGTTACATTTCGTACAAAAGAACTTATGCTCGTAGATTAAAAGACGCAGACCCTAATTCTCCTACAGAAGAGTGGGAGCAGACTGTTGATAGGGTAGTTGAAGCTTGCGACAAACAACTTAAAGTAGGTTTCACGCCCAAAGAACAAAAACGACTAAAAGAAATTATGTTACAACTAAAAGGTACTGTAGCAGGTAGATTTCTTTGGCAGTTGGGCACTAAAACAGTTAAGAAATTAGGACTGGCTAGTTTACAGAACTGTGCCTTTACCGTAGTAGACCACCCTATTCGACCTTTTACTTGGTGTATGGATATGTTGATGCTTGGTTCTGGAGTGGGGTACAACATACAAAAAGAGTATGTTTACGAATTACCTAAACCTAAAAAAGTTAAAGTAACTAGAAAAGATTCTGCTGACGCAGACTTTATCGTACCTGATAGTAGAGAAGGTTGGGTAGAGTTGTTAAAGAAAACGTTGGAAGCTCACTACGTAACTGGTAAAGGTTTTAGTTACTCTACTATCTGTATCAGAAGTAAAGGTTCTCCTATTAAAGGTTTTGGAGGCTCCGCTTCAGGGCCGGACGAGTTATGCTGGGGCATTGAAGAAATTAATAAGTTGTTGAATAATAGAGCAGGAAAAAAGGTTAGACCAATTGACTGCTTAGACATTATGAATATTATTGGTAAAATTGTAGTAGCTGGAAATGTTCGGCGTTCAGCTCAAATAGCTATTGGCGATATGGACGATTTACAATTTTTAAATGCTAAACGTTGGGACTTGGGCAACATTCCCAACTGGAGAGCTATGTCAAATAACTCCATAGTATGTAACGATATCTCGCAACTTCCAGTGCAATTTTGGGAAGGTTATAAGGGTAATGGAGAGCCTTACGGACTCATTAATCTGCGAAACTCTCAGCGTATGGGACGTATAGATGAGACTCAGTATCCAGATCCTGAAGTCCTAGGTTTCAATCCGTGTCAACCTAGTTTTGCTACAGTGCTAACTAAGGACGGTATAAAAACCTTTAATGACATTTCTATTGGGGATTTTATTTGGTCTAAAGAAGGTTGGACTAAGATCGTTAATAAATGGAGTACTGGAGTCAAACCTGTTTTTGAGTATAAAACTTCTAGTGGTAGTTTCGTGGGTACTGAAAACCACAGATTAGTAACTAAGCAAGGTAAAGTTGAGGCTAAGTTTTGTAAAGAAGTTCACGTAATTTCTGGACCTCTAGCTGAAAAACCAGAAGACTTTATGCCTGAACAGATTAGGGCTGGGCAATTTATTGGGAACGATTACTGTAAAAAAGAAGTTACAAAAATTTACGGAAATGAAAATACAAGCCTATTGGACTACTGCAACAAATTGAATAAGTTGGAACTTCTGTCTTTTTTGAGAGGCTTGTATTCAGCAAATGGCACAGTTGTAAAACAAAAAGATAATTCAGTAAAAGTTTCATATAAAACCACTTCTAAAAAATTAGCAGAAGAATTACAACTGGTTCTTTCTAGTTTAGGTATTAGGTCTTACATAACAACCAACAAATCAACCTCCGTAGAATTTTATAGCGGCGAGGAGTTTGGCAAAGAGTACTACGACGTAAACATTACTAAAGATTTTAGGGAGTTTTACTCTAGAATTGGTTTTTTGCAAGAATACGAAATGCAAAAAATGAGAGAAGCTTTAGAATTGTATAAGCCTAACGACGAAGAGACTTTCGCAGAAGTTAGAGAAGTAAATTACCTGGGAGAACACGAAGTTTACGATATTACTGTAGACAACGCTTCACATACCTATTGGACTGGCGGCTTAGACGTTTCTAATTGTGCAGAACAAAGCTTAGCCCCTTACGAGACTTGTTGTTTAGCAGAAATATTTTTACCTAATATAGAATCCAAAGAAGAGTTACTAGAAGTAGCTACTTACTTATACAGAATTAATAAACATAGTTTAGCTTTAGGTTGTCATTTAGAAGAAACAGAAACCATCGTACACAAGAATATGCGCATGGGTATAGGAGTTACTGGTTATATGCAAGCTTCTAAAAAACAAAAGAGTTGGCTGCCTGAAGTGTACGAACAACTTAGAATTTACGACAGAAAGTACAGTGCTAAACACGACTTTCCTACTAGTATTAAATTAACCACAGTTAAACCTTCTGGGACTTTGAGTTTGTTAGCTGGCGTTACTCCAGGGGCTCACCCAGGTTACAGCCACTACCACATTAGAAGAATTCGTATGGCTAGTAACATTCCTTTGGTAGAGTTGTGTAGAAAGGCTGGCTATCCAGTAGAGTACCAACGCAACTTCGACGGCTCAAACGACATGAGTACTGTAGTAGTTAGTTTCCCTTGTAAGTTTCCAAACAATACTATAGTAGCTAAAGATATGACTGCGGTAGACCAACTTGAAGTAGTTAAAGAATTACAAAGTAACTGGTCTGACAATGCTGTATCTGTCACTATCTACTATAAAAAAGAGGAGTTGGAGGACATTAAGCAATGGTTGTATAAAAACTACAACAACTCGGTTAAGACTTGCAGCTTTTTGCTACACTCTGAACACGGGTTTGACCAGGCCCCTTTAGAGGAGATTACTGAAGAACAGTACCAGCAAATGGTAAAGAACTGTAAGCCTATAAGTAAAATTGAAGAAATTGACGAACAGGCTATTTTAGATTCCTTTGAATGTGAGGGCGGAGTTTGCCCAGTAAAATAAGGGTAGCTTAAAGTTTGAAGGTGTCAGGGCGGCTTTAGGCCGCCTTTTTTATTACTAAATTTTATACCTCCCATAAAAATATTTAATTTGCTATCCCTAATATTTAGGGTATAGTTTGTGTAAAGGAGAGCTTATGTCCCAATTCAAAATTATAGCCCTCTCAGGTTGGAAGGGTAGCGGCAAGGACGAAGTAGCTAAATACCTCAAGGAAAAGTACTTCCTCCACAGGGTAGCCCTGGCTGACCCCTTGAAGGCCCAGGTTGCCTCAGAATTCAACATACCCCTAGAATGGTGCCACGACCCCCATTACAAGGAAAAACCTATTGCAAGGCTTCCTGTTGCGCCTAAAGACAAATTTTCAGAGGCTATAGCAGAACTACTCAAAGACGAGCTAAAACTAGGCTACTGGACCCCCAGAGCCCTCTGTATCCTTAAAGGGTCTACCTGTAGAGCCGTGGACTCAGACCATTGGCTTAAAGTCACTATTAAAGATATTAAAGAGGAGATGGCTGACCCTAGCTGTATTAACCTGCCTAACGTAGTGGCTTGGGCTGAAGGAGTGGTCATTACGGACGTACGGTATAGGTCTGAAATAGAAGCTCTTAAAAAAGAATTTCCAAATATTGCTTGTATTCGTATTAACCGACACGCTAGTATTAATACTACAGACCCATCTGAAAGAGACTTAGATAATTATAATTTTGAGTTTACTATCGAAAATAAAGGTACTATTAAGCAGTTACACAAAGCTGTAGACGAGGTAATAAATGCTATCAGCAAAAAGAGCTAGACAGATAACAGAAAAACGAATACCTACACTTATAACTACTTTAAAACAGGTAGAAGAAAATATTAAACGTCATGCAGGCTTAGGTTTTACTAATATAATTCTTGACGTAGAAAATTCTTTAGTAGAACGAAGCTTAAAGGCTAAATTGGAAGAACAAGGTTTTAGAGTATTTGTAGAACCTGAAGAAGCTTTCGACTATTCCGTAGTCCACATTGAATGGTAAAATTAACTAAACTAACCAGGAGTAAAAAATGAACCTTAACGGAACTTTGGCTTTAGCCCTATTTGGGTTGGGAATGTATTTCTTGTTGACTCAAAACCCTGCCAGTATCCTGTGTTTTCTTTTGGGAATGAATTTTCACCTACACTACCGTATTGACAAAATTGAGGACGCTGTGTTAAAGTCAGAAGGTGTCAGAAGAGAGGATTAATTTGTGGGCCGCTTAGTTAAGTTTCTAGACTCTACAATATTACCTTTGGCAACATTTAACTTAGGGGTATACGTTGTTTCTGGAGAAACTTTAAATTTGGCTATAGCTTTAGCTTTAATACTACTTTATTTGAGGAAATTTTAGTATGTCAGTATTAGATAACTTAACTGATTTAACTGCACTTTTTGTAGTAACGTTAATGGTAGTAACTGTTTTTATAGTATTAGCATTAGATAAAGCTGCTAATAGAATTAGAGTAGTTAAAGCTAAGAAACAGGTTAAAAAAGAGCACAGTAAAATCTGGAGGGCCATGTGAAATTATTAGCCAGTTTGTTACTACTAGTTGGTTGCGGCTTTAACGGAAACCAAAGAATTACCACTGAGGGAGAAACTAAACACCGAGTGGTCGTAGAACTTCAGTTTCTAGAGCAAATTAGAAAGCTTTGCGAGGCTTCTGTTGGACCAGACCCTAAAGCTGTAGCAGAGTGTACTCTAGAGAACTTAGACGTTTTAAACTTATCAGTAGACGGAACAGTTCAGGTAGCTTGTCCAGAAGGAAAAGTGCCTCCAGAGTTGCAATTTATTTGTAGGGAATTATAAGCAAAAACCTAAGCTAGATAAAATAGTCTAAGGAGATGAAACATGAAGCGAAGTGAGATGGTTGAATTTATTACAGATGAACTTATGGAGATTTACGAAAAACGTCAGTATAGCAACGAAACTGATTTAAAGTTTTTTACTAGACACGCAAAGGGATTGTTAGCTATGATCGAAGGAATGGGAATGTTGCCTCCAATAGTAGAAGATTCAGCTTCTATAGCTTACTGCGAATGGGAACCTGAAGATGAAAAGAAATGAAGCCTACATGGTCATGAGATCAAATTTAAAACTAGACCCAGAAATCTACGATGCGGCTCTTCGCTTTCAGAGCGCCGAAATTAGCTGGGGAAGGTTTACAGAAATTTTAGCAGAAAAAGCATTAATGATCAGTGAGGATTTTATTGGTATGCGCCCTCCTCAATTTACAGGTAAAGATCCTGGACATTTTGCCGGAGATGAGTTTGAGTTTACCTTAGATTGCTGGGAAGAAGACTATTATGGCCCGGAGGAAAAGTGAATAAGATATATGCAATTTTTACTCAATACGAGCCAACGTACAAATACGAAGAAAACCTAGAGTCTATATGGAGCACCTTAGAAAACGCCACAGAAGAAGCAAAAAGGCTTTCTAAGTGCTCTGCTAGATATGATTGGGTAACAATAAAAGAATTAGCTTTAGACGAAAACGAGCTAACCAATGAAGACACAAAAGAGCTAGTCGTAAAAAAACCTAAATCTGTCTCAGCTTGAGCGAGAATCGCAAGGCGAGGTATAATATGAAATCTTCTAACAAAAAAGAGCCAATTAAAATCACAAGACAAGTCCTTAAAAGTCTAAACCCGTGCAACGACCGATGGGAAAACTACCTCAATCATCATTCAGAATTTGAGGGCACACTCACTGAGTTCTTAAAGCTGGAAAACATTACGCCACAGGATAAAATATGGGTTTTTGTCCGGCTTGCTCCAAGGTTTTTAGTCGAGTGTTTTGCAATAGACTGTGCTTTTGCTGCTTCTGCTGAGGCGGATAAGGTATCTTGTGCTTATGTTGCTTCTACCGCTTTTGCTACCGCCGCTGCTGATTCTGTCACTTATGCTGCCATTTTTGCTGCCGCTTATGCTGCCGCTGATGCTGCTGTTGATGCTGCTGTTGATGCTGCTGATGCTGCCGCTGATGCTGCTGCCGCTTTTGCTGCCGCTGCCACCGCTAATACTCCTGCCGCTAATGCTGCTGCTGCTGCCGCCTACGACCAAGAGAGAGAGAGAGCCAACTAGCTGTGATGATTATGTTGTTGGAGGGGTTATGAAAGGTATATTACAATTTGATTTACCCGAAGAAAAAGAAGATTTCGAGGACGCTCAAAAAGCTTGGAAGTATAAACATACGCTTGACCAAGTCTGGGAAAAATTATTCAGACCAGCACACAAACACGGGTACTCAGATGCAGAATTAGATAAGTTGAGTAAGACAAAAACAGGCAGAAAACTTCTAGATAAATTGGAAGAAGAATATAGACTACTAATGAGGGAGATAGAAGAATGAGTAACCTTAAAGTAGAGTATATAGATCATATGGGCTCAGCCCTTACAGTAGTTAATGCCGCTCGTGTAAGTTTTGGTAATACTAAAACTGAACTAGACGATAAAGACAAAAAACTTATTAAATACTTAGCTGACCATCAGCACATGAGTCCGTTTGAGCATTGCACTCTAACGGTTAAAGTTACTTGTCCACTTTATATTAGAAGTCAAATTCACAGGCATCGTACATTTTGTTTATCTGGAGACACAGAAATAACTTTCAATCGTCCTGCTGAATGGAAAAAAGGTGTGCACGTTAAGCAGATTGGAAACAAGGGTCAAAAATTTACATTAACTCGCTTGTTTAAACTGTGGAACAATCCGGTACACAAAAGCAGATTACAGAAGATGTTGATTCGCTGTTATGATGAGAAGGCGCACAAGTTTACTGTCAGTAATTTAACTGATGTTATATATAGTGGCAAAAAACATATCTTTGAATTAGAGACAGAATCAGGTAAAAAACTTAAATGTACTAAGGATCATAAACTTCTTACTGATAGTGGCTGGCAAAGGTTGGAAGATGCGGTAGGTTTAGAACTAACTAAAAATAATATCGCTACTATGAGTAAACAAAGTTTCGTCATAACAAATGGTGAATTGGTCGGCTTAAGCTCTTTAGACGAATCCTGTCATAGAGTCGTACACAAAAAACACGCTTTATCTTGGAGAGTTAAATCAAAAGGTAATATTTTAGTTGGTAAAAAAGAAAAAATAGTTAGTGTCAGATATGTAGGAGAAGAGATAACTTATGATTTAAGCGTAAAAGGTCCAAATCACAATTTTGTAGCTAACGGAATGGTCGTACATAATTCTTACAACGAAGTTTCTCGCAGGTACACAGAAAAGAATATGGAGTTCTATTTACCTGATGAGTACCGCAAACAACACAAAAGCAATAGACAAGCTTCTGAAGGGGCGTTAGCGGAAGAACACCAACAAGCTCTAAAAATAGAAGTAGCTGAACACCACGCACAATCATTAAAACTATACGAAGATATGCTAGCTATGGGAGTGTGTAAAGAACAAGCTAGAGGCGTACTACCTCAAGATTTAATCACTGAGTTTTATATGACTGGAAACTTAAGAAACTGGGTGCAATTTATTAAGCTTAGAGACCACGAAGGGGCTCAGTACGAAGTACAACTATTAGCACAACAAGTTCGAGAAATCCTAATAGATAAGTTTGAGTATCCTGCGGAAGTGTTGTGCGGAAGTACGAGTAAATAATGAAGCCTTACAAAATCTTAAAAGATTCAGAACTAGCTACTACTCCTGCCCAAGAGGTAAAAGATATTTCTCTAGAGGTTCGAGAAATATGTGTACGTATGTGTATAACTATGAAGTTAGCCGGAGGCGTAGGGTTGGCCGCCCCTCAAGTAGGGGTAAATAAACGTATTACAGTAATTAATTCTAGCACTTTTAGCGACGCCCATTTTTGTACGTTTATGATAAACCCAGTAATTTTAAGTACTTCTGGAGAGCAAGCCATCGAAGAAAAATGTTTGTCTTTTGGGAATAAAGTTGTTACAGTAAAAAGACCTAGAATAGTTAAAGTTAAGTACCAGAACACGCAAGGCGACGAGCTTACTCATGAGTTTGTTGGGTTAGCGGCCCAGGTAATTCAACACGAACTAGACCATCTGGACGGCGTGACTTTTATAGAGAAGGGTAGAGGTTACAAGTTGTGAAACTACAAGTAAGAGATTTGGTTTATATATTTACAGGAACTAAAAGTAAACGCTACGGGACTGTACCTAAACAAGTAGTTAGCCCTACTCGTATTAATTTAATTAGCGGCACCATTACTTGTTCTGTCTGTAACGCTGAAGGTCGTAAGTACTTTGGCGCATTTTCTGCCGACAGATTTGAAGTGTTTAGCCATGACGACCCGGCTGCGGTATTGTATCGGCCTACAACATTAGAATAAAACAAGGTAAAATAAAAATTAAAAATACCCAATTTTAAGGGAGTCACATGAGAGTAAGTTTGGAAGATTTAAAAAAGGCAGTTAAGTGGGTTCAAGAAAATTCAAAAGCTGTAGCAATAGAAGTTGACATTGAGGACGGACGTAGGTTAAAGTTTGTAGTAGAAGATAAATACGAACGTATGACTAAGATTACTATGTATAGCGTAGACGGGTCCGAAAAGGCTCTATTAAAAGCTATAATAGAAAAAGCTGAACATTTGTGAGGATATATGCCGTACCTTAAAGATATGAACCGCAGAGCTGAATGTGATAAAGTAGTTAAAGCTATGGAAGAAATTTCTGTAAAAGCTGATGGGGACTTAAACTACATCCTGTTCAAGTACTTCAAGTACAACGTAGAACGTCGGTATAATTCTATGAAAAACTATTGCGGAGAACTTAACGAGGCGGCAGAGCAGATTAGAACTGAGTTTTTACACCCTTACGAAAAAGCTATTAAAGAGGAGAATGGGGACGTATGATTTGGTTGGGGATGTTACTAGGTGGAGCTTTAGGCTTGCAGTACTGCGAGGCTTTGTCCGAAGAAGAGATTGAAATTCTTATTGAAGTCGGAGACTCGGGAGATGTTTTAAATGTTGAGTTCAATTAAACGTTATTATAGATGTTTCTGTAGAGCTTTAGCTTTTGCTAGAATAGGTTGGGGTAATCACGATTGGGATTACGACTACTTGAATCAATTAGTATTATTCAAACTAAAACGATTAGAATACGAATTTACTCATTACGCAAATCATTCGGAAGAATGTCAGAACTACGAACCTAAGAGGAAATCTCTAGCCTTGGCTATTAAACTATTAGATAGGCTTTGTAAAAATGAATACAGCAAGTTTATGGATTTACACGAAAAGAAGTGGGGACCTATAAAATATGTTTTTGAAAAAGTAGAAGGCTCTGAAGGTTCTTTTTTAACTGCCGTAGCGGATAAAGCAGACACTCCCGAAAAGAAGAAACAACAGCGTAAAGAATATAACGAAGCTTATGACGCCGACGAGCGGCAGAGAGTTAGAGATACTAAATTAGCTTATGCTATTATAGGTAAATATTCACACTACTGGTGGGACTAATGAACAAACTAAAATACTTACTAACTTTAATGCTATTTACAGTTAATTGTACTTCTACAAAGAAACGACCTGTTGAAGTAAAAGCTATTTCCTGCCAGGACCAAGTACGAGCTAGTGTTGAATTAGCAGACTCTGCCAGAACTCAAATTATTAAAAGGGTTGACTTACTAAGCCCTCCAACTTTATTGCTACTCGAATACGATTCAATAATTGAATTACTAGAAGACCAAATTAACGACACTCAAGTTTACCTGGACGAGGCTAATAAAATTCTAAACCTCCCTTGCGTTAGCGACGACCTTAAAAGCCAACTCAAAGAAGTTATTGATTTTGTAACTACTTTAAATAATAATTATAAAGAAAGCTTGATTAGAGTTAAGGCGCTTAAAAAACAGCATAAACAGACTATTTAGAGGGTTTATGGAATACAAGATTTTAGCGTTATGGGTGCTTATAGGGTTCTTTATAGGAGTGCGAACTAAAGCTAAAAGGCAAGGGCTATTGACAATAGACGACATTATAGTAGCTGGCCTGTTCTCCTTCTTTGGCCCTCTACATTTATTGATATTGCTTATAGAGTTTCTAGCGGAGCATAGAAATAAAGTTATTTGGAAAAGTAAAGAAACTAAAATTAAAGAAATTTTGTATAGCGCCCCACCTAAGAATTTAACTAACACCAGTTCCGGTTTTGGAGAAGACGAAGATGAGTAGCTCCTCAAAGTTACCTACTAAGGTTACTACAAACTCCGCTCCAGTTTACGCAGTCCCAAAACCCTATTTAAACACCGGAGATATCATAGCTGAGGACGTTACAGCTAAAAGTTTTAAACTTACTGGCCGTATTGACTGCATAAAATGTAAAAAGAAAGACGTACCTGTAGGAGTAGTTTATACTTGGAAAGAAGGACTTTCAGAAGAACTAAATAGAACTATTTGCCAGGAATGTTACTGTAAAGCTCTTGACAAAGTTTTAGGTTTGGGAGACGATAGAGTGTACGCAGAGAAAGCGTTGTTTGGAGAAACTAATGAGTAAACCTTATACCATGCAAATCTTTCCAGAACTGTTTAAAGAAATAGCTTGGGACTACGAAGCAGGACAAAGCTTAAAAATATACGTTGACGAAGAGGGAGTACAACACATAACCTTTAATAAGTTGTATTTAAACAGCCTTGGCCAGGCGAGTTATAAGGTTAGTAATTGGACGTTTAGCCCTCATTTGTGGCCTAAAGTAGTTAAACTAGCAGAACTACTTGAAGTAACTGAAATGGAAAAGGTGCTGTTTGTACGGTAAGTTGCGTTGGGAAAGAGCGAGCAAGGTGTTTGCACTCGACTGTTAATCGAGAACGGGGCAGGTTCGATTCCTGCTTTCCCAGCGGAGTTTACTTATGGACAAACCTTTTAAATACTTAGTAATTTCAGAACGTTGGGACGACGTAGGCTACCTATACCAAGCCGAACCTATGTTTAAGCTTGATTTTGAAGGTTACCGTATAAATAGTAGAACTCTTGTATTTACCCCTAAAAGTATAGAGCAAAATAGAAAAGAATACGAAGAATTGGACCAAACTTTAAGTTCTTACGCTTTTGACGTATTAACTAGTACTAAAAGTATATTAGTTTTTCCAAACGACGTAGAATTAGAAACTGTCAAAATATTATACGGTAGTAAAAGCGGCTCTTAAAGCTTTTAAAGCCCTCCTAATAGCTCTTTAGCTAACCCCTACCTTGGGTAGCCCCTGCCCCCTAAAAATCGAACCTAGGCCCGTTAAAGGGCTTAAAATTGAGCTTACTACTTGAGCTAATTACTGGTTAGCCTTAAAAACAAAAAAGGGGCTCGCCCAGGCCGAGGAGAGTAGCCCAAACGAACCCCTATAAACCGCTCGTCCTGAGCAGTTTTAAAAGTTAATTATTTAAATGAAGTCTTAGTTCCGCTAATTTGTACTTTTACTGGTACGTCAGTTTCAGGACTTACTAGGTCTAAGTCAGCTTCTAAGGTAACTACGTTGGCAGCTACAGCAGTTACTGCTAACTCTCTACCTTTTAAAACTCCGCTTAGTACTTTAACTACGTCTCCTACTTGAACGCCGATAGCTTCTACTAAGGCGGCAGTAGCGAACGTAGCTTCAATTCTATCCGGAGTGTCGAGCAGGTCTAGGTCTACTACGGCTAAGAGTTGTTTATCAGGTTTGTACTCTGCGCTAGGCTGCATTTGCTGGCCGAAATTTCTGTCTTGTCGGCGTTGGATGCCTCTTAAGTACTTAAATACTCCTGGGCTGTCAGCCAGTACTTCGTCCTTTCGGTCGATCTTGTCTTGGCGGCCAAAACCTCTATTTTTATTGGCGGCCTTGCGGCGCCGCTTTAATTTATTGACTAATCTTTGTGCGATTGCCATTAATACTCCTTTAATTTTTAATACTAAATTTCGCTCCATTTCTGCTATTACCTAAAGAAGTAAAGGAAGGAGGGTTTATGTTAGTATTAGTTGGTTAGGGTTTAAAAGGGTTGTTATTTGTAGGTCTACTCTGAAGGTGTACCCAACCTTTAGTAAATGCTGGGTCTTCTAAGTATAGTCCTAATTGTACTAATAACTTCATGTTCTTTAAGCACCATGCGGCTAATTCGCCGTTAGGGTCCCTAAAGTCTACTGCTTGGCAACTCATGTGGGCGCTGCTTTTAGCGCCCCCTACGCCTGAGTTGATATTGGGCGGCCTATAACCAGAACTAACTGTCATAGGCTTGCCGTAATGTACTCGTAGTGCGTTTAGTCTTGCAATTAAATCAGTCAAATTGCGCCATTGTATTTCGTCTAATGGAGCTTGGCTATCTCTTCCCATTAGTATTTCGTGAGGTAGAATCATAAGTACTCCTAACACTTCCAACGTTTTAGGGCTGCGCCCTTTGGAGTTAGTTTGCCGCCTTTACTGGTCGGCCCAGGCACTCCTGACATTCTAGCGCAAAAACTTTTACGGCGAGCTGCGGCCTTAGAACCAGGCTTAACTTTACCTGTTACTGGCCTTTTAAGGTTGCTACCTTCTTCTCTATTAATTTTCTTGCGGTAGGCGTCGTTGAGGCCGCCTTCTTTTGAGTGTTTCTTCTTATTGTAACCGTGGAAAGGTTTAGAGCTAGTTTTTTTAGCGGCCACGGCTGCCTCCAGGTTTCTTAGCCGTTTTAGCAGCGGCTTTAAAATCTGATTTTTTAGGGGCGCCTTTCGCTCCTACTGGTCGCATTTTCTCCTTACTACCCTTTTTGATTCTTTCTCTTTTAGCGTGAATATTTGCGTAAAGACCTTGTTTAGCCATTGTAATCTCCTCTTAATAAATTTTTAGCTTTTTTTTTACTTAGCTGAAGTTTTTTAATTGCTCCAGATTCTACAGCTTTCATAAATTTAAATTGTTGTTTGCTTTTAGCTGGCACAGTTACTCCTCTTTTGATTGTAATTCTATATCTTTACCTTTAGTGCTAAGTTTTCTGCCGTAATACAAACCAGCACAAGCTATAAACATTTGTAGGCAGGCAGAGGTATCAATGCCCCCTGCCTTGCCTGCTATTTTACCAATTACTGAAAATAGCCATACGTTGAAACTTAGAAATACTAAAGTCAATGATACTGACCCTACTTTTGTTTTAGGGTCTCTTACCATTGGTACAGGTACTCCTAAGCAGTTTAGCTTTACTATAAATTCTTTATATTTTTGTAACACTTAAACTCCTTGTATAGCTATTTGTTGTTATAGTGTTTCACTTAGAGGTACGTTCAAATACTGCTCAATCTTGTTAACAGCTTGTAGCAATCTTGCATCAGTGACGTATTTAGCGTCCTTGCTTTCAGCGGGTATTGCTTTTAATCTCTCAATTGCTACATATAAGCTACCAAAACGTAGAGCTTCAGAAGCTGGAGCCATTACATTAAGAACTGTAGCTGACATTCCGTCTTGAGTAATACCTAATACGATGTTTTCCATTATGAACTCTTCAATTAGGTTATTACCAAATGCTATGGCCGCTCGAACCATTGAACGAAGCTGCTCTTGTTGTTCCTCTGGACTAAGAGGAGGATCTGCTGGTGGATCTATCTTAACTGCTAAAGGTTTAAGCTCTACTTCTACTTGCTCGACAACTTGTCTTTCCTCTTGAGTAAAAGTTGGCTCACCCTGTTCATCAAGTACAGGATTGCCTTCTTCGTCTACTACAGGAACTTGTACGATTTCTGTAGTGATAACCTCTTGCATCTCACTTCTTGGTTGAAGTTCGACATAATCATTGAGCTGAACCTCGCCTTCAATTGGGTAAAAAAGAGCCTGAACGTCTGGATGAAACTTATCGGAAATGTCATCGTAGGGAACAATTTCAACAACTTGGTTTTTTTCATTAAGTTTAACAAACATTAGAAATACTCCTTAATTATGACGATTCCTGGTGCGCCAGCCGTACTCGCCCTTGCGGATTGGCTAGAAGCATTTCTTGCTCCACTTGACCCCCCACCAAATCCTTCTGGGGTCGTCCCGTTAGTGTTTGAGGCTGTGGTATAAGTAGTCTGTGAATAAAAAGAAGTAGATGAAACATTGTTCAGTTGCAATACTCCACCAACTACCTTTCCTATGATGCCCCTAGACCCTGAAAAATTTAAATTGCCACCCGAGCCAGATCCGCCCGAGCCGCCAGCAGCAATAACATTTCCAGAACTGGCTGTTCCCGCAGTACCGCCAGCTCCCCCAGTTGCAGAGCAGTGTGCGCCAAAAGAACTTGTGCCACCACCGTTTCCATCGGCTCCTGCTGAAGCCGCCGCTCCAGCGGCTCCTACGGTTACTGTCTCAGTATTGCCAAGGGCAGAGGCAAGAATAAATTTTCTTGCAAAACCGCCACCACCACCAGCCCCAGCCTCAGCCACGGCTGAGGCTCCAGTTGCTTGTGCTCCACCACCACTTCCACCACCACCAACAACTTCAACCTCAACCGCTTTAAGTCCAGCAGGCTTTGTCCATGTGCCAGAACTAGTAAAGTATTCGGTTTGTCCTTCTACATAAGTGCCAGGCGATCTGACTGCTCCCAGGACGGTGAAGTCGGGGAGCCTGTAGCCGGAAAAATAAGTCTCAATTGCTGCACCACTTACTGTAATTTGACTGCTAGAGTTATTACCTCGACCATAGAGGAACATTTCTACAACATCATCGTTTATTAAATTTACTACCCCTGACACATTTAGAGTAAAACCCACACCTGCCGTCGCTTTTACTTCTGTACCAAGAATCCTGGCCGTAGAAGAATTATTAACTCTGATTTCTGCAAAATAACCATTAGCAAGAACATTTGTTCCGCTTGATATTGATAGGGAACCAGCAAAATTATACGTTGCAGGAGGTCCCTTGTGAACAAACCTTGAGTTTGCAGCGTCATAGGTTAGGCCCTTTTGATAGTCTGTCGGCGCACTAACAGAGTTGAATAAAATTTTAATACCTGAGTTATTGGGGCCTACAGTCTGGTTAGAGCCATTCCTACTCGCCCTGAAAGCACCTGCCTGCAACCCCAGCTCGTTTGTGGTGAGGACTTGATTTACGTCCCAGCCAACTATATCAGGAACCCTTACCTGAAAATTAAGCCTTAAAGCGGTAACCCCAAAATTATAAGTTGCGTTTGCTGACTCCCAATAAGTTTGGCCCGTAGTGCTGTTACCAAGTAAAAATCGTAGCCTATTGGCGTTATTTAACTGTACGGTTACGTCAATTGCATTAGATACACCTGCGCTAATAGCACCATTACCCACATGAATAAAAGGTAGTCCTGTACTAAGCCTGTTAGAACTTAAGCCAAAAGGAAGTTCGATCTCATAAACCCCAGATCCGGCAGTTTGAGCGGAAGAATGGTTATAACTAAATTCTAGGAGTAAATCTGAGCCAATTCTCCGCCATTTCATTACTGGCGTGGCGGTTGTTGGGTTTGTTACTGTAGCTTTAATTAAAGAGGCCGGATTTGGTACACTTTGCCAATTTGTCCTAGTCTCAACATTAACACTTGCCGCAGGGCCAAGTCTGAACTCGTCAAAAACAATAGTGAACGTGTTTGTATTTGTGTTTGCTACTTTAAGTCGAAGCTCAACTTGCTCAGTAGTCAATTCGGTAGCCGCAGTAAAATCAAAACGGCCTGATCCGTTAAGGATACTTAAATTTTCTGCTGGCCCTGAATAGAGAACGACAGAGTTGGTAACATCAAAAACCTCTAAAACTAAGTCGCCATTTACATAACCAGAGATAGTTTTATAAGCAAAACTACCAAAAAGAACCTTGCCTCTATCTGTTTGGTCAATAGGCAAAGACTCTAAACTAATGTACTGGTTATTTCTATTAGCTGCGTCTTTAACGAGCTTTAAAGAAGCACTACCAGCAAGTATTTCAGCAGTTACAGTAGTAGCAGATAATGCTAAGCCTGCGTTTGAAGATTGCCAGTTGCCTATGCTCAAAGTTTCAAAGTCAGCAGAGTCAGATTCAAAATAGTTCTTTCCTCCGCTTCCTCCGCCCGAGCCTAAATCTCTCCAGGCTCCATTAGTATAAATTCTACCTCTACCTAATTGTTCGTCGTAATAAATAGCGCCGTCAGTAGGGTTTGTAGGTTCCGCACTTTGGGGCTTAAGAGTAAGCCCCTTGTTAATTTTAAGAAAACTGTTACCTGACATTATTATATCTCCAATTCCCTATCCTTGGATGAATAGTTATTAAACTCTAAATCTTTTAACGTCTGCACGCATAGTTCCAGCGTTACTGCCAGAAGTATATAAAATTCTAACGTTACCAGAATTAACGTCTGCACTAAACGACATATCAATATCGTCTGTTTCAGAATACATATCTTGTAAGAAAGCTGCAGTACCGTCAGTAACTACTCTCAGAGTACCAATACGAACTTCTCCGTTAGATTTAATTTTATAAGTAATTTCTGCGCCTTCAAAATCAGCTACCGCAAAACTTAAACCTGAAGCTACTGTATTAGTTTGAGAAGCAGAAAGAGTGACTGCGTCTACGTATTCTTCTTGTACTAAAGCGGAAGCAGAAGCTCCACGTTTCAATATTCCAAGAACAGCTTGGTCGTTAAGATCTAAATCTCCACCTAATTGAGGAGTGGTGTCTTCAACAACTTCTGTAATATAACCAGCGTCTTCTAGTGTTTTAGCTCTAGATGCAAGTTCTTCTAAATGTCCTGAAATAGGGCTTCCGTCTGAGATGGTCCAGTTTGCTGTATTTGCTTGAGTATGGTCTAAATCTGAAGAACTAAGTACTACGTCCCCAACGTCTCCGTTAACAGAAGAAACTCCACCAACGATTTCTGAAGTTTGAGCTTTTTCCCATACTTTACTGTCGTTAAGAATTACGTAGTCGCCAACTTCAAAAGTAATGTTACCAGAACCTAAATTCTGAGTACCTGCGGTAGTTACTCGATAAACGTCTCCTATAGCTGTGTCGGGGTTTCCTGCTCCGTCAGCAAGGGCTGGCGTGTTAGTGGTCGCATTCCATACGCCCTTATACTCCATAATAGAGTTAGGAAGCTGGGACAAAGGAACCTTACCATTGCCGTCAAGAGACGCTACTCCGTTAGCTACTCCCTTTTCTGAAGACTGTATAGCTGAAGCAATCAAACCCAAATCAACGTCTGCGTCTGGCATTGTAATGGTGCGAGTAGTATTTGTATCTACTGCAGAAACGTCAAAAGCTACTTCTTTTGTAGCGTCAGTGTCATTTTGTATTCTAAAATCTGCGTCGCTAAATTCAGGAGTCGCTACAGGAATAGCGGCAATTTCATCGTCAACGTATTTTTTAGTAGCAGCGTGCTGGTCTGCAGTGGGGTCTAAAACATTGATAATTTGGCTAGAATGTACGTCAATTTCAGCCGGTGCGCCCCAAGATAACTTGGTATTAGGTCCTGACATTAAAGCTCGACCACCGAGGTCAATAACATCAACATCATCAGTGTCGGTTATTAAGTTAACTCTTCGTAAGTTATTCTCACCTAAATGAAGATCTACAGCAAGTTGCATTTGATCGTCTGGATTTAACTTAAATAAATCTTGGGCAGCATCACTCGAATCTAAAGCACTAAACCAAGTGTCGTGCTCCATTGGAACTTGGCCGCCGCTCTTAAGAGATATGGCAATGTCTCCAAGATCCACGTCAGTATTTGGCATGGTAATTGTACGAGTTGTACCTGTAGCTATACCAGAAGCCTGAAAAGCGATTTTTTTAGTGTCATCTACGTCGTCTTCAATTCTAAAATCGGCGTCAGAAAACTCTGTGCTTCCTGAAGTTGCTAGAGCGGTATCAATAGCTTCTAAATGTGAAGCTACTACGTCAGGGTCTACTGGAGTGTAGTTTGAGGGCGCTCCAGGTAAAGCGCCAATAGCAGCGTCTAAATCTGCTACAGCGCCTTGTACGTCATCTTGACTTACGTTTAGTAAACCAGTAGGGCTAAAATCTATCTCGGAAGCTGCGTGGGCTCCGTTAGTTGGGTCTGCCAATTGGTGTACGATGTGCTCGTTAATCTCTGCTGCGTTAACGTCGATCCAACTAGTGTTCTGGTAAAATCTAAATACGTTTTGGGCCGTATTGTAATACAGCATACCTGGCTGAGGGTTAGAGGGGTCGGCAGCGAGCCGCCCCAAAACTAACGGGCCTGATAAATTTAATTTTGCACTCATTATGTTACCACCTTCTTATGGAGTATTTAAAATTAGCACTAAATCCAGTATTCGTAGTCGTATAACGAATCAACACATCTCCTCCTGAAACTTCGGCACTCAAAGTAATGCCTAAAGCTGCAGTGTCCACAAAATCGTCAGAAAATCCAGGGGTGCCAGAAGTTCCATTAGAAACTAAAAGTCTTCCTGTTCTATACTCTCCGTTTCTCTCAGCCGAGTATTCGATAATTGCGTGTTTGTAAGTGGTAGCTGAGTAACTAAAAATAGTAGTTGGTGAAGTTTGGTTATTACTTAAAATAAAATTGTCCGACAAAGCAGCTATTCTTAAACCATTTAGGTTAATAGATGAGTCTGCGGTGCTCCACTTAAACTTAACGTCGGCTGCTAGATTTCCTAAACTTCCATGAAATTGTACGTCTCCGATTGCTCCGGCAGCAGGCGTGTTGGAATTTGGAATGTCTACAGAGTAATCAGGGATTCCGCTAGGGCCTCCTGCTTGATCTGACCAACGTTTAACTGAATACTTAAGTAAAGCCGTGTCTCCAGTATCAGTAGATAAATAACTCAATACTAGATCTGTACCATCTATGTAAGCCTCAAAATCTACTCCAGTATCTAAAATAAAAGCTGAAGTATCAGAAATACTAACGTCAGTACCGTCAGTAACTATATGCAAAGTACCTACCGCTTTTGTAGAACCTCTAATAATAGAGTAGTCCATTATAATATTTTCAGATCCTACGTAGCCTACAGTAAATATTTCATCGTCTAGAACGTCTGTTTGGTCGTTGTTCAACGTTTTAGTTTTTAAACTGCTTTGCTCCCAGAAGTTTCCAGAAGTAGTATCAAAATATCTTACAAAATCGTTGATATCAAAAGTAGTGCCGTTAAATACTGCTAACTGGAAGCCGTAGATATCTCCGTGAGTGATTCGTACAGAATCGCCTTGAACAGGAGAAAAATCGTTATTAAATAACTTTAAGGGAGTCCAAACTAAACTTACGCCAACTCCAGATAATTCATAAACTCTGTTATTGCCTGAAGTTAAATTAGAAAATAGGACTGTGTCGCCATTCTGACCGGCTACTCCGTCAATGGTAATAGAGGTTCCAGTTGGCAGGGCAGTGGAGAATGGGTCGTAAAATTTTACTTTTACGATTCCTCCGCCTGCTCCTGAAATGGGGAGCCATTCTGAGTCTGCATCTACCCAAGTGTAAGCTACTCGATTATCTAATACGAGTCGCACATCTCCGTCTACATTTCCTAATAGAGGTAGAGAAGCTTCGTCCGCTACTGGAGCTTTCCATTGAATGTTACTTACGCTAGTTTCTAGTGTGTCTAAAGCCGCATCTAGTTTACCAATAGCTGTAGTAAGGCTGTCGCCATCTGCAACGTAAACGTTAGAAGTATAATCTGGAGAAGGTTCGGACTCTGAAGGTGTTCCAATATAAGTCAGTAGTTGAACAGATACTCCGTCTCCAATTTGGCTCGTCTCTCCGTCTTCTAACTCCAGTCCGTCTAAACCTAAGTAGATTTTACTTCCTTCTCGTACCGCAAATACAAAGTTGGTAAGAGATTTTTTTACGGTATTAGGTGCGTAGCTGTCTAGGTGAATTTCGCCACCAGCAGTAAAACTCAAAGCAGAATCTATTACGAGTACTTTGTTTATATTGTCTACTGACACTACTGCAGCTACGTCTCCGTTATCGTCAGCTACTAAGTTTCCAACTGTTACTGAACTTAGGTTCGGCGCTCCAGTTAAACTAATAGTTGTACCAGAACTTGTAGATGAAATAGCTAAAGTACCTTGAGTAATAACTCCGCCGTTAACTAAGTCCATTTTATATACTATAGCTCCGCCGTCCAGAATCTTTTCTGATCCTGCTGGTACAGTTTGTATTGGCGTGTACGGATTTACTAGTTTTACATCATCCGTCCAATCTACAGTATGTAGACCTGCGTCCCAACTAATCTGTCCTCCTCCTACCATAAATAAATCTAGCTTGTTAGGGAGAGTACTTTGCAATTCAGATTGGCTGACAATCTGCTTTCTTAAATCTGTAATGGATGATTCGTGGACAAATCCATCAGTATCGTCCCACTCTACAGTGGCTACGGGCCAGTGAGCAGTACCTTGAGGTATTCCATTTACGTCGTCAGTAGCGTAGACATCTCTTTTAATAATAAAGTAAGGTCTACCGCCTGGAGCGTCAATTACTGGGTCTGGTTGTTGAAACTCTTTGTCAATTACTATTTTTACTTGGCCGCCTACCGCATCGTTAGTGATGAAATTTATGTGAAATTCTGTTCCGTTACTATCAATCAACCGCCCGTTACTAAAAGCTACTTGAGTTCCTGGAGATTGCGGAATAGGGTTATTATTTAAAGGGTTAGCAATAATAAGCTCAAGGTTTTTACCGTCAATAGCTTCCGTACCAGTTAAATTAATAATACTCAAAAGTTGCCCTACGCCTAACGTAGGTTCAATTTTAATTTTATTAACGAAATTAGGTTGTGCGTCATTGCCAGTCCCTGGGAAATTAGTAGGTGTCAAACTGGGATCAACTCCTACCGAAGCTTCATTTCTGTAAGGAATGGGAGACTCGTCTTGAGTATTCTCGGGTACTATGTTTAATTGAAATACGATTCTTAGTTTTTGTTGAGTAGATTCTGTAAGGTTAACATTCTTTAAGAATGGGTCTTGAATGTCAGTAATTAACTCTTCTCTAGCAGTAACTACAACTCTATATAAATTAGATGGAGTAGTGCCTAACTCAAAGGTTAAAACTTTACCTAAACCTGTAGCGTCGTCCGCTACGTTAACTCCTACTGGTACTGTACCAATAACTAAAGTAGAACCGGAAACTAATTGGTCTTTACCTCCTCGCATAGAGAAAGGTAAACCTTGTATCCAAGCTTCTCCAGGTTTGATAAGCAACTGATTGTTGTTCAGCCTTTCCACTTTCCAGGCTTCTTCTACTGCGACCGCTTCTCCAAACAGAGCTTTTGTCTGTTGTCTAAATAAGTCCAAAATCTCAAGCTGCAAATCTGTTCCTTCAGAAGCAAGTAAAAACTTCCCTTCTACGAACTTAGATCTTAGGTATCTTTGAGATCTGAAAGTATTAAATCTTAAGGCCATTGTATATCCTCTTTAAATAATAATGAATCTAAAACCGGCTCGTGTTCCAAATGGAATATAAGAAGACAAGAGTTTGTTTAAGATTTGAAACCTGTTTGTGTTTAGCGGAGACAATACTGCGTAGTCTCCACCCGGAGTTTTATTATTTATACTTCCTCGAACAGTAATTGTGGTGGAAGTATTTCCTATAATTTCAAAAATATCATTTACTTCTTCTGTATTAGGTAGAAGAAAATTGCCTACTAAACTGTCTATGGGCCCGAAATTTTGGCTCAAGTCTATTAGCGTTGTCTCGCCTACGCCTGAAGTAAAAGCCTCGCTAGTACCTTCGTAGAGCGCCACGTTAGGGATATCAATTACGAACTCCCTAAAGGTGAAAAAACCTGGGATTACTATTCCAGGTAGAGACTTAGCAAACCTGCCTCCAGCAACAAAAGGGTCAGTTTGAGTAATTCTAGTGTTCAGAGAACCTAAATTAGGGTCGAAAAATCTCAAAGCTTCTACGTTTGGTAGAAAGTCTTGTATAGCCGCCCCAAAATCTGCTGTACCGTTGGTAATGTCCCAAGTGGTAATAATCTTAATAAAAAGAGCTATACCCTCTTTACTACCTTTAAGTTTCCAAGCACTAATCATATCTCTAGCGATTCTTCTTAGAGTATCTGCTCCTATAGAAAATCCTACAGAAGGAAGTCCAGTCTGCTCTGATAAGGGCAGTAGTGCGGTGACTAATACATTATCAGGGTCTTGAAGGTTGTAAGAATCAATTAAGGCGTACACTTCGTTCAACTGAAAAGAGAAAACTTTCATCAAGTCTTCGAGGTCTCCAGTAGTGTCCAGTTCTCGGTCCAAAGAAGGCCAAAGTTGGTAAAGCAAATTACTCATTCTGGTTTCGTCTGAACTAATAGCTACCGCTTGTGTACTAACTCCGCTATCTGTAGTCGCATAATCAGCTTGAGCCACGTTAGTATTTATAGGTTTACTAAAAACTGTGTAGTAATAAAAAGTATTGTTTAGTAGTCCTGAACCTTCTCTACTAGCAGCTTCCTGTTCAGTGAGAAAGTTATCAACGTAAGGTAACGGGGAGCCTTGGAAAAACTTATTCAATATTGCCATTCCAACTCCGATTACTGGAGTGCTGGCGGAATAGAGGTAAACGTTAGTAGAGTCGTTAGACTTAATTACGTATTTAGTTCCTCCTGCGTCCATAAAAATTAAGTTAGCTAATTCTCCTGGTACGAAGTTTTTTACTTGTAGTGAGCCGTTAATTGAAATAACTAAGTTAGATACAAGTCCTGCTGACGCTGTAGTTCTAACGTCAAATTCGTAGTTTTCTTGTACTCTAAGGCTTTCAGAAAAATCAGGTAAAACTACGTATATTCCTAATGCCGGAGGTCCGTCTAAAGTAAGTGTAGTAGCGGTATTAGCTACTATTCTATGAACTTTAGAGTTTGAGTCTCTAAGTAATCTACCTTTTAGGCTTGGGTTAGTCGAGAAACTAGCCGCCGTATCAGTAAGCACGTTTCCAGAAACTGAAATAGTTAAAGGATCTGTGCCCACTACTGTTTGCCCTCTAAAAATTTCAACTGGTCTAGGGTCAGTAGCTCTGTTCGGGAAATCTGGGTTGAACAGCTCTACCGGAAAATGAGTAATTGTTTTAGTTACAATTAACTCTTGCGTAGAATCGTTAAAATTTAGAGGTTGGTCCCAGTTTAACCTTATGGTATTTTGGGTGCCAGTTTGAGCTTTAAAGTTTCTCGCTAAAGCCATTAGTCAATGCCTCCGAAAATAGTTATTTCTATATCTTCTGGTCTTAGTTGAGGTATTTCATTCAATCTTAAGTTTACGATATCATCTGCAAACCTAGACGTTCTAAATACGAAGTTATCAACTTTTCTATTAGGAACACTAGCTACTGTACCAATACCTATAGCATTAACATCAGAAGCTAGAGTAATTAGTCCAGATGAAATTCCTACAACTAAAGATATTTGCTGCTCGTCGTCGTAGTACCTTCTGCTAATAGTAGCTTTTGGTCCTAACTGGGGAGTAAGAGTACTTTCAACTGTTATAGTTTTAGTGCCTTCTACAGAAAATATCATGTCTGCATTAGTAAACGTATTACCCTGAAAAGTGGGGTATGGGTTATTAGTAAAATCGCTAGGACCTTGAGTAGAGTTGCTCCATTGACTCACTCCGTCAAATACTGCAAACTCTCCGTCTGCATAAGTTGGAGAAGAAGTATCTAATCCTACTAAAATTCTATCGTTAGCTACAATAGATCCATGAGTAGAAACTGTAGGAGTTGCGTCGTTTACTGTCAATCCTACTGGAATTGTAACTGTGTCGTCAGCGTCATTTACTGCTATGATGGGGTATAAATCTCCAGAGCTGTCTACCCAAAAATTGCCCGGCTGAGCAAGAGCTAAATTCACTGGACCTGCGTACTGAACAACTCCAGTAATAGGGGAATAAGCAAAACTTTCTAACCCCGTATTATCAAAAACTACTACGTCGCTTTGTTCCGAGTTTGAATAAGCTACGTCAGTAGAAATAACTAAATGATAATCTGTCCCAGCACTTAGTACTGGAGGCACTACGAAGCCAAAAAATACTTTTTGAAAACTTCCAGTCCCTACATTTACTACGTTTATAATTTCTGATACTGCAACTGGTGTAGACAGGTCTGGCAATCCTGCACCGTCGTCTTCTACAATTCTAGCTGTTAAGTTGCCGAGAATATTACCGTCTCTTCTCAAAAAAGCACTCACTACTGCGTAAGTATCAGTTTCTAATACTTGAAATTTTTGAGCAACTTGAGAACCTAATCCAGATCCTTGCAGTATTACTGCGTCGTTATAATTAGTTTGCGCATAATCTACTGCTGGTTTGGGTATGTTGTCTACGCCAACAATTTTAAATATCTGCCCAGTGTTATCAATCAATACGTCGTCGCTACTGATTCCTTGCAAATCAGGGGCGCCGTTAAGTCTAACCTTACCTGTGCCAGGGCTGTAACTAATTAAATCTGCCGCTACGCCTAAACGAGCGTCGGAGTTTTGTAAAATGGCCACTTCAAATTTGTCGCCAATAGTACCGATTTGATTAAACTGTGCGCCTACAGAAAATAAGGTCCTGTCACTGTTATATTGAATAGTAAAAATACTATTATTAAAAATTAACTGTGTGCCAGACAAACGTTTAACGATCTTGTATTCTCCGGCGGCTACACTAGTAATAGAAGCGTCGTTTACAGCAGTAATTGAAGTTGTAATAGTGTTACTATCATTAGCTACAATTTCCCAAATGTTACTAGCGAAATCTACAAGGTAGAAATCTCCCGTAGAGTATTCCGAAGGTTTGAATACTTGATTGTTGTCCAGAAGTATTCTAGCTGACAACTGATCGGCCACTCCAGTCTCTACGGTAATATCGAGATTGTTGTCGGTAATACTGTCCGCCGCTAAGTTAGTGGCGTTACCCAGTATTTTTTGCCAAGCTCTAAATCCTTGATAAGTGGTAGCTCCATTTCTAATAGATCCGCCTGCTCCTGCTCCAGGAGTAGTGTTTACTGTCTGACCTTCAGGAATGGTTATCACGCTATTCTTAGCGTCCACAGCTAAAATAGTAAAGGTATTGGACGCTCCGTCTGTAAATTCATCTCCAGGAGCTACTCCAAATAAATCTACGGGAAAGTTATAAGATACCTCCCCAGTAGTTGAATTGTAACCAAAACCGATAGCTAAGTCGTTATTAAAAATAACTCCTCC